TTAGACCGTGATGATGTTATGAACGCTATCGCTAGGGGTGAGTACGAACCGCAACAAAGTAAAATGAGTGCGAACAACAACATCTTTCGAGGCGTTGTTGTTATATCGAAAAGCGGTTGAGTTATGAACCTAACTAAGCAAATCCTCAGCGATGAGGAAGCAAATTCGTTTTCAACAAAGCGAGGTGGATAAGTGAGCAAATCAGAACTGCGCCGACTAGAGATAGTTGCTCCCGAGGCTATTAAACAACTCCGCGAGCAGATAGCGCGAGAGATTGAGGATTACGCTGAAAAGAATCATCCAAAGCATAAATCAAACATTCTGTGCCAAAGGTGTGACATCACTGCGGCTTATCGCAATGCCGCCGCTATCGCTAGGGGTGAGAAATGACCCACGATGAATTGCTGGCAAAGTTAGATGAACTTGACCATAGTTGCAGCGTGGTAGGTGTAACTGTTGCTGCCCTTCGCGCAGTAGTGGCGATACATAGACCATTTACATGGAATTCCAACAACCCACAGGTATGCTGCGTTGCTTGCGACAGTGGTGAGGAAGGCGATATATACCCCGCCCGTTACCCCTGCCCTACCATTCAAGCCATTGAGAAGGAGTTAGCATGATCCGCACACGGGTTAAGGTTGTCTTAGGTTTACTGCTCACTGGAGCTATATTCATGTCCCTACTATCAGTATATGAGTTAAACAAATGAGTAAAAGATCAGAAAAGATTGCACAGCGTCAAGCTGAGCAGGTAGCCTTTCTTAAGAATCGTCGTAAGGATCAGCTAAAGCTTCTGGAGTTAAATCTGGAGCAAGCTACTACTATCTACAATTCATTAAAGAGCACTGCCTCAGATGAGGACCTTGCTTATATGGCTAACGCTATCTCTATCCGTGATGCTGAAATCAAATCCTTTAGAGAAGAGTGGGATCTTGAAGAAGAAACTCAATCCTAAGATCTATGATGGTGGCTTGCCCTGGGATGACCCAGAGCCACGTTTTATAGGTATTGATCAGTCTTATAGCGGCTTCGCTATAACGAGTATGACAGCAGACGGTCGCTACTACACCGAGGTATATGAAGGCCAAGGTCGTGGTGTCGAACGTCTGTCTGACATTCGTTCATTCTTAAGCAACTACCTTGAGTGGTCCCATGAGCAGATTAAGGGCGCTGCCATTGAAGGGTATGCCTATGGTGCTCAGATGGCTCATATGGCCGGAGAACTGGGGGGAATGGTCAAGCTAGAGCTTCTCTTCTGGTTTTATGATGAGGATAACCAAGACGCCAGGTATCCAGTAGTAGTTGCACCTACTCAGGTAAAGAAGTATGTTACGGGTAAAGCTCAGGGTGTTCAAAAGAATCAGATCCTGATGCAAACCTATAAGAAGTGGGGAGTAGAATTCGACAATGACAACGCTGCTGACTCTTATGCCTTGGCTCGCATTGCTTGTGGTCTTGGTGAGCTGTCTTATGAACGAGAGATAATCGACAAGCTTTTAGACCCCAAATATAGAGAAAAACCCTGATACTAGGTCCTTGAGGGCACTACATTAACTCGACCCTAAAGGACCACAAACAGTGACTGAAAAGAAAGAAGAAGAAAAGTTTTTGCGTGTAGGCGCAAGTTCAAACGCCCAATCGCTGGGCTCAGCTATTGCCCACGCTCTTTATGAAGCACCGCAGATCAAGGTGCGTGCCGTAGGAGCCTCAGCAGTTAACCAGGCTGTAAAAGCAATCGCCATCGCAAGCGGATATGTAGCCCCAAGAGGCATGCGTTTAGCGTGTATTCCAGGCTTTACCACAGTGGATTCCAGAGATGGAGAAATCTCTGCCATTGTATTTACCATCTTTATTAATTAATAATCTTGTATCCTTATAGCGAGATCTCAACTCTATTTAAAGGAAGTCATATGGCAAATCCAGAACAAGAAGCCCTTGCAGGCATGGCAAAGGTCGGAGCACCACGTAAGCCAATGGGCAAAGACGGTGTTAAGTTCACCGCAGCTAAGCCACAGCGTGGAAAGTCCGTCAAGCGTGGCAATGCAGCCGCTGGCGACCCAACCCTAGGTGGCGCCGCAATTCGTAAGCCTACCTCTCAGATGGGCGCAGCTTACAGCGTAGGCTCAAAGTACATGAAGCAGACCGAGCCAGCAGCTGGTTCGACTCTTGCTAACGCTCCAATCGTTCCTCCAGTTATGCGTCGTCAGAAGCCTAACTTCGAAGGTGAAATGGGCATGTCCTACTAATCTGTAGTATAGTAAAGGCCGGTAGAGAAGTCCTCTACCGGCTTTTATGTTTTATACGCAATGGAGATGGCAAATGATCCGTCAGGCCTTGGATAAGTACATGGAAGAGAACCAAATCTTCGAGACTAAGCTATGCAAAATAGGTTGGTGGGTTCTCTCTCTATCCGATGAAGATAAAAAGGAAGTAGATGCACTACTTCACGATACTCCTATGACCGGTAAAGAAATCAGTGAGTTCTTGAGAACAGTCGGCGTTAAGTTCTCAACAGAGACAATTCGTAAACACAGAATGAAGGAGTGCATATGTCAAACCCCCAAGATGGACTAGGCGATAAGATCCGAAATGTACGAGAAGATGTCAATAAGCATGCATCCCTCGGCGCTATCAAAGATCTACTAGACCGCAATAATATTGATCTTGATGAGGTAGGAACGCTAAGTCGTATCAGCGTTTATCAGTCCGCCTCTAAAGATGCAGACGGTGAGATGCAGGTAAAGGATCTCGTCGGCATTCAGATCAACCCTAAATGGGAAGAGGGACCAGCCTGGCCTGTAGTGCAACAAGCTGCACCTACAGTTATTAAGGCTGCACCTAAATCTAAGAAAGCTCCTCTTGATACTGAGTGGGAAGTAGCTGTAGTTCTACCCGATCCACAGATCGGTTATCGTCTATATGAAGACGGAACTATGGACGCATTCCATGATGAAGCTGCTATGGATGTAGCTATTCAGATCATTAACTATCTAGAGCATGAGGTCGGTGTTCAACAGGTGGTAAACCTGGGTGACTTCCTAGACCTCCCAATGTATGGAAAGTATGAGCAAGAAGCTAACTTTGCACACACTGCACAGATGGCTATTGATAAGGGTCACATATTCTTGGCTGATCAACGAGCCGCTGCTCCTGATGCCAAGGTTATTGTCCTTGAGGGTAACCATGATCGCCGTATGCAGAAGTTCATTAGCTTGAACGCTATGGCTGCCTTTGGACTTAAGAGGGCTAACATCCCCGAGTCATGGCCTGTCATGTCCCTTCCTTACCTCCTACGATTAGATGAACTAGATATCGAATATGTAGATGCCTATCCAGCTGGTGCGCACTGGATCAATGAAAAGCTTCGTGCTATTCATGGCGATAAAGTCCGATCTAACGGCTCAACAGCGGCCGGCTATACCAACGAGATGCCCCATGTATCTACAATCTTTGGTCATATCCACCGTCAAGAGATCCAATCTCGTACCACATTTGATCGTGTGGGAAAGATTAAATCGATGGCTGTTTCACCTGGTTGCCTATGCCGTGTAGACGGCGCAGTACCAAGTGTTAAGGGATCGATTGGAATCGACGGTAAGCCAGTAACTTACTATGAGAACTGGCAACAGGGAATCTCTGTAGTTACATACAAGCCAGAAGGTTCTTTCCACGTTGAGTTAGTGCATATTGATGATGGAAAAACATTGTTTAGAGGACAGGAATTTAAATCCAGGATTTAATCCTGACATACAGGCCGGTGTCATGCACAATATGCATACACCGGTTTTGTATTTAGGAGAATCTATGACCACTTCTGATTGGGCAAACGTAGCTTACTGTTACATTTTTACCTTTGGTGCAGTCTGTACCGGCATCTGGTGGTTATTTAAACACGGTGTAGATAAGGTCATTGATAGTCATCTATCTTCTTTAAAAGATGATATTAGAGAAGAACTCTCTGTTCTTACAGAGATGGATAAGCGCACTAGCCGTATTGAATATGCGCTTTATAACGATGGCAAGACAGGTTTGATCAACAAAGTAGATCACCTAATTGAGCATCAGCAACTTATTAGAACTGAAATTGAAGTAATGAAGGTAAAGACCGAGCTTATCTAAGGGGAGTACATGATTAAAAGAAAGTACGTCCACCCTGATACCGGCGATTTTTTAAACTTTAGTGAGCAGATCTCTTGGAAGATCCAGGGATTAATCCGTAACTGGTACTTTGTATCGGTATGGTCTGTAGCTACCTTTGTTTGGTGGGCTCAACCTACTTGGTTTACAGACACCCATGCCTATGTAAAGTGGATGAATGTAGCCTCATGGCTAGCAGTAACAGTAGAACTTATTATTGGTATCGCCATGATCGGGCAGACTAAACGTGATGCACAGATACTTCGAGCAACTCGTAAAGCCTTGGTACAAATAGACGAGATGCTAGTAGAAATGCGTGCCCTATTAAAGGACGTCAAGAAGCTAGAAGAGAAAGAAATAGAGCACCTAGAAGATATTCTAGAGAATCAGGCAGAAGAAGATGGCAAAGTATGAACCACGTCCAGGAGATTACGGCGTAGTAAAGACCTCGGGCCTAGTAGGTAGGCTCATCCGGGTAGGTACGTCTAGCCGATGGAACCATGCGGTTATCTACGTTGGAGATGGCAAGATCGTCGAAGCCAACCCAACTGGGGTGGCACTTAGCGACGTCTCTGAATATCCAATCATTGCTTGGAATCAGCATGAGGGGAGTCTAGATCAGACAAAGCGTGACCAGATCGTTGCCTATGCAAAAACCTTAGTGGGTAAACCATACGGCTTCTTTGACATCGCAGTCATTTTCTTTAGGATCTTGGGTCTTCGTTTACCTCCTCAAAAGCTTTGGAACTCCCTAGCTAAACGCATGGGTTATATTTGCTCTGAGTTAGTCGCTGAGTGCTATGCAAAGGCTGAGTTCGAACTAAGCCATAAACCTAATAATCTTGTTACACCAGGAGACTTAGCTGAAAGGTTAATCTATCAGTGAGCAGCGGATTAGACGTAGTTAATATTGCACAACAACAGGTGGGATTTATTGAAGGACCTAACAATGAGAACCCATACGGAGCATGGTACGGAATTCCTAACGAGAGCTATTGCGCCATGGGCGTTAGCTGGTGCTTTGCACAGGTTGGTTTGTCAGCGATAGTATCTGCACAGACTGAAAAAGGATTTGCCTATTGTCCCGCAGGTCTTACTTGGTTTCAAAAGAAGGGCCAAGTTGTAGATAAATACAGCGGACAACCAGGAGACTTAGTGTTCTATTCATGGTCTGGCAACGGCGTTGCTGATCACGTAGAGATTATAGAAGCAGCCTCTCGTGATGGATTGACTTGTATTGGATTCAACACTGGACCAGATAAGTCTACGGGTAATCCTGCAAATGGAGATGGTGTCTTCCGTGTACACCGTCCATATCTTTATGTACTAGCAATCGTTCGTCCCGCATATCCAGGGGCAGTTAAACCGGCTGCTAATAAAGCGAATGTAAACAAGCCTTTAGCTGTTGGTGTTGCTGGAGCCACCGCTGTTGCCGGTGGTGGAGTTGCCGCTGTCAATCACACGGCGACAACAACGCCTCCTGCTAAGACTACGGTTATTGTTGCCCCTCCCTTTCCAGGTTCAGCGGTGTTTAAAAAGCCGGGTTCAAAGGGAACAGCAGAACTTTTGGTCGCTAGGGCGCTCGCTAATGCCGGTCTACTCCCAGCTAATTTAGTGTCTAGTGTTTTAACGGCTGAAGAGATAGCCTTGATCCCCCTCTACCAGTCTAAGTATCCAGGGTTGGCAGTAGAGAAAAAAGAGGGTATAGTTGGACCTAACACCTACTTGTCTATGTGTGCAAAGGCCGGAACATGATTAAGTTTAACTTCAAAAGCCCCATATCTATGGGTATTTCTAGTATGGCTACGATCTCGGCTTGGGCATCCTCTGGTTTTGCAACCGATCCAAAGCATGTAGGATTAGCACTGTCGGCAGGGTTAGCTGGAGCGGCATCGCCTAACTTCAGTTCATCAAAGCCGAATGTGCAAGCAGACTCGCACATCGTTACTCCATACGTCAACAACGTAGAACAGGTAAAGGAATAATAAATGGCAAAGATCACACCATCAGAAAAGCTTCTTGTTGAGCATTATGTTTATGCAACTGCAGCAGCTGCTATCGGTATCTATCAGACAGGTAACCACCACCTAAAGCATGTCCTATGGGCAGCAGCAATCGGTGTAGTTGGACCTTTGATCGCTAAGTTCAACCCTAAGGGTGTAGTTAACGATCTTGCTAAAAAGGAACACCTAGATGCAGTAACAACCTCAGCTATCTCTTCAGTTGCTACCGCAGCTGTAACAGATGCTCAGGCAGCTGTAGCTAAGGCTGCTTTGGACGCAACTAAGTAATTTAAGCAGACAATTACCCGGGTTAATAGCCCGGGTTTTTGTATTTACCCGTAAACTTATCTCATTGTCTGCTAAGGAGATGAAATGCCACAAGCCCATCAAAACTGGCAGTACCTCGGTGCTAACGGTTATGTAGGCGCCTATACCACCACCGGTGGTGGAGGTACCCCTGTCGTTCCTCGAAGCGACATGGATTACCTACGCCTTGGTGTTGGTCGTGTACCTGAAGCAGAATATCCTGACGGCTACCTTGGCACGATGCGATCACGTCGTGATGATAAGGGTAAGCCCTACTCAACTTCAGACGTAGTATTAGATTCATTAAAGAACCGACAAAACCAGCGTGGTTATCAACGTGGTGTTCACAAAGGCGAGCGCATTGATGCCGCACAGTATTTATGGCCTCAAGGTCTTGGACCTGATCGTGGTGTGAATCGTCGATTTACTCCTACAAATGTAGAGGGTGGAATGGTTCTAAGACAAAATCGTCAAGCTCCAACATTTAAGCTTGCACCAGCACCACACCTTGTTAATGATGGCAAGGCTAACGTCTCCGCTAACATTCCGGGTGAATTTAATCCACAGAAGAACGCACAGTTCGCACACTTGAAAGCTCCTTGGTAATGAACTCCGCTGATAGCGTATATGACCACACCAAGGGTCGTAACATCGTTGGTAAAGAAAATGAGCAAGCTGACCTAGGTATTCGTTATGACTACATGGGCCCATTTGCTAACACCATGGAGGCTTTGACTTCACAAGCTCTAGCCGTGGTCACGATGCCAAGAGAAGATGTACAGCGTGTCGTACGTCCTAGAATTCCCAACCAGACGTTGCTACCGCCTCGCTTTGGATACCGAACCAGAGCAATCAGCCTTATGGACGTTATTAACGTCAATCACGATCAGCCACCAACAAGAGTAGACTTTACTGGTGGTCAAGCTGGCTACCAAGGTACAGAGCGCAATGCTCAGAGCGGTGGTTTTTGGTAATGGAAGAGATCTCAACAGAGACAATATATCAGGGATCAGTTGCTTGTCCTGGTTGTGGTACTCATATGACTCCACTAGAGCATATGTGGGCCGGAAATACCAGCGAGTGCGGAGACTGCAGAAATACCCGCTACTCAAAGGCAGCTAAGAGCATGATGTCCGGCAAGCGCCGTTAATTTTGTAAAGACAATCTAGTTTAAGTAAGGGACACTATTCCTATGGCAAAAAAGGCACTTATGGCTAATCCCCTAACCGGGCAGCCCGTTCCTATGTCTATCCAGCCTCTAGTAAAGAAAAAGCTAGAGGATGTAGAGCGTGCTAAGCAAAAGGTACGCCAAGAAGGTAAGCCACAGAAGAAGACTGCAGATGGAAAGGTTAAAAAGAGTGTTAAAGCCAAGTAGCTCTAAGCGTCAATCTAGAAAAGCTTTCCGTGCCACAGAGGCGTCAGTCAAAGAGCACAAATCAGCTATGGAAGCTTTAGCACCACATAAGAAGGCTGCAGAAGTTGCTGCCGTTAATGATATTAAACATGTAGCTTCGAACAAAGGTATGGACAACTAATGACACAGAATAACTCCCGTTCACTAACAGCTTCATTGGCTGAAGGAACAACAGATGGAAAGTATCGTAAGGTACGTCCTAATACTGAGGTAGATCCTGGTATGGGTGAAGAGATTGTTAAGGCTAACCGTGCAGCTCTTAATCCTTACATGAACTATGACTTTATTGATAAAGAGGCTCCTGTAAAGGTTGAGCCTATGTCAACCGGTGCAACTCCTCTCCGTTCTCGTGGACGCAATGACTACTACGACAAGATGGGTGCTACCGAATAAGGTAGAACCATGGATCCGATACGTCGTGGCAAGTTAAGTAGGCCATCACCGGAGAACGCAGCTAGACAACGTGCTAGCTTTGAGAAAACAAAGAACGAGATTCAGAGATTGTCTGAGTTCAGAGCCTCGCTGCCTCCAGATGTGCCTTTCATTGGAGATAGCCGTAACCGCATGAGAGGGACCAACGGGTATAAAGCATGAGTAAGAAAAAATCCCCATGGACCCAAAAACCTGTCGGCAGTGGTCATGTCGGTACGGGCTTAGCATGTAAATCCGGCAACTGTTCAAAGCCAGCGACTCATTACATTGCACAAGTTGGCGGTGGTCAGCAAGAAGAGTCTGAAATTAAACGTGTACCACTGTGTGCTACCCACCATGCGGCCGCAGTAAAAGCATTAGAAGATAAAGCCCGCCTGTCACGTGAAACCGCAGTTACAACACCTGTGTCTTATGCTGGTTATAAGATCGAGAGTGAAGCAGAGACCCGTCCCGGTTTTGCTGCAGAACCAATCGCAGGACGACGTGATGCAGAGATTATCAAGCTTGAAAATGGTCAAACTGATAACGTTGGACGCCTTACAGTTCAGGGAAAGACTGCTGGACGTAAGAAAGAAGTAAATAGAATTGCTCAAAGAGTTATCCCCACAGAAAATACTGGGAATCTTGCAGAACATGAGCAGAATGTAAATAAGCTTGTAGACAATGCTAAGGCTCGTCAAGCTAACGGGGAAAGCCTAACCAGGGCTCATAAACTTCTACTTCGCTCTCTTGATGAAAGCGGTAACCTGGATACAAAAAAGTTTAGATCCAACACTCGTAAAGCACAGGCAAGTATTCGTAAGAATGAGGTTCGTAGATCAGGACCTGCTACGCAAAACGTCCGTACACAGGGCGTAGATGATCTTTCAGATACTCCGTTCTCTAGAGAACCACTTGGAACTCGTGTAACCGTACGTCCAGATGTATCAGAACGTAACAAGGACACCTCTGTAGAGCGTAACTATGGCTCAGCTGCTCGTTTAGCTGCTTCAGCTGCTCGTAAGAAAGAAGAAAGCCCAGTAACTGAAGGTGCAGCTGCTGCTGCTCCAGCAGCCCCTAAAAAGCCAAAGGGCACAAAGAGAATTGTTAATGGCCGTGAGTTTACGGTCGTAGATCTACCCACAGTGGGTCCTGCTCAGGTACAAACCCGTGCCACCGGAGAGCTGGGCGTCGCTGCCCCTCCTAATCGTCGCAGCATCTTTGAGACCGGAGCTATGCTCCCACCGCCAAGGCCTGATAAAAAGTAGGGTAGGATATCCCTATGAGTATTCCAATCCTAGGGCAAGGCGGCACCCCTGCAGATGCGGGTGGAGAGTACGTACAGATTAAGGACGAAGGTCCTAAGATCCGTCTACTGTATTGCTATAACTGTGACACAATCGAAGAGCTCCCTGATTTTAAGGGACATCCCGATGATGATCACCTACTGCAAATCATGATTGAAAAGCATGAGAGTGCCGGTATTCCACACAACGGTTTCCTATCCGACATTGGTGTAAAGCTATGGTCGCAGGAGAAAGTACGTAAAGAGATCATTAAGAATCTTCGTACTCGTGTTGGTGGAGGTCTCGCTGATATCGACCCTGATTACTACCTAACTAAGGCCATCTTTTATGATGACGCCATGAAGTGTTTCTCTGAACATCTACGCCCTAAGGGTCGTTGTCCAGATTGGAAAGCAGCTAATAAAAAGCTGATACCAAAGACTGCAGCTGATAGAAAAGAGTTGGGGTTGTCTTTGACACCAACGACTTATACCTTTCTCTGCGACTTCTGCCCAGCAAAGACGTTCATGGTAACAAAGGCACGAGAACAGTCCGGACTATATGAATAGGAATAAAAAATGACAGAAGAAAATGTAAGCGATGCAACAATCGTTAATGCTGATGGAACTACCGATGATCAGCAGCCAAAGCCAGAAGGTCCACAGATTAACTACGGCTTTGTAGTTCTTGTTGACGTTGAAGGAAACATGTACATTGAGCGCAGCGCTGCTGCACTTACAAACGTTTCAACAAACCGTGACGCAACTCTAATTGAGGTACGCCGCTATGCACAAGAGATCGTATTTGATCTTGCTGCACAGGCTGCCGCTGAATACACAGCAATGAAGTTGAATGCGGTAGCTACACCTCCAGAATCCGGTGCGACTGACTCACCTACTTCATAATCTGGAGCATTGTTAGCTAAAGGGGGTAGATCTTTTAAGGTCTACCCCTTTCACTTTGTATTTACGCAGACATACACCTTCAATAGACGGAAAATAGGAACATGGGATTCTCAGAGGTACGCATCGAACCAAGCGACACGTCCTATTTCAGCACGCCTGAAACCCATTTGGATGCCCGTTTATTTATGGGTAATCAGCTACGTCCAGCCGTACGTAACGGCATTATGCGAATTCTTATGACGTATCTTGCAAAGAGATACGTAAGCCCAGAGCGTTGGACCAAGATGTGGTTAGCAGGCTCTGGCATCTCATACCAATGGTCGGCCTCACGTGATCCGGGTGATCTTGACTGCCTAGTTGGTATTGATTACATGTCTTTTAGAAAATATAACACCGAATATATGGGTCTTTCTAATGAAGAGATCGCCCACATGTTTAATGAGGACTTTAACGCTGACATCATGCCAGCGACTAAGCGCTGGCATGGGTTTGAATTAACCTACTATGTCAATCCCCAATCTGATATTCGGGACCTAAATCCATATGCTGCTTACAGCCTGGACACCGACAGTTGGGTCGTAGAACCTGACATCACACCCTCTATTCCTTATACACGTGCGTGGGAACAAAAGGTAGATAGGGACTACGAAACGGCAGTTGAGCTACTGAATCGTTACTCCCAAGCACTACGAGAATTACACGGCGCTTCTAACAATGCTTATCGTCTTAACGCCGAGCGTAAGTTAGCCTTGGTTGTTGACCAAGCTGTTGCATTCTATGATGATATTCATGGGGGACGCAAACTAGCCTTTAGTCAAGTAGGCGCAGGATACGCAGATTTCAATAATTATCGTTGGCAAGCAGGTAAGCGCTCAGGTGCTGTGCATGCTCTTAAAGAAATAAAAGAATATAAAGACGAAATGAAGAAGGAAGCAGAGCTCTCTACATACGGAGTAAACCTTCCTGACACTGAGACACTAATCCGTAGAGCAGCAACAAAGAAGGCATAATGACCGTCCTCATCTCAATGGATGGGGTTTTAAGAACTGAGAATGGTGATCCAATTCAACAGGGCTTAAAGCTCTATCGCACTTTCTCCGCAACGACCCGTGTTGTGCTGTCTACTGACGGAACACGTGAAGAAGCTGAAAACTTTCTTCGTAATAATCTTCTTACTAACTGGGGGGACATTCTCAGTAATAATTCAGCTTTTGAGGGTGAAGACCTCAAGATACGCCATCTAAAGCTCCTTCAAGCCCAGGGACGTGTAGATTGGCTTGTAGACCCAGACGTTGACCGCTGTAAGGCGGCGATTGCCATAGGCATACCTGCCCTCCTGTTTACCTCCCCAAAGTTCGTAAGAACAAAGCGAGGAATTAAACCTTGGAGTGAAATCCAGAATGAGATTGACGCACAAAAGAAGTTAGTAGCAAAAATCATACTAGACGGACCATTAGACAGGTGGGAATAACTTGGAGATCGTATTTCTTGGGGGAGAAGTCCCCAGCCATAGGAATATTCTTATAGAAGCTGGTGTCAAGAATATTGGTGTAAATTACTGGCGCCTAGCTAAGCGGGGCTTGCCGGTAACTAAGGACTACCTTTTAGAGGAGAAGTACCCTGACGACGTCCGTGTATTCGTGGACGGGGGCGGAACCCAGGCACGTGAAGCAAAGCTATCTGCCCTGGATCTAGAGGATTACGCCGCTGACTACCAGGACTGGGTCGCATTAAACGAATCTAATATTTTTATGGCATCAGAATTGGATGTCATTGACCCTGAGTTTGTGGATAAACAACGAGAGCTCTTCTGGGAAGAGTTCGGGGTTGACCGCTTTCTCCCTATCTGGCATAAGGGCTACCCAGAGCTTATGAAGCTTGCCCAGAAGTACCCACACGTGGGGATCTTGGGACGCACAATCGATCAGGACGTAACTCTAGCTGCCCGTGTAAGAAGCCTTCAGAGCGCTCATGGGACCACTTTTCATGGCATTGCGTGTGCCAACCCTTCCAACCTCCGTAACGTCCCTGTACAGACCGCCAGCAGCCTTGCTTGGGTCTCACCGATGATGCGTGGAGAAACTGTGGTTTGGGATGGAACCAAGCTTGTGCGTTATCAGGCAAAGATGAAGGATGAGGCCCGCCCACGTTATAAGGGCGTCGTTGAACAGGCCGGATTAGACTTTGACAAGATAATGGCTGATGATGCCAACGAGGTAACAAAGCTCGCCATCTATTCCTATCTGAAGCTGGAAGAACACCTAACAAGGAGAGAACAGTTGAAGTTAGCTGATAACAGTGGTGGTATAGATGACCCGGGATACTCGGAAACAGAGGGTAGAGAAGTTGATAACAGGCCTACTCAAGTGCGGAATAATTTAACCGTACGTGACTCAAATGAGGTCGTAAATCTGCCCGTTTTCTCGGTATCTTCCAAGAAGATTATTGAAAAAGATGACTTTGGCAACGATGTTATAAAGGATGTTAACGTCATTGGAAGCAATTCCAACTCCTTGCGTCAATGCAATACCTGCTTTGTATCGGGCAATTGCCCAGCATTTAAACCTGATAACAGCTGCTCATTTAATATCCCAATTGAGGTCAAGACTAAAGACCAACTTAAGGGTTTATTGAACGCAGTTATCGAAATGCAGGGCCAAAGAGTGGCTTTTGCACGTTTTACCGAAGAATTGAACGGTGGTTATCCGGATCCTAACACATCAAAAGAGATTGACAGACTCTTTAAAGTTGTTGCTAAGATGAAGGAACTTGAAGAGAATAAGGAGTTCGTACGCATGACAGTAGAGCGTCAAACCTCCGGCGGTGTAATGTCCGCCCTCTTTGGTGATAAAGCTAACACCCTCAGGGAGCTTCCTAACGGTGGACTTGATGAGGATCAAACCACTAAGATAATCCAAGAGGGATTAGATCTTTAATCTTAGCTATACCTGATAACAGTCAATAAATACATGAAATGGGGTCTACGTGTTTTCTTTTCGTCTAAATGAAGATTTTCTAAATTCTTATAAGGGCAAGCCAGTACCTTGGGGTTATACGGATGCCGGTGGCAACTCGGTGGGTGAGATTACTTTTATGCGTACCTACAGCCGTATTAAGGAAGACGGGAATAAAGAGACCTGGGCAGACGTTTGCAAACGAGTCATCGAGGGCATGTATTCCATCGAGAAGGATCACTGTAAAGACAACCGTCTCCCATGGAACGGTCAGCAAGCCCAGTCATCTGCCCAAGAAGCATTTGACCGAATGTTCAACCTTAAGTGGACCCCACCAGGACGTGGTCTCTGGATGATGGGTACTCCTTTCGTTATGGAACAGAAGAACTCTGCAGCGTTGCAGAACTGTGCGTTTGTCAGCACGTCAGATATGAGCAGGATCGATCCAGCCTCTCCATTTGTCTTCCTTATGGAAGCCTCAATGTTGGGAGTAGGTGTGGGATTTGATACTAAAGGAGCAAGTAAGGATTTCACTATCTATGAACCAAAAGGATCTTATGAACACAGCATCCCAGACAGCCGAGAAGGATGGGTCGAATCCGTCCAACTCCTCATCAATGCTTACCTCCGACCAGATTCGGAAGTACCACTATTTAGCTACGAAGCGATCCGTCCAGCGGGCACTCCAATCAAAACGTTCGGAGGAACAGCAGCGGGATCTGCACCACTAGAAAAGCTTCATAAGAATATTAGTAAGATCTTCTCAGGTCGTGCCGGGGATAAGCTCACTACAAAGGACATCGTAGACGTAGCTAACCTAATCGGCGTATGTGTCGTTTCTGGAAACGTCCGTCGTTCAGCTGAGCTGGCTATGGGACAACCAGATGATAAAGACTTCTTTAATTTAAAGAATTCCTCTGTATTCCCAGAGCGCAATGCCTACGACCCAACGGGTGAGAACTCTGGTTGGGGATGGATGTCTAATAACTCTATCGAAGCGACTGTAGGTATGGATTACTCTCCATTTACAGAGGCTATTGCCCTAAATGGTGAGCCTGGCTTTATCTGGCTAGATGTATCTCGTAAGTACGGACGTCTAAATGATCCGGTCAACAACAAAGACTATAGAGCTGCCGGCTACAACCCTTGTGCAGAGCAGACCCTAGAATCATACGAATGTTGTACCCTTGTTGAAACGTACATCAATCGTCACACAGACCTGAAGGATTACCTTCGTACTCTTAAGTTTGCCTATTTGTATGCCAAGACTGTAACCCTCATTCCTACCCATTGGCCTCAAACCAACGCCATCATGCAGCGTAATCGTCGTATTGGTTGTTCTGTATCTGGGTTGGCTGCCTTTGCTGATACCAAAGGACTACCCAAGTTACGTGAATGGTTAGATGCCGGTTACAGCGAGGTCCAGAAGTGGGATCACATTTACTCAGAATGGCTATGTGTACGTGAGTCTATTAAGACCACCTCAATTAAGCCTTCCGGCACAGTATCGATTCTAGCTGGTGAGACTCCTGGAGTTCACTGGCCTATCGGTGGAGAGTACATTCTTCGCTCTATTCGCTTTGCTAAGTCTGATCCTATGCTTAAGTTGTTTAAGGCAGCAAAGTACAAGGTAGAGGATTCTGTAACTGATCCTGAGAATACCGCCGTTGTCTACTTCCCGGTTAAATCTGTGGCTGTACGCCCAGAGCAGGAAGTCTCTATCTTTGAGAAGGCCAACCTGGCAGCACTAGCCCAGCAGTATTGGGCTGATAATTCGGTTTCTGTAACTCTTTCCTTTGATAAGGACAAGGAAGCCAAGGATATTGGGACAGTTCTTCATATGTATGAGGGCCGACTCAAGACCGTCAGTTTCTTGCCTAAAGGCAATGACGTTTACCCTCAACAGCCCTACACTGAGATCTCTCGTGCAGAGTACGAGGCATATATTGGTAAGATTAAGACCATCGATCTGTCTCCTATCTATCAAGGCAATGCGATAGAGGGAAGCGGTGAGGCTTATTGCACAACCGATGTGTGTGAAATCAAGATAGGATAGGGGTAGTTATGGCAAACGCAGAGTTCGATAAGGACGGCTTCGAGAGCGAAGACTTTGATGATTTTGATGATGATGACTTCGATTTTGATGAGGACGATTTTGATGACCTTTGGGACGAAGAAGATGACGAGGATGTCAAGTAACCTAAGGTCCTAATACACCGCCCGCCCAACACAAACATTTAGCCCCCGCTATTAAACCCGAGAGAAGACGGGTTTAAGACGGGGGCTAATTGCTGTTCTAGTCCTTTTGGCATTCACACTTCTCTACATCAAACTCTTCTGAGTTTCCGTAATAGATGAAGCCTTGATCTTTACAGATATTACACTTTAATTTTGTTTCCACTTTTTGCTACTTTCTTTTCTATAATCCTAAATGTCTCTGTTTCCATAACTGGCCATTGGTATGGCAAGTCATCTGGGACATCTTGGAAGTTATAGTGTATAGGATCTTTTCTTTTAAGGTTTGATCTATGTGACATATGAAACGTTGGGTTGTTTAACCACCATGGTGGATTAAACCTATCATGTGCCCAGTATTCTGAATAATAAATGAATTGGGGTAAAAGATGGTCTTGATGACCTCGTCTAATCCACTCTTCACACATAGTTATTCCATAGTTACATAAAGAACCTTCGTATCCCTTCCACATTAGCACCGCAGGGTGATTCCTCCAACCCTGGGTAAGGTTCATCCTTACCCGGAGTATTTGGAATGCTTCTACCCGTTGTTTACCAAGTCGCTTAGTATCAAGCGCTGCAGCAGTAAGTGCATAATCTGGATAGGGCATAAAGGTCTGCATTAAACCTTTACTTCATAGCCAGCGTTAAATGCTGTTGGCTTACCTTTAGCATCTTCACCTGACTCGACCCACGAGATTGTTTTGCGACCTGTTTGAGCTTTAACCCACCGCTTTGCAGCTGATGCATTAGAGAATGCCTCAAAGTATTCGCCTGTTTGTCCATCTTCGATAGTGCTTGATGTGGCTTGTGCCAACCATGCACCACCTGGATTGGTGTTCTTGGTTAGAACTACCTTCCAGATAATCGCTTGACGCTTTGTTGCCATTGTTGCCTCCGATTGGGGTTTTGGTTAGCAGTGAAAGTCCACAGGAACTAACCATTGTTTATCTGGGTTCTTAGATACTCGATCTAAGAATGATGATGCGTCAGCTGTCCAGGTTTCTATATCATAGAAATAGCTGTCAGATGTCCACTCATTGTTGAGGATCTTGCTCATTTGCTCTAGTCTCCACATTAGCCTATCAAATACGAATGGGCTAGCGCTTGGATCCATTGGTACCCAAGGAGCTTGAGATTGAGCTATCTTCTTCATCTTTGACAAATAGCTTTTACCGTTAATAAGAATCTTTTGAGGTTGTATATCCTTCATGATCCTTTCTAACTCGTTTAAACGATTTGTCAAACTATCTTGGAATGACTTCTTAAAGTCAGCGTCCTTGTAGCCTAGCACGTTTTCAGAGCTATCCTCATAATGGGAGTTGCTCCAACGTCCACCACCTACAACATGCCAATCAGACCAAGGTGCATTGTTTTCTTCTAATAGGAAGCGCTGTACCTTTTTAAAGGCCTCTTCCTTACTCTCGGCTTCTACAGCTACGTTATGAAGACAATGCATCGCTATTGATTTCTATTAGCTGCATCTGACCAATGACCAGATCAAGGGTTTCAATGCAACCCTCAAGATAGTCCTGCATATCACTCGATGTATTGATATTCAGCAGACTCTCATAGTGCTCTTGACGACGCTCAATGAGACTGTTGATTAGTTGTCCTAATTCGTCCATTTTCTTCTCCTTGTTGTTAGCGACATAAGATGCCCCCCTATCCGCACGTGGGATAAGGGGGATCTATTATTTGGCAATTACATCTATACCAGTAAGCATGATGTACTCATCGTCATTTAGACTCTCGTGCAGTTTGTAAGACTTAGTAGGTTCATCCCAAACGCCCATGGCTAAGGTGTACGGATTTGTAAGTAAATCCGGACATCTATCCTGGTCTATGTGGACCCGATACGTAATCTCGACTGTGAGATATTCAGTTTGTGACATGTCTGCCTTTCTATTCTTCAGTGTCGACGCTGAAGAACGTGCGCTGCTAGGAATCGAACCTATGCTATGGCCACCAGGCCAGCGCTGTCAATGTTTGTGTTGGGCTACACTAGCTCAACCACTGACGTACTGAAGTTATCTAACATCCATTCAGTAGGTTCTGTCAACTGATAGATGTCTAATGACTGGTTAGAGTCATCAAGTTCAGCTTCGGCTTCTACCTTGAAACCTACTGCTGATTCCTCAGTATCAAAAGGACCTACCAATGTGTTTGTAGTCACATCAAAGATCACGTACATCTATAACTCCTTCCTTAACTCGTTTAGCCATCTCAGCCCATGTATTGGACTCAGCTTTATGGTGGTCTTCTCGGTAGTCTGTTATCTCAACTCGACCACCTTCTTCCACACTTATCAACCTGCCGGTTGATATATCAATATCAAATGATGCTGGCATAAAGTTAATGTACGTAGTATTGCCAGAGTACATTCTAATTAGCCTATTGATATTGGGGATAGAGGTTGCAAACCAACCCTCTTTAGTGCGTTTGTACCCATCGATACAGTCTGGACATTTCTCGGTAACTACCTCTCCAGTACCAAAGGATCTATACATATGGGTTTTCATGCCCATACATGTACCACATGGTCTGGTGTATGCTTTCTTGGGTAAATCTGTATCTTGTCGTAACTTTAGTACGCCTTGTCGTTTTGAATATGCAACAAGGTTGGCATACGCAAGAGCTACATTTCTAGCAGATGACCAATAGGTGTTGTTGGTGACCGTAGCCGTGCCGTTTTTGTGATAGATAACGACATCGAGCTGATCCAGTGTTATACCGTTTCTTAAAGACCAGGAATTGTAGTAACCAATACCTATCGATGAGTCTGGATTGTCAGGTTCTATACGACGAACATGTAGGCTCATGTGATACATAGGCCGCAAATTTTTGTTGCGGCCTGTGCTCAAATAATCTACTGCTTGTTCCCATGTATAAAAACGACAATACCATCTACGATTCTCAGGCCTCTCGTAACGATAGTTAGTTGCCTTTCTAGCCATGTTATCTCCTTGATCGCTTCTTGATAGCTCCGACAACGATTGTCTTAGCTAGGTTGAGTAGATCTTTACCACTATCTACTTGACCGAAGATTTCAGCCTCATGTTTGAACTCCCAACGAGGTGTACTACCTTCAGCAATCGCTTGCTTGTTAGAAGTCATGGCATTCTCATACTCATTGGTACGCATGATGAGTACCATTGACGTTAAGATGCCACGTTGTGACATGCGCTTGATGACGTCGTCATTTTTGTTTGTGTTGAAGACACCATCGGTGATGATGAACAGCATCTTATTTTTCTTCTGTGATGCCATTAACACCTTCTCAGCCATAACAAGAGACTCGTATGGATCAGTGCCACCATTACCAAAGATGAACTTGAACTTGGTAGGCTTAGCCTCATCATTACGAGCATAGGCAACCTCTGTCTTATCATCGAATGCGTAGACAGTAACGGGGGCACCGATACTTTCTAAGGCACGCTTGATAACCCATGAGGCTAGAGACGCACGCTCATCATTACGGTTAGAGGTCATAGAACCAGAGCGATCTATACAGATGACAGCTTCAATATCGCAGCTGTCGTCCTGCTCTGTCCACCGATCAAACGCAGTCTCAATCTCACAACCACGAATTACTCGCTGTACATTGAGGCGGCCTGACGGCATTTCCTTCTCCCACATAGGCTCAGCATCGTCACGAAGACGTTGCAGTTCCTTGGCAAACTTACGATAGGTAATGATTTCTGACTGTGGTACATCGGTTTCATCAAACTTACCGTGTACACCCGTCTCCTCATAACTATCGTCCACACCACCGTTAATGATGATGCGTTGCTTGCGCTTAACATCCATGATCACATCTTTGCGACCATAGATATCATTGAGGGCGTTTTGAATTGTTGTGCTGATGTCATCAGGCAAACCACCATCACTTTCAATGTGACCCTTACCAACTTTCGGCGTTGAGTTAGCTACTCTACGCTGACGGTTTTTGATTTGGTCAGCACCAGATGGTTGTTGTCCTGCTTCAGTACTACCTTCAGGTGTACCTCCATCTTCAGGTGTACCTCCATCTTCAGGTTCAGCATCGGCTAGTTGTTCTTCCTCATCAGTAACGTTACCGTCACCTTGGGACATGACATCCTCTTCAGCCATAGCGTCTTCCATGGCTTTAACCATGGCTTTGATCTCTTCATCAGTTAGGTCATCCTCAAGATCACCCATGTTACCTGCACGCTTGGCGTCACGTTCCTGAATCTTTCCAGGCTCAGGACGACCCTTAGCTATCGGCACACGGTGACCACATTGAGATGGACCACCAGATGATGGGGCATCTAACTTCTCCATAACTTCGTTATGGAACTCTTCGACGAGTTCTTGAGCACGAATGTAATCCCTAGGGAATGCAAGCGTACGATACTCATCGACGATGCGACAGATTGCAGGGATTAGTTCTGGTTTATAGAACATATCTCTGAACTGCTGGCGTAGTTCAACAGGAAGATAGCGACGACCACGGCATGTAATGTATGCCATGGATGCTTCCTTCTCTGATTCAGCTAGCCAACGCAGGACTGTTGCAGTTAGATAAGGCATGATGCTTGGGTAACGAGCGCACAACAGACTGTCGATACGCTGGTCCTCAAGCACATTGAATGCTTGGAAATAACCTTTTTCGATTATCCACTGCACCAATGGTGTACCTTTTCTTGGAGTGTAGAGGTGGTGCGAGAGCTCGTGATAGTTGAGGCCATTGATTTGTGCAATAGTCTCAAGATCAAGATCCTTAATCATGGCTGCGTTGAGTGTAATGGATGCGCCATCTGACCACGCTGGGGCAGGACCATCATCCACTACATTCACAACGACAGGATCACCAGTAAGGATACGATCGGCACCTTGATACACTCTTGCGATTGCACCAAGACGCAAAGCTCGCAACTGCTCCTTTGCAGTGCGAGCCTTACCACGATAGTCTGTATCTATTTTGTCTTTGTATCCCATGTCTTACTCCTTAATTGGATTGAGACTGTAGAAACTTCTCAGCTTCCGATACTACATCCGCTTCCTTTTCCACAACTTCAGGAACTAGGTTCTCGAAGCTCTCACGAAGATTAGCTTCATGAGTTTGGAATACGAGGCGGATCTTTTCCTGCTCCTCAAGGTCAAAGTGAGCAATGAAGTTCTCAATGGCAAACTCGTAGTTAAACTGAGTCATGAAACGTTCTAGTTCCATTGCCATGTTGGTTGAGATAGGTGTTTCAATCTCACCACGAGCTGCTTCATTACGCAACTGACGGATAAGCACGAGGATAGCTTCATTCTTAATGAGCTTAGCCTCGACCTTATCGTCATAGTCCCAAGCAATCTGAACACCGAAGCGATTACGGAACGCAAAGTTCAATGGCACTGTGCCAATGTAAGATGGGTTCATTGTCGCAAAGATTGTTAGATCACGATGGGCTTCGATAACTTCACCCTTGTGGTCAAGCAAGATAAGAGCACGACGGCTGTCAAGTAGGGAGTACAAGACTGTATAGATCTTAGGACTGATAAAGTTAACTTCATCAAGAATAAGAACTCCACCGTTACGCACGACGTCAGTCACTGGACCGTCAATCCACACGAAGTTGCCATTGCCATCGGGAATATACTTACCGATGAGTTGGCTTGGCTCCAATGCAGCATTGCCAGATACCTGCGCTAGACGAAGGCGTCGTTCAGCAGCCCAAGCAATAACTGCGGTTGTCTTACCAGGACCGGTTGGGCCATAGATAAGTGCATCCTCATTGTACGCACGGCAACGATCAAAGACATCGAAGTCTTTGAGACCGAAGATTGTGCGATTAATGTACTTGGAGGCTAGTTCCAATGGTGGAATCGAGGCTAAAGAGAGGACCATTTCACGGTCATCAGTAGCAGGCGCCGATGTTTGTGTTGGAACAGCGTCTTGCTGAATCATGAACGGCGGTGTGTCAGACTTCATGCGGTTATCAATTACCATTGACTCGACCACACTGTCTTGTGCACGAACGTGCGCCATAAGCTCTCCGATAACAGATGTAACATCGTACTCATGGTCACCGTAAGGTGTTGAGCGATTGTTAGCGTTGACTGCTTTGACTGCAAGAACAGGGGAATATCCCTTGTCATTGAGGTCAGCACGATCATTATCTGTGATGCGAATGCCTACTGGCTTATTCGTAATACGTTCCATATCATTGAGGGTTACTGTGTCTACCTCGTTCCACTTATTAGACAAGCCTTTCTGTCCATCAGTCATACGGGTGAAAACACGGAGTTCACCATCATTGATTGGGACCATGAGGATCTGACGCTTGTCTTCTCCCATGGTTGGTTCGTATGTTTCTACAAACACCGCTGTATTCATTGTTTGCCTTCCTTTTCTCTTAGAGTCAACACCCTTGTGGTGTTGTAACTCCGTGCGTGTCAAGGACTTGAACCTTGAAGTCAGCCGGTCACGCTACACCTTATTCTTCTCTAAAGTCAATAAGGTGATGTCTTGCCAATGCATTTATCTCAAAGCCAACAATCTTATTCTTTGACCATTTGCCATTGAATAAGTTTAAAAGAACATCGTCTTCCATTGCTTGATCAAGAATCACATTAGCAACTTCACACAATGCGTCGATGTCTTCTTCATCCATAGTCTTCTCCTTTTTAAAAGAAGAAAGCAAGTTACCACACCGATGCACAGACATGTAGTAACTTGCTTTCTTTGGTTGTATGGGCGTGTCGCCCACCGGATTACCTAGAATCCCCATCGAGGTGCTCTAGAACACACGGTATATTAGATCGAGCAGTAGTTTTCGTAGCGTAATATGTATATCCACGCATCGTTTACACATCTTAATAGATATCATTCAAATGTGTTTTATAGATTAATGTGGCCTCAATATGCAGACCTAGTTACTTGCGAACCTGTCTTAGTCTCAACCGTAGGGGCCATATAATAATGGCGGCCTTTACACGATCATATTTACTGCGTTGGGAAGAGAGGTTTTCGCTTACAAAGCTCCCGCCTCAAGTCCAACATGATTGGTGATCAACCAATCAATCCTTACCTTTATAGCCGGAGAGTCTCCAACCACGCTCTTCAGGCGTTTGACCGCCCCAGATACCGTGTGACTCACCAACTGAATTAGCCCATGATAGGCATTCATTAATGACTGGGCATGCATTACATATCGCCTTAGCCGCTGTAATCCTTTCTTGCTTTCTATCACCACGCTCTTGGTCTTCGTAAAAGAACAGGTCGTAGTCCACATCCTTACAGGCAGCATCATCTTGCCACTTCCAATTATCTGGATTTTGTTGTGGCAGTTTAGTTGGTGCTCCCATCAATGCTTTAGCCATTTTATTCTCCTTTTATAAATGGGGCAGAGACGCCAATTTAATCAGGGTTCTTGATTGCTAAAAGCCGGCATGCTTAGTCAAGCTAAACGTATGCCTTCATCATATAGATTGCCTTGTTTTGAATTCACATCAACGTAGGATCTTGGCACCCATGGTGCCCCCTACATCTTTGCTTCATCATTATGTCTCTGCCCACGTGCCAACAATAGGAATCGAACCTATCAATACCTGGAGAAAGGAGAAGAAAAGGTATTGTTACCAAACGTTGGCTGCCATTATCACCCTCCTAGGTGAAATCTATTTCTTACGTAGTCTCTTTCGATATCTAAGCGCAAGAAGTGTGGCAACAACAGTAAAAGCAACGCCTAATTGAACATGTAGTTCAATTGAACCGTTAATTACTATGCTTAGCCACCATTGATACACAGTGATGTCCATGATTACCTCCCTTCTAGCTCATAGATATCATCAATAGAGGTTGCCTCTAAAACTTTATCTAATTTCTTTGCTGGGATAGCAATCTTGTCGTCCCATCCATACGGCCAGAAGAATACGAACTTCTTCATTGATCCGTCTTGCATTTCTACTGTGCCTAGATCGTTTACATCCCATCTAGCACTGTATTTAGATGCATGTCGTAGGTTTTTAATTAAACTTCTACGATTAATTGCTCTTCCAATTCTTGTAGAACTGAAGGCTTCCATGCTTGCTCCTCTCTTGCTACTTTCCATTTTTTAACGTCATTGTTAAGTAAGGGAGAGATTCGAGTTTGTTTAATTGATGGCAGGAATGGCAAGTCACCCTCTTGAGGCTCACTTGATAGGTCTGCATATCCTTTAGATACAAACTTCTTATTGGTTGTTAAGATGCTATCTAGTTTAATCAGTCTTTCAGATAGCTCCTTAACAGAGTGAGTTAGATGCTTGAAGATAACATCTTGTATCTCGTGAGGAAAATACTCGAACTCTAGTAATTCCTCACGTCGATTTTCGCTTCTCCAATCACCATTGCGGTACAGTCTGTCCGCAGTCTCAAACCATTTACGACCCGTACTGTTAGCCCAAAACCCAGTAAGACTGAAGTTAGTGGGATACATATGCACATTAGCATCGCTCAACTCAAAACGTGCATCAACTTCTGTAACTTTAAACGCACACTCATGAGTCTCACGATAGTAATGGTTACGTTTAATTACCCAACCTCGGGTTAAAACCGTAACGTAAAGGTTCGAATCAGCATGGGTTGCTGCTTCTAATTTAGCTTCGATCATTGTTCTCCTTTGTTAGCGGGAGATAGGCGTGATGCTTTAAACACCTAACCAACCAGTACTGGTCATCTTCATTCCATAAAGTTCATGGATACAAGCTCTTCCAACTTGGAAAACGATAACGATTTCTCGTTCATTTTTTCATGGGGCATCTTCAGGAACTACCTACCTCCCGTGCGTTGCTGAGAATCGAACTCAGTCATAGCCACCAGGCCAACGCTATTTATTATTTCTGTCTATGTTCTTCACAATTGCAGCAGTTAAAACATACCTCTTGTTCAAGTATGTTCTCACATCGGTATCCATCAGCCATGGGCATGGCGCCACATACTTCACACCAACGCATCAGAGGGCTTCAATCTTTGCCTTCTGCTCATCAAGAGCAGCTTGCTGTTCAGCAATAGCGCTCAACTTAGCTGTTTTAAGCTCAGTCTTTGCTGTTGCTAGGAATGATGCCAATTCAGTGCATTCACCAAGAGTCAATGAAATAGTTCTACGACCTTTGGTTACTTCAACCGTATCAGCGTGGGCATTTATCTCGTAAGTTACCTTATCGCTATCGCAATAGCAATAAGATGATTTACATTGGCACATATTGTTCTCCTTTGTTATCCGGTATATATTTTTTGCTAACATAATCCGTCGAATTACATTCTCTCCATGCTCATTCATTCCATACGACCAATAGTTGGAAGTATCAGAAGAATAGCCAGTTGTTGGCATCTCAATCAAAACCCTAGGGTTCCAACCGTCGCCACCAATAGCAATAAGTCTCCATTCAAATGACCTAAGACGCTTTGATTTGACTACATCTCCAAGATTTAAACCGTAGCCGTACATAAGCCTGTCCGAGTCCAGTTCTGGATACTGTTGATGAAAAGAATCGATGGTTAATCTGTTAGGCAGATACGTTGCCATCTTCTCCTCCTTTAACTATGTCATTTGACATAGTGGGAGACAGATAATTACGGAGGACATATTGCACGTGAGGACCACGTTATCCATACCTTTAGCTTTGTCGTGATATTTGTAAACAGTACATGCTCACTGCGTCGCTCCGGGAATATACGGCATGCGTTGCCTTATATTATGGATCCTCCATAACTTTTATTCACAGGACGTTTACAAGAACAAAGCGTGTATTTAGCAGCAATCTTATGATTCGCCATATCACTGGGTACTAACATAGAAAGGCTGTGCACTTTACAGGCAGTCGTCGTAATTATCTGCCTTCCATCATGTCAAATAAAAAGAGAACAGCGAGGGTGGAAGATACACTGGCTAAGGGGGGGCATGCGACCGTGTTCTTTCGTTCCACTAAGTGGTCGGTTAATACTTACGGGGAGGATGCCGGGCCTTGCTGTGTATAGTCTCTCGCTGTTCTCCTGTTAAGAATAACACAGGGAAGGGGGCGGCTCGGGTCACCATCGGCTCCTCTAGCTTTTAATGCACATTCCTTCGAGTTCCAATGGCCTAGCCTATGCGTATAAATACGCCTAGCGTCCACAGTCCTGTGTTGTTCCCCCTTTTTATCTATCTTTTGGATAGATAATGCAACCAACAAATCCGAGGGATTTATTGGCTGCCTTACTCATCCAAGAATCTTTTCAATCGTTCTATCAATTTGAGCCAACATATCCGGCTCAATGTAGTTCTTCATCATTGATGAAGTCATATTCATTTCATCAACTAACATCACTAATCCCTTTTCAGCTCGTCTAATCGCCTTTTTAATGGAAACTGGCTTCTTTGGCCAATAGCCCATGTAATAGCGATGGATCAAAGCCTTGAGGTACCACATCATTTTGAGACCTCGCAGCAATTACAAGTTTTGTCTTTACCGTAACCACACGAGTTACACCCTGAGGTGCAGTGTGGACAGTACTGGTCACTTGTCTTGTAATTTCCATAGACAGGTTCCCAACTTGTACTTTCTGTTGGTGAAAGTGTTCCATTTCTCATTGTGTCCTCCCTAATTCCTGCACCTTTTGGCACAGTAAAAAGCGCACCTCTCTCGAGATGCGCAATTTAACGGGTCAAATTTTGCGGGGTACTGATTACTTCTTACCTATGAGCAAATAGCCAATACATAGGGAAAGGCCTAGCCACATCAAGGTGATGGGTAGGCCCGATTGCATGGGGTCTAAAATGCTCATGCGTTTACCTTCCTCTCGCTGTCAGGGATACAGTCGATACAGTAACCCTTGGCACCATAATAGGCACGATATTGCTCAGGATTGCTACATATAACACAAGGCAAAAACTTTCCATTCCTAGATGAGTACATACGGGAGATAACCGCCTCACTTTCTTGGCTACCGCACTCGTCAAGTAATACATTGACGATGTGGAAGTAATCCTCAGCTGAGAGGGTAATTGTTATAGACATGATGACTCCTTTCGAGAATTGTCAGGCTATCTGCCTGAACTCCTACCATTGAGTAAATCGGGGGAATCTTTGTAGACATAGGCAAAACCCTGCTTAGGCATAAGCACAAAGCGGAAGTTAGACCTAGACTCTGCTAGAGCCTTGTCTACACACTCCCTAGACATACAGTAATGCTTGTCTAGGTTCCAACGATCTTGTGGCACATCAGCGCCACAATAGATGCAGTTCATAACTGCCTCCTTTGGGGTAAAAATATCGGGGGTACCGATAACTCTCAATAAGATAGAGAGTGAGAGATAGATAGATACCTAATAGCGGTTATACGGAAAGTGCGTTTACAGCCCTATCTATAGGTTATACCTACAGGAATAGAACATCGCCTCGAGATGCATTAAGCCAGTCCGATAACGAGGTGTTCAGTACCTATCTATCTTTCACTAAATACCTGATAAGAGTGAGCCCCACCCCCTCTAGACCTGGTTATACAGCCACACAGGTGTGAGGGCATAAAAGTAGTGGCCCAGAGGGTAGGTCTATTGACCACCGCTCTGAGCCACCACATAGGGAAGGCAGAACAACAATTTATCCTCTTTGCGCTCAAATGACAGGGTGCATAACACCCACTCAAACCCACCAGTATCTCTACTGATGGGCTTGCGAAGGTGTAGGGGGCTTCTCTACCCCCTATTCTCCTTTATGCGCTCACTAGCACACCCAACTTTTCCAAACGAGCCTTAGCCGCTTCGAGAGCAGCGTAAGCACGGTCTACCTCAGTATCCTTGCGGTTCTGGATAGTGACGGCGTGGTGAGAGTTGATAGCCTCACGCACATTGGCGTCAGTACCCTTACCATAGAAGGTGACCAAAATGTCGGTGCCTTCCACGTCTGAATACTGATTGGCAAGGCTTAGAGCCTTACCCACAGGGTATCCGAGATTAACGTGGAGATAAGCAGCGTGTGCCATTTTGAGAGCAGGTGAATAAATCACCGTCTTATCCTTCTTGGTAACTGTACGGAGTCCTGTAATGTCATACGGACTAGGGACAGACACCTGCTCAGAGCGATAAGCCTCGGCAATTTCACCTAGTGCCTGCTCTGAACCCTTGCGACCTTGACGGTTGCTTTGGGAAACGAGGATTGCGGTTGCTGTTGTCATTTTTATTCCTTTGCTTGAGATTACTGTGGACTATCCACAGTTCTGCCCCATAAGGGCATACTGAAGAGGGCTACCACTAATTGCGTGATAGCCCTCAACCGTACGCCATTATGAGCGCAAAGAGAAACCCACTAGGGCAGACTTCTACCTAGTGGGGGGGTGGTCTCGCTTACCGACCAGATACCCCCACCCTTAAATGAGCCACTCAGACACTCCGCCCAGGTGAGACAGGTGAGCATGACCTCAAGATGGGGGGCAGTGGCCAAGGGGCGATCGAACAGATGTTCTAATGGGTGAAAATTCGGGGGGTATAGATCGGTCATAAGAAGAATAGAGGGGGAGGAGGGTAGTGAATCCTGAGAATCGCCGGGTGCTGAGAGGTCAAATGGGGTTCATACGAAGAATGTATTATTTTTATGACGGGTAACCGATGTCCCAAGGTAACGAAAGTGTTATAAATCACACAAGGGGTCGTCACCTCGTCACTCTTGGAATAAATAGGCAGTGGCTTATGTTAATATTGGCTAGCGGTTGCCCGTCTTGGGGACCGTAAACATACATATATCGTCTAAGGAGATATAAATCATGCATCAACACGCTATCTACGGCAAAGAAGAGATTAATCACAAGCAGGTCCCTACAGCAACCTATGTAGACCCCTTCGCAGCCCTTCAGAGGGCCCTTACGCCCTGGACAGTGGGAATTCAACCACATCTGGTTCAATGGCAGTCCATTGCCCAATCTAACCGGGATTCCAGCTACCCGCCCTATAACATCATTGACCTAGGGAAAGACAAGTATGAAATCGAACTTGCGGTCGCTGGCTTCAGTAAAGAGGACATTAAGATCGAATTTAAGGATTCTGTAATTACAGTCTCCGGCGTTCGAGAAAGTTTGGATAAAACGTATCTACATAAGGGTGTCGCCGCAAGAGAGTTCGAAAAGAAATTTGGTGTCGCTGATGATGTCAAAATTCTAGGTGCCTCGTTGAAAGAGGGAATTCTTAAGATTTCTCTTGAACGTGAGGTCCCCGAACACTTGAAGGCCCGCACGATCCCTATTAAGTAATATGTTATAGTTATCAGATTGGGATTCGGTAACCTCCGAGTTGCCATCCCAATCATTTTATCCAGAAACCTCAAGTACCGCCCAAAAGGTTCTGTCATTAGATGACGGATTAAAGCGCCTATGAGCATTGGGCTTGAGGTTTCACTTTTTGGTCGTTAGCTCAATGGCAGAGCGCCCTACCTATAATCGGGAGGTACCTGGTTCAATTCCAGGATGACCAGCGAGAGTATCACCCCAGGTCCTTCCCGAATCGTATAACGGTAGTACAGGTGCCTCTGGAGCACTCAGTTGTGGTTCGAATCCATGTTCGGGAGCTGCTACACTTAGATATGGTCTGCGGGGTGCAGACAGCCCGTGGTGTATTTACAAGTCCCATTATTTGTCTCTTGGTAGTAATTATTGCGTGACGGGCACACTACAACCTAAAGGAACTGAATTGACAACAATTGCTGCAGTACAAGGTGATGGCTGGGTTGTAATGGGTGCTGATACCCAATCCACAGTCGGTGATTACAAACGCCTTCAAATGGCAAATGATAAAGTAATCGATAACAACGGAATCCTTATTGCAGGTTGTGGTATGGGTCGTGGTATGGATCTCATGCAAAAAGCATGGAAAGCCCCAAAACCTCGTAAGTCACGTATGACTGTAGAAGAATTAGATACTTGGATGGCTCGCACCTTCATTCCCGCAATGCGTCAGCTCTTTGTTGATGGCGGTTATGATATGAAGGATGACGGAGACTTCGCACAACATGACGGTGCATTCATCGTTGCAGTGCAGGGAATTGTATTTTGGATTGATGAAGACTACTCTTTTGATCGTGAAGCTCGTGGTGTAACCTCATCAGGTAGCGGTGGAGACTATGCCGCAGGATCTTTGTATAAGAAGGATCTAAGAACTGTTGAAAAAGCAAAGAAAGAAATGGCTATTGCCATTGATGCTGCAAAAGAATATGACGTCTACTCTGGTGGAGAGACACGGGTTTACGTACAATACGCTTAACCTTACAGCGTAAGTTCTGTCTGAGAAAATAAGACATGAAAAAGAATAAGCACCAGTTTACTTTGGGTGCTTCTATGCCCTTTGCCACAGGCGGCGTAAGCTTTGGACCACTGGTTCAACCATACAACAATCTAATCTATTCAGGTCTCGGTGGGGACATTGGCTCTCCAGACGGCATGGTCGGATCTGAAGGAGCTAATGGGTCGTCAATGCCCGGAGCAGGGGATCAAGATGGAAGCTTTGGCGAAGGAACTGATGCCGGTGGAGCTGGAAGCGCAGGGGCCGCAGCGACAGCAATGTGATTCGTGCTCTGCACGAGCATTTGTACACATTTACCTCAGTGTTGGGGATTTATATTTCTGCAATCATCATTACAATAAACATGCGTCAGTATTACATTCCCGTAATGCGAGGGCAGTGCGCATATACCAGCCGGAGGCTGAACTAGATGGCGAGAAACTTTAACGGCAACGTAAACCTACCTGTAGCAAAGGGTAGTAGAGGCGGAGCTATTGCAGGTAACATTTTAGGAAAACTAGGTGAAGCAGCCCTAGGTATGTCACGGCAACGACAGATGGTTGCCAATGAATCTTTCCGTGAGCAGAATCGACGAGATCGAATTACTCACCAAGCTAACGAGAACATCAGAGTATCTGGTGCACGTCGTTTGGACCGAGAAGCTGTTTTAAAAACAGAAGCTGATTGGACCGCACTACGCACGTCACAGCCAGGAACTAACCCAAGTGGTGGACCTCTTAATAAGCAAACCGCAGTTTCTATGGTTAAGAACAACGCTATCTCTCATGAAATGGCATTACAGCAGAGCCCAGGATATCAACGATCCTTTCAACGTCACACCGGTTCCGGTGGTGATATGGATTCATTCCTAGCAATGCATACTGCTTCAGGACTCCCTAGCACATCTAAAGCTTCTCGCTCTGCACGAGCAACAACCGCTGGTATGGGAAGTAGAACAAGTACCTTCACACAGTCAACACCTGAAGGAAGCTCACCATCAACTCCGGCTTCAAGTGGACCATCACCTATTACGTCTACTAGTAGCTCTGGAACTTCAGATCAAGTAAAAGACGATGCAGGATTGGGTAACTCATAATGACAACACAAGGACGTCAGTTTAGAAAGCCTGGAGCAGATCTAACTCATGAAGATTTAACTCCAGGTAAAGTTTCTGAGTTAAATGCACAGATCTCAGAATTGCCAGGGTCTTCTTCACCTGCACCAACAGGTAACGCCGTACCCAATCAACGAGCTAATGCTGCAATCAATACTGCAGCTGTACCTCTTACAGGTACCGGTCCTGGAGGAGCTCCAGCACGTACCGGAGTTGTTGGTAAGCGTCAGAGGCCAGTAACTCCTAGTAAGGGATTTGCTGCTCCTAATGCTGGAGGTAACGTTCGTGTACCACTTAGCCGTTCAGAACGTTTAGAGCAACGACGTGTTGCTAAGAGTCGTAAATTTGTAACAGGAGTAACCACAACAGCTACAGGTAATCAAACTGTAGATGTGGGTGGAAAATCCATGGAAAAGATTGCAAGTGAAAAAGCTACTGCAGATAAAGTCGCTAATATTGGATCTATCGCTGGACAGACCACTGTTCCTGGTGGATCAGGAAAACAAGCCAACGCACGTCGTACGGTTTACTTTGGTGTAAAAGCTCGTGAAGCTGCAGTAGAGACAAAGACAGCAGGCCTTAACTCTAAGACACGTTCAGAGATGATGTCTGCAGGACGTGAAGTAAATCGTCCTAACACTATTGAAAAGCTTAAAAACAAGCAGCTCACACCACTAGAGGCTCAGAATCAGCTCGTAAGACCCTCTGGAAACTCTCTTGCTGCTCAAGGTGGCAAGGTTATTGGTAAGGGATCAAACGCTAAGCGCCATGAAGTAATGTCAGCCCTACGTGGTGGACACATTACTCCTGCAGAAGCTCAAGAGCACATTCATGGAATCAATGAAGTTAAAGCTGAAGCTGAGAAAAAGGTTCCTTCTCTTAACTATTACCTGGGTGAAAATACCGCAGGTGAAGCACGTGAGAATAAGGGACTTGCTGATACCAAGATTGCAGAGATCGCACACCACACCGGCCATGACATCAGCCACGTACGTGGTTGGTTAAAGAGCACGGGCCTTAATGTTCATACCGTTCATAAAGACCTAACTTCTCAGATTTACGATAGCAAAGTAACCAGAAAAGCTTACGTGCCAACTGGCGATGTTAAAACTGGATTTAAAGAAGTTAAGTGGCATCCAAAGGGCTTTGGTATTACTCAGCTGGGCCGTGATGCCGGTGGAGCAAATATGGGAACACGTAAATTTGCTGTCCCATCAGCTCCTCCAGCCAATGCTATTGATCATAAGACCTATACATCTATGATGATTCAAGACTGGAAAAAGGGCAACCGTTCAATCTGGAAGAGCCCTAATGATCGTCCAGTTGTAGCTGCTACAACAGTTCCTGGTGCAGCTCCAGCTCAGCAACGCTTAAGATCCCCTCGTACAGGGCGTCAACGTGGCGTTAGAGCTTCTACTTCTAATATTGTTGATCAGATTACATCTGGTGCAACAGGTAAGTTCACACCAGTAGAAAAATAAATGGCTAAGCGCATTGAATACAAGGTGAACGGTAAGGTCAATGGCCTTACCAGTCACTCTTGGACGTGCCTAGACTGTGCACACCACGTAACCCGTCTTGGTGGTGCCGGAGCTATTCGTGCTGGTAAAAAAGAATCGTACAATCATACATGCGTTAATACGTCAGATCATCCAGAGAAAAGTCGTAAGGATTTATTTTAATGACTACTAAGAAAAAAGAGCATCATAAGTCTGCTGCTTGGACACGTAAAGAAGGTCAGAACCCTAATGGTGGGTTAAACGCCAAGGGACGTGCCTCTGCTAAGAAAGAGGGACATGATCTAAAGGCTCCTAGCAAAGATCATAAGAACAAGCGTCATAAGTCTTTCTGTGCCCGTATGAAAGGTATGAAGGCTAAAAATACTGGAAGCAAAGCCGCTAATGATCCAAACAGCCGTATTAATAAATCTCTACGTGCATGGGATTGTGACTGCTAATGGCTAAGAAAGAAGTATGGGATAAGAAAGATCCAGATGGTGGCAAGCATAAGAAGCTGTCTTCTAAGAAGAAGTCAGCTGCTAAGGCACGTGCTAAAGCTGCCGGTCGTCCATACCCTAACCTTATAGACAATATGGCTATGTCTAAAAATAAGGGCAAATAATGGCTACTAAGAAAAAAGAAGTAGCTGGTGGTAAAGAGTACAAGGGCTCTGCTGCTAATGGTGGTCGCAAGATTATCGTAAAACACTATAAAGATTCAAAAGGTAAGTGGCACACCACTTCCGAGAATGCTGCCCGTGCTAAGTACGAAAAGAAGCATGGAAAGCTATCTAGAGATACAGACGTAGATCACAAAGATAATAACCACGATAATGACTCAAGCAGTAATCTCCGACCTCTAAAGCACGGTAAGAACACTGCAAAAGAGAATAAGAGAAGAGCACATAAAAAATGACACATCCTCAACCTAATCAGGGTGGCGGAGCCATCGACTGGTCTAAAGAAGAAGCTAAAGCTCGTAGAGAGCTTGCAGCTAATAAACAGGCTATCGAAAGTAGCCAAAGCACTAAAAATGCTAGAAATGATGAAGAATAGTAAAGCGAGACGTTTCTAGTATCGCTAACTTAAACTAGTCCTGTCCCTAAGCGCATGGGGCTTTAAACCTCTCTAGAGAAAAGGTAATAAATGACAAACCCAGTAGATAGCTCTGGTAACGTCCAAGTTGCATTTGAGTGGGGAAACCTACCAATTCAGCCAGACGATGTACGCCAGACATCACCTTCACAGACAGTTTCTGTTAGCCCATCCCAGAATCATGGTTGGACAGTCTACGGAACTCTCGCATCTGCAAAGCTTTCTTCAGATCCAACCACAGTAAACCTTAATGGTCTTACATGGAACGTAAATCCAGGAATTAACAGCATTGCAACTTCAGGTACAAGCGGATACCCAGCATTTACTTCTCCTGTAACAGAGCCAGGTGCTGGCTATGTAACAGCTCCAGAAGTCGTTGGTCTTTCACTTTCAGCAGCATCAACTAAGATCGTTGCAGCTGGCCTCGTTGTAGGAACAGTTACAACTGAAAATAACGCTTCAGGTGCAACTCTTGCTAATAACGGAACAGTTGAGTACGAACTTCCAATTGCTGGTGCTGATCTCGTTATCGGTTCTTCAGTCAACCTTCGTGAGTACATCTACCAGCTTGCTGTACCTAACGTTGTTGGTGACACTGAGACCGTTGCAGCCGCAGCTCTTTCAGCTCTTGGTTTCACAACCACAACTGCACTCGGTGCAACTGCTACCGTTGCTACACAGACTCCTGCTGCAGGAACAACTGCAAACTACGGTTCTGCTGTAACACTTGCTTAATAGCTCTAACTAACAAAAAAGCCCGCCATATGGCGGGCTTTTCTGTTATATCTGTGCAGGTATTAAGTCCGAAGAAGGCCAGTCACTGAAGTCTTTTCCACCTTTGCTCAATTGAAATGCAACCCTTACGTTAGTAATGGGATCAAATAATTGAGAGTATGAGGTGAGCTTTAGCCAAACCTTACGTTGAACACCCATCTCACCTAGCATGTTGATCTGAAACAACCCATAAGAGTTATCTCCAGTCCTAGCATTGGTGTTGTGATCAAGAGTGTTTCCACGTGACTCATGGTAAACGACATTAATGGCGTTATTTAGAGCCCTACCCTTAAATCCGGCCCACTCAAGTAGTCTCACAAGTGAGGCTTTGTCATAGGTCTTTAAGGTCAAGAATGCGGGCTTACAGGAGTCCGCTGCATATTTAATTGGAATTATTGGGGCTCTTAATGCCCAGGCACCACTGTGCCCTAGAAATAACAGGCAGCTTAGTACTGCGCTGAATAACTTAATTTTTGCACTATAATTCACATTATCCCCTGGGTCTAGAGGGCCAAGTTGAGACCGATGGACAACTGTCACTTGCCAACCGGCGGTAAGGTCTATGTCTACCGAACCTACTTGCAACCCCGTTATACTTACTGGATTATGAATGCTGTATCTCTACTGCATTAGTATTAGACTAGCAGTAGTTACAGACTACTCGCAACATTGACGGAAGGTAAATAAATGGCAAAATGCTTAAATTGTACAAATGAGGCTATTTGGTTGGTAGAAACACGTGGAGCACGTCCACAGATCTTCTGTGATATGGATCTCCCCTGGTTCTTACGTAAAGACGCTGTAGATGGCACATTGCCACGTTTAGACGCACCTAAAGAAGAAAAGCCTAAGACAGCAGCTAAGAAGGCTGCTACCAATGAGAATTGAGAGAATAGTCACAAAACAAGGACATCCAGTTCCTTCTAAAGCACATAGACCTAATGGTCCATTTCCACCAGAGGTCTTAGCTCAACCTAAAGTTATTCATGAATACGATCGTCAAGATGATGGCGATGGTTCTAGCATTCCTCTAGGTTCAACAGCACAAAATAAATTTAATGAATTACGTTGGTATGTCTGCAATGATTGCGGAGAGAAACTACCCGAGACAAAGTTAGAAGTACATATCTGTGGCCAGTAGAGAAGAAGAGCTTCAACGTAGGTTAGAACGACAGCTTCGTAATAAGAACCGTCCTAAGACTGAAACTGAACGTTATCAAGAAGCTGTAAACAGGGGTATACCCTCAGATTTACTTGCTGGACGTATTAAAGGCCGACATGTCATCGATAAGCCTATGGAAGAGTACTCACTAGATGTTGCCGATGAATTAGCGATCGACAGTGAGAAGGCAGCCAATTATGGTGCAACTTCAGGAAACGACTACTATGTTTCTCCTGCATTTGGTGAAGCAGGCTTAAATGGAGAGCTACTCTATGGTCCTGCTGATCTCGGTCGTGGCGATTATGAAATGCCTACAAGCACGTCTAATCCAGAACGACCAAGAACTCTTGCAGCTGGATACTCAAAACAACGTCAAGTTTTAACTGTTATGTTTAGAGATGGCACTGTTTACAACTACTACGAAGTAGATGAGGACGAGTGGGATCTATTTCACTCTAACGTAAGTAAGGGTGAGGTCATATCAACATTCCTCGATGCAAAGCCTCGTGGTCCAGCAGATACTTCTGACTTCCCCCTTGAGATTCGTCAACAGGTCGCTCTTCTTGCTAGAACCCAACAGGCTTCTCAATATAACCTTGCCTCTATGAAGGCTGAAAAGAAGAGACAAAAAGAGTTTAGTAAAGCTTACGATAGGGCGTTTAAGGAATACCGAAAGAGCGGTTACAGAGCGCCTATCCTTAACGAGGGGTTGGGTGGTCACTATAGCAACGACTAAAGACTTAGGACCGATTTATTTTCATCGCCTTACTTACCCAGTAAAGCCAAGAGGTCTTATGGAGCGTGCCTATAGCCAAGAGATAGATGGAGAGTTTAGAAGAGGGTATGGAACCTCTGTAAGACTCCCATTCACTAAACAAGCTCTTGTCATCGGTGTATGGAAAAAAACAGGGTATACTGAGAGTCAAGCTTTAACCTATGCCATTAACGGTCGTGGTTTAAAAGCAGATGATCCTAGCTGGGAAACTATACGATCTGGAGAAATTGAATGTTTAGACGAAACAGAAATGAACGAGTTAAGTCAAGAATAGAGAAGCGTGCTTCACGCCTACCTACTGATGAATTACTTGGATGGTCTGAAAACGCCGTCTACTCAACCAGTCGTAACTTATCTGCCTGGCAGAGAGATCCACAAGCAGCCTATCTAGAAGAGGCACGACTAGGTGCAGAAGCACTTATGGCCATTATTAATACGATCCATGAGAGAACCACACATAGTGAGAGATGACTTTGAGTTTGAAGACTTTGATGATGAAGAAGAGTTATTACCTCCAGAGCTACAGGCTTTGGCGGACTCATCGGAAGGAGATGAGGACTTTGAAGAACTACATCAAGAAGATGAGGAAGAGTTAGATGAACTCTCTAAAGAATTCGTACTACAGCTTATTGACAAGGTTATGGACTTTATGGTGCTCCTTGTTGGGCACGATCTCCACCCTTACCAAAAACCACTAGCTAGACGTATTATTGAGTCCGTCATCATTAACGATGGCGAGGAGATTACTGCTCTAGCTGCTCGTCAGTCTGGAAAGTCTGAAACCGTTGCAGATACCGTGGCAACTCTTATGGTTCTTCTTCCACGTCTTGCTCGTATGTATCCTGAGCTATTGGGTAAGTTTAGAGAAGGACTATGGGTAGGAATGTTTGCCCCTGTACAAGCACAGGCTGAAACCCTGTACTCCCGTACAGTTTCACGGTTAACTAGTGAGAATGCTATTGCCATCCTTGGTGATGCTGAGATTGACGACAGCGTATCTAAAACACCCGGTGTAACCAGAAACATTAAACTTAAGAACTCCGGATCATCAGTAATGATGATGACCGCTAACCCAAGAGCTAAGATTGAGTCTAAGTCTTTCCATCTCATGATTATTGATGAGTGTCAAGAAGCAGATGACTTTATTGTTGCCAAGTCTATTTCACCTATGGGTGCGTATTACAACGCTACTATGGTTAAAACTGGTACACCTACAAGCTCTAAGAACAACTTCTACCGTGCCATCCAGCTTAATAAGCGTCGTCAAAGCGAAGGCCGTAAAGGTCGTCAGAACCATTTCCAGTGGGACTGGAGAGATGTAGTTAAGTACAACCCTAACTATGAGAAGTTTATTAAGAAAGAGAAACTTCGCTTAGGTGAAGAATCTGATGAATTCCAGATGTCATATAACTGTAAGTGGTTATTGGAACGTGGAATGTTCGTAACCTCATCCGCTATGGATGATCTAGGCGATACTTCTGCAGAGCTTGTTAAGTCTCACCATAAGACCCCCGTTGTTGTAGGTATCGATCCGGCACGTAAGATGGACTCAACAGTTGTTACTGTAGTCTGGGTTGACTGGGATAGGCCGGATGAATATGGTTACTACGACCACCGTGTCCTTAACTGGTTAGAGATGCAAGGAGATGACTGGGAAGAGCAATACTTCCAGATCGTTAACTTCCTAGAAAGTTATGACGTCTATGCTGTGGCTGTGGATACAAACGGCGTAGGAGATGCTGTAGCCGGTCGTTTAAAGATCTTGCTACCTAGAGCTGAAGTTGTAGCCATGTCTTCTAGCCCACAGGAACAATCTAAGCGTTGGAAGCATCTACAGGCATTGATTCAACGTCAGTTGATTTCCTGGCCTGCACACGCTAAAACTCGTCGGTTACGTACTTGGAAGCGCTTCTATCAACAGATGACAGACGCTGAGGTCCAATATAGGGGCCCTAACTTCTTGGTTGCTGCTCCAGATGAAGCCCATGCCCATGATGACTATGTGGACTCACTGTCCCTAGCCTGCTCATTAACCCAAGAGATGGTTATGCCTACCGTAGAGGTAAGTGCGTCCCCATTCTTTGGTAGATAAATATTGGTGGGTTTAGCACAAAAATTAGAGGTGTAAGTCTGATACTTATACCTGAGGCCCTCAATCTCAACCCTATAGGAGAAAATACAATGGCATCAAATATTGCCCCAACTCCACAGTTCCCTGAAAAGGGATCACCTGCCTACGAGCGTAAGATCAGCCCAGCTCAGACAGGTCTTCGTGGACCTCTTCGCTTTGAAGAGGGAATTGCAACAGACACCGATGTTCCAAACGATTTCGAACTCGGTCTAACACAGGGTTATGACACACCAGCTGGTCGTCCTAACCACAATATGAACGTCTTTGAAAAGCCTGCTGCAGAAACCATGTCAGAGCGTGCCCACGTTGGCTCAGCTTCATGGGTTGAAGCACCTGATTTCCTTTCTGAGTTCTCTCAAGGAAACTTCCAGGATTATGCAGAAACAAAGATTGAAGAAGTCATCCGCAGCGGTTCAAGCTACAAGCGAATCAACCCTGCCGAAGTTAACGACTAAGTAGGTTATACTTAAGGTGCTCTACTCCTCGTAAGGGGGGTAGGGGACCTTTTCTTTTTATAGAAACGAGATCACTTGTCTATCGATTTTTCACCTCCCAGTTATAGAGCAGCGTCTTCTGACTTAACAATCTCTATTTCACCTCTCGGACTGGTTGAGCTTGCTGATGAAGAATTCGAAGTACACGGTCCACGCTTAAATCGTTATTCACTTAACTGGGCTATGTATCTTGGCCATCACTGGGCCTATCGTCGTGAGCTTGGCGATGCGCAGATGGTTTACAACTATTACCGTGCATTCACGGATTACATCATTAACTTTACATTTGGTCGTGCAGCGCACTTCCGTAGTCCGTATGAGACTGAAGGAATCGTTCCAGACATTCTTAAGCGTGTATGGGAAGACGACAACGATAAGCACTCCATCATGTGGGAGATGGGACAGCAAGGCGGAGTCTCAGGAGATTGCTTTGTAAAGGTTGCCTATGAAGAGGCGTATGAAAACCCTGTTACTGGAATGGTTACCCCAGGTAAAGTACGTGTCCTTCCACTTAACGCATCATTCTGCTTTCCAGAGTTTCACCCGCATGATCGCTCACGTTTAATTCGTTTTAAGCTTAAGTATCGCTTTTGGGGTACGTCTCTAGAGGGTACACGTCAGGTTTACACATATACCGAAATTCTTACAGATGAGCGCATTGAGGAATATATCAATGATGAGCTTATCGATTCACGTCCTAATCCTATTGGCGTTGTACCTATTATTCATATTGCTAACGTACGCATCTCTGGATCCCCATGGGGCCTATCTGATGGTCACGACATTATCGTATTGAACCGTAACTACAATGAAGTTGCAACTGATATTGCTGACATCATTCAGTACCACGCTTCTCCTGTGACAGTTATCACCGGTGCTAAAGCATCTAACCTTGAAAAGGGACCTAAGAAAGTTTGGGGTAACCTCCCTAAAGATGCTAACGTCTTTAACCTAGAAGGTGGCGGACAGGGATTACAGGGAGCTATTCAGTATCTAGAGATCCTAAAGCGCTCAATGCACGAAATGATTGGTGTTCCTGAGACCGCTCTTGGTCAGGTACAACCTATTTCTAATACTTCAGGTGTTGCACTTTCTATTCAGTACCAGCCATTGATGAACCGCTATAACCAAAAGACAGTTCAATATGGAGAAGGAATCAAGCGTATTAACGACTTGATCCTACGTACAGTCGCATTTAAAGAGCCAGAGCGTTTTACATGGGACCCATCATTTAATGGTCCAATTAAGCCTGATCAGCTATCGCAACTTGATCCTAATGATCCAATTAGCTACCAGTCATCAGTTCACTGGTTAGATCCACTACCTCTTGACAAGCTTGTTCTATTGAACGAGATCTCAGCAATGATGAAGCTTAATCTTGAAAGCCGTAAGGGTGCTCTTCGTGCTCTTGGTGAGGCCTTCCCAGATGAGAAGCTTGAAGAAATTCGTATTGAACTTATTGAGGATTCTAAGGCTAAGGGTGTACTGCAGCTTATGGAAGCTCAGATAGTTTCAGCTATTACATCACTTACTGGTTTCCAGCCTTCAACAGCTGACGTTGAACCAGGTCCAGGCACAGGCGAAGCTGGTGCAGGAGTTGGTCCAGGTCCAGATGGACAGGCCGGAGTTGTTACGCCATTCGAGGCACAAACAGTTCAAGCTCTTGCTGAAGAACTCGTCACAAAAGCCTATGGCACAAAGCTTCCCCAACGCAGGAATCCTGACGATCAGGACTCACCAGGTGGGGGATTATAAGTATAGGCTGACAAATGTAGTTACTTTTGGAATCCTGTACTTACTCAACTAATCCGCAGGTCATCGTGGCATTAATTCGGACAACGACCTCTCAAACCTAAGGAATAAGCATGACTGAATCAACTAACGTAGTCGATACCCCTGTAGCGCAGGAGGCATTTCTAGCAGATGTCCCTACACATACAGAAACATTGACAACGCCAGTTTCAACAACTCCAACTCAATCAACTCGTACATTTACTGAGGAAGACGTCCGTAAAGCACGTGAGACTGAGAAGAATAAAGTTTACGAAACTATTGGATCGCTAAAGGATGAAGTAGCGACCCTAAAGAAGGAACGTGAAGAGCGTCTAGCAGAAGTCGAGCGTGCTCGCCAAGCTGCAGAAGATGAAGCCCGTAAGAAGGCTGAGTCGGAGATGGATCTTCGTCAACTTCTTGAATCAAAAGAAAAAGAATGGGCAGACAAGCTAGAGCAAGAACGAACCGCTCGTGAGCAGTCCTTGACCCTTTTAAATAAGGAACGTCAATATGCTGAACTCCAAGAGTATCGTTCAGCTCGCGTCTCCCAAGAGAGAGAAAACATTCTTCCTGAATTGGTTGACTTGATCGCAGGAAATACTCCTGATGAGATTGAATCAAGCATTGCAGGACTTAAGGAACGTACATCCAGTATCCTTGCAAATACGCAGCAGTCCTTACAGTCTGCCCGTAGAGAAATGAAGGGCACGAGCCTTACAGCTCCTGCCTCCGGACCCCTCGACACCAATTCGGATCAACAACAGTTCACTGCAGAAAATATCGCTGCAATGTCGGTTACCGAGTACGCAAAGTATCGTTCACGACTACTACCTAACGTCAATAACGGTAACAAGGGAATATTCGGATAAGTAGTTTGATCCACCGTTAATTAATTAACTAACTAAGGAGTAATACCGACATGGCATCAGCCGTAACAGGTACCGGCAATCTAGCCGCTGCCCCAACAGCGTATTCTGGCGCTAATAGCCAGCTTACACAAGCAATTCAGACAATCTGGTCAAAGGAAATCCTTTTCCAGTCAATGCCAATCCTTCGCTTCGAACAGTTCGCTGTTAAGAAGACAGAATTGAACGTTGCACCTGGTCTCCAGATTAACTTCATGCGTTACAACAACCTCGGTTTCGCTTCAGCTCTTGTTGAAGGTGTCCGTATGTCAACTAACGCTTTGACTGCACAGCAGTTCTCAATCACCGTTGCAGAGCACGGATACGCAATCGCAGTATCAGAGCTTCTTCTCAACGCCTCATTCGATGACGTTATGGCTTCTGCTTCACGTCTTCTTGGTCGTAACATGGCTCTCTATCTTGATGGCCAGGCACGCGACACACTCATGGCAGCATCTTCTGTCATCTACGGTTACGACCGTTCATCTGCCGGTACAGTTAACAACTGGTACGACTACGGTACACAGGGATCATCCCGTGCATCTATGACCGGTAACTTCTCTCTTACAACTGCAACCGTTAAGGACGCAGTAGAGACCCTCTCAACAAAGAACATTCCTCGCCTCGGTGAGACCTATGTTGCTTTCGTTCACCCACACCAGAGCCGTAAGCTCCGTGACAATCCAGAATTTATTGAAGTCACAAAGTACGCTGCTCCAGGAAACTTCATGCTCGGTGAGATCGGTCGTTTGTACGACACAGTCTTCATTGAGACAACCCAGATCAAGAAGGTCCCAGGCGGCGCAGGTGCAGGTTACACAACCGACACAGCGGTAGCTTCAGGATCAATCGTTTACCCAACTGGTGGAGGATACACATCTCCTACAACCACAACCGGTAACGGTGCTGCAGATCGTTATTCAGCAATCTTCATTGGTGATAACGCATTTGGTCACGCTATCTCACTTCCTGTTGAGCTTCGTGATGGTGGTATCTTGGACTTCGGTCGTGAGCACGCACTTGCTTGGTACGCAATCTACGGTCTTGGTCTTATCACTGACCAGTCTGTAATCATTGCAGAAACCAACTAAATAGTAATCGGGGGAGGACCTTGAAGCCCTCCCCCACCCTAACAACCCAAGGAGAATAATAATCGTGGCAAAAGCTAAAGTTACAGACGTCACAGGACGTCAACGTGAAGAACTATTAAAGTCAAACGCTGAAGAACTTCAGAAGCGTGCAGAACAGATGTCTATGGCAACTGCGGAAGCGCAGCATAAACTAGCGACAGAAACCCTTGATCTCACTAAGGGACCAATTGCAACAGTAATTGACGAAGTTGAAGATCTCGGAGTTACATCTGCCGATGAGAGCGAAGTTATTCGTGTCATCGAAGATCTTGATTTCGTAACAGTGGGAGTAGGCAATCACTACTCATTCAAAGCTGGTGGAAAGTATAAAGTCCCTAGCAATGTAGCAACGCATCTACGAGAAAAAGGCTACCTAGACAGCCGACTCTAAGCTGCAACACAGGTTCCTCACTCCTACTACGCCCTCCTGTAGGAGTGGGGTCTTTTTTATGCAGACGTATCCTATGTAATACTGGGATTATATGAACATCAAACTTTGGAGGATTAGTGGCAAATATAGTTAGTCTCTCTAACCGAGTTAGAGCAGAGCTTGGTGATATTGCCCGTTCATTTACAGAATCCTTTGCTGGTAATGGGCACGATAGCCGTTTTCAACTGACGGTAGCCCCAGTTAATGCTCAAAGCCTTTCAGTAACCATCAATGGTACTGAGGTATCTAACGATTGCACAGTAGAAGAAGTAACAGGACTTGTAGTTCTTCCTTACATACCTACATCCACTCAGACTGTGGTTATCTCCGGTCTATCTTACAAATACTTTACAGATGTTGAAGTTAACCATTACATCTGGGATGCCTTTGAACAGCACAGTAAGTTTATGACTACCGTTAATGGGGTCAAGCCAACAATCCAGAACATTAGCCATGTAAATGAGTATCCAATTGCTCTGTTGGCTTCTATTCAAGCTCTCTATACCCTTGCTACAGATGCATCTTTTGATATCGATATCTCCTCACCAGACGGTGTGACAATCCCTCGCTCACAGCGTTATCGCCAACTTATGGAGATTATCTACCAGCGTCGTGAGCAGTACAAAGAGCTATGCCAGCTTTTGGATATTGGTATGCATGCTGTAACCGTATTTGATCTACGACGTGTTGCACCACGCACAAACCGTTATGTCCCGATCTATATTCCTCAAGAAGTGGACGATGGCTCATTGCCACAGCGTGTATACTTGGAGATGCCAAATTACGGAGATGCCACACCATCTGGTCCCGTACAAGAACTGGATCTATCTCTTTACTCTGGTGATGACTATGAGCATAGCTGGACATTTGCTGCAGATATCTCAACCTTTACGCCATTTGCACAAATCCGCATGTTTACTGATTTTCCAGACAACACCATTGGACCTCTTATTCTTGCTACTCCAACATTCAGCAAGTCTGCATCAGGTGCTAATGGCGGAATTACAGACACCCTCACAATGTACTTAACGGGTGCAGACACTGCAGATCTTCCACACACCTCGTATTGGGATTTACAGTTTAAAGATTCATCAGGTAAGACTAAGACTTACTTTGAAGGAAAAGTATTTACTAAGTACCAGGTATCTATCCCTTATGGAGACCCTCAGTGAGCAATGACAACTTTGACTTTCCCGATTTAAGCGGCTACGGCAATAACAGCAACGCCGGTTCTACCGGACCACGTGGATACACGGGTCCACAAGGCCCAACAGGTCCTACAGGAGCAGCGGGTGCTACTGGTGCTACCGGAGCGTCAGTAACAGGTCCTACCGGTGCAACTGGAGCGTCCGGTGCTACCGGTCCTACTGGTGCGCCAGGTTATGCAGGTCCGACAGGATCTACTGGCCCAACAGGTCAACAAGGTGTTCAGGGTCCAACCGGAGCACAAGGTCCACAAGGACCTAATGGTGCAACGGGAGCTCAAGGTCCAACAGGTTCTGTTGGAGCTACAGGTGCAACCGGTGCTACCGGTGCACAAGGCATTCAGGGTGTTACAGGTCCGGTTGGTCCAACAGGATCAGTCGGTAATTCTGGAGCAACTGGTGCCACGGGCGCAACTGGAGCGACAGGAGCAACCGGTTTAACTGGAGCTACTGGTTCTACAGGTGCGACAGGAAACACTGGTCCTACTGGTGCGCAAGGTATTCAAGGACAGACAGGTCCCGTAGGTCCTACCGGTGCTACTGGTGCACAAGGACAGGGTATTAACGTACTTGGTGCGTATGATTTTTATTCACAGCTTATCGCTGCACATCCAACAGCAAATAATGGCGACGCATATGTAGTTGCTGGTGCTCTTTGGATTTGGAACAGCGGCGCTTGGCATGACATTCAAAACATTGTTGGACCAACTGGTTCTGCAGGACCAACTGGTGCAACAGGATTATCAGGGGCGACAGGAGCAACAGGTGCCACAGGAGCGACGGGTGAAACAGGAGCTGTTGGACCTACGGGTTCTACAGGAGCAACAGGATTACAAGGCCCAACTGGGGCAACTGGAGCTCAAGGAAATGTGGGCGCAACTGGATCTACTGGTGCCACAGGACCCACAGGATCTCAAGGACCAATTGGATTAATTGGACCTACAGGTGCCACCGGTGCTGCTTCAACAGTTCCAGGACCTACTGGTGCGACAGGTGCTACAGGAGCAGGCGTTGCCGGTGCAACGGGTGCTACCGGTCCAACAGGACCTAAGGGTGATACTGGTGCGCAAGGTTTAGCTGGTACAACTGGATCTACAGGCCCTAAGGGTGATACAGGTCCAATGGGACCTGCTGGTCAAGCTAACGCACACAACTCTGTACGTCTTGAATCTACTCAGCCATATGTTGCTACCTATACAGGCGGTACTCAAGGTGCTGATGGTGGATTTGGTGTTGGTGCTACATTAACAATCGCTGCAGCAACCATGTACCCATTTATTGTTGACGGATTTACCCCAAATGTTCTTGATCGTGTTCTTATTAATACCCAATCTGATGCTCGTCAGAACGGCATCTATGTAGTAACACGTCTTTCTGATTCACAGGGTAATCCAACAATCCTTACTCGTGCTTCGGACTACGACAACCATGTTGCAATGCAGGTTGAAGCAGGCGACTACCTTTACGTTCAAATCGGTAGCACACGTGCTGGTCTTAATGCTATTCAGTACCAAGAAGGTTCTGGAACATTAAACAGCATTGTTATCGGTGTCGATAATATTAACTTTACAGTTACTGGAAGCCTTGGACCTACCGGTGCAACGGGACAAGTTGGACCTACAGGTGCTACTGGCCCTACTGGAGTACAAGGCCCTACAGGCTCTATAGGACCTGTAGGTGCTACAGGTGGTGTAGGCCCAACGGGTTCCACTGGTGCTACTGGTGCTACTGGTGTAGGTGCTACTGGTCCAACTGGTGCAACCGGTTTAGTTGGTCCTACAGGTCCAACAGGTGTTGGAGCTACCGGTGCAACCGGTGCTACCGGTGCAAGCGGCCCTGGTAAATACACATTCTCTCTAACAGCTCCAACAGCACCTGCTGTTGGTGATCACTGGATTGATGACAACACAGGTGTTGAGTACACCTGGACCACCTCAATGGGTGGAACTAACGCTTGGGCAGAACTTGCCCCTTCAGGTTACTGGGGACCGACCGGTGCAACCGGTGCGACAGGCGCTTCTGGAGCTCCAGGAGCTACTGGACCAACTGGAGCTGCGGGACCTGCTCTTGGCGGCTTAACACCGGGTGAAATTCTATTTGGATCTTCCTCAGGCTCTGTACAGCAAACAACCGTAGGTTCTACAACTGCTGGTAACTTCTTGATGTCTTATGGAAACATCGTTAATGGTGGACCTGAATTCGTTCAGCTTAATATTAAAGAGCCTGTATTTGTTGCAACTACGGGTCCTTTGAGTGTTACCTCTAATCTTTCAGGAAACACCACAAATGATTATCCTCTAAGTGTTCAGACACTAACATTCACCGCTTATGGCGTACCCACTATTGATGGATTCCCACTTATCTATGACTGCCGTGTACTTGTAAAAGATCAGGCCGATCAAAGTCAAAACGGAGTCTATGTAGTAACTCAGTTGGGCACATCTAGTACCTCAACAATCATGGCTCGTGATAACGATTCTGATACTCTTCCTAAACTTGCTGCTGCAATTATTCAAGTTCTTCAGGGAAACTATAACGGTGGACAATCCTTTACAACCTATACAGATGCTGTAGGAACTATTGGAACAGATATAATCCCATTTAATGCGGTAGTACAGTCTCCTGGTGCTGGACAAGCAGGACAACTGCTAATGTCCTACGGTGGCTATGGACAGTTTGCCCCAGAATGGGTTCAATACCAAGTACACCAGAGCGTTCAGTCTGCATCTAATGCAGTTAACTATCCTGGAGTTTACACAGTTGGTGGTTTTGGTTATGGAAACGACCCACTTACAGCCGCTGATCAGTTTGTACTAACCGCTACGGGCCCACTCGTTGTTGATGGATACACGGTTCAATATAATGATCGTGTACTTCTTAAGGATCAAACAAATCCAGTTCAAAATGGTATCTGGCTTTGTATTACTCCTGGAGCTACTGGAGTACAGACTGTACTCATTCGAGACAATGACGCTGATACTCCATCAAAGATGGCAGCATCTATTGTTCAGGTTAACCTTGGAAACACTTATGGTGGAACAAGCTGGCAGTGTAAGATGTCGTCTACAGGCGTCTTTGGTACAACACCTATCTTGTTTGAAAAGATTGCTGGCTATACAGACTTTGGCAACGGAATCATTGCTAACCCTGTAACTGGTCAGATCACACTAGACACTACAGTTGCTGTGACAGCTTCTGCTGCTCAGACCTTATCTAATAAGTCTATCTTGACTAACGTCAATACTCAGACGGCTAATCAATACGTGCCAGTCTTATCCGATTCCTCGGCGTTTGTTTACATGAATACTTCTACAGCTACTCAGGTAAACATACCAACTAACTCGTCTACACCCTACCCAGTTGGTACAACCCTGACTATTGTTCAAGCTGGAACAGGAACCGTAACCCTCTCTGCTCAGTTCCCTCTTACAACGACTCTTCAGTCTGCAGGATCTAGCCCAACACAGCCTAAGACTAGAACCCAGTACAGCGCAGCAGTTCTTCACAAAGTTGCAGTTGATACTTGGGTAGTAATGGGTGACATTCTCTAATGTCCTTTAGTGCCGCAGCTCTTACTCCAGGTGGTGTAAATCATTTAGTTAAAACTGGTTTACTTTGCCACCTAGATGGGCCCACCCCTGCTTCAGGAAATAACGGGGTTTTTAATTCTTGGATTAACCTAGCTTCTGGTGGCTCTGCATACAATGCAACGGCTACACAGAGCAGCGCAACGTGGACCACTAAGGGAGGTGGGTCTTGGTTTACCAACGGCGTAAGTGGCGCAATCACTATAAACACGCCCCTACCTTATTCAGGTAGTGCAACAAATTCCTGGTCTATGGGAGTTTGGGTAATGCCTCAAACACAAAGCGGAAATATTTTAATGATGTCTAATACCAGTGGCTGGAGAATGCCACCGGTAGCCTCTATTGCACAAACGTTCTTTGGTAAAGTGTGGCAAGGCACAACGTATGTAAACCGACTTTACTCCGGAGTTTTTACAGCAGGTGTCTGGTATTACGTAGTGCTCACTTTTAACTACGCACTGCAAACACAAAATCTCTACATAAATGGAGTATTGGTCGCTACTCAGAGCAACGTATCATACTCATCAAGTGGTAGTAACAATACAATATCTATGGGTGCTGGTTCTAGTGGTGCTGCGGATGACCAGGGTTACTTCCGTGGATATTTTGGAAACTTTCACTACTATGGAAACTACGCACTAAGTGCATCAGATGTGTTACAGAACTACAACGCATTAGCCACTAGGTATCAGGGATACAACATTGCTGGCGATGGATTGACTTCTGCAACCCCAGGGTTCTCAGCTCAACAGCTCCAACGAGATTACGGTTACACTACAAACGGTGTTTACTGGATCTGGCTAAACGGTCAAGCTCAACAGGTCTACTGTTTGATGGATCCACAAGCTGACGGTGGTGGATGGATGATGGCTATGAAGGCCACTCGTGGAACCACCTTTAATTACTCAGCCTCTTATTGGACTACAGCTAATACCCTTAACCCTACGGATTTAACTCGTGCTAATGCGGACGCCAAGTACGATGTCTTTAACTACTTCCAGGCTCAAGACATGCTTGCAGTTTGGCCAGATATCACTACACCTGGTGGTTCTCTACCAGGTGGATATAACGGAAACTGGACTTGGGAACAAAAGAACTTCTATGCCGGTACAAGAATATCTCCATTAAATATGTTTAGCTCTTTTGATCCAACTAATGGTGGAAGCATAGGAAGCTACGTTAGTCGCAGTCCGTATAACTACGGTGGATACTTTGTTCAAGATGCATTGACATTTCCAGGAACTGGTCAAACACAGGGCATATTCTCTACTCAAGCTGACATTCACTTTTATGGATTTAACGGTCAAAACTATTACAACTCTTCTTATCCAACATACGACCGTATTCGTTGGGGCTTTATCTGGAATGAGAACAGTGAGGGGCCGTATACTAGCCCAGCTACTCTAGCAAGTGGTGGTGCTCCAGGATCCGATGACGTTGGTGGCGGTATTGGTATGGATAGCTCATTCGGTAACTACTCAGCCGGTGATCAGATCAACTGCTGCCAGACATACACAGGTATTAACCGTTCAGCACGAGTAGAAATCTACGTGAGGTAACAATGGCTATTAATTTCCCAGCTTCTCCTACCCCTGGACAAAGCTATACATACGGAACTCGTACTTGGCAATGGACAGGTGTAGCCTGGATCTCTGTATCAACAACCTCCGGACCTACAGGTCCAACTGGTGCTGCGTCTACAGTTCCTGGCCCTACCGGTCCTCAAGGACCTACAGGTGCTACAGGTATCGCAGGTCCGACAGGTGCTGCTTCAACTATTCCAGGTCCAACAGGACCAACGGGTGCCCAAGGTGCTAGCATTATCAATGTAGATGGTGGTGGGCCCACAACAAATTACGGCGGAGTTGCCGCTATTAACTTCGGAGGAGTCTGATGTCTATTCAGCTACAGTTACGTCGTGGAACAGCCGCACAATGGACTGCTGCTAATACTCTATTAGCCCAGGGTGAGTTAGCCCTAGAAACAGATACATCTAAATTTAAAATTGGTGACGGAGTCACTACTTGGAATTCTCTACCTTATGCTTCAGGACCTGCGGGTGCCTCAGTAACGGGTCCAACAGGACCTACTGGCGCTGCAGGAGCTGCAGGAGCTGCAGGAGCGACTGGACCTACAGGAGCCCCCGGAGTAACTGGTCCTGCTGGAACGCCTGGTGATACTGCTTTGAACGCACAGGTCATTGCAGATGCTAGAATGGGTATTGGATTTTACTTCCCTAAGAACATTAACACAACTTATGTAACAACCGCAACCTCTGTTATACCGCCGATTTACCTGATCTAGGAAGGTCTACTAAATGTCAAGAAATGTATTGCAGGAGACAGATTATACTTTTAATCCGTCTACTTATACCCTTACAATTAACGAGCGTTGGATTCGTCCTGAGCGCATCATGCTCATTACTAACGTAACACGTAACGTTACTCTTTACAACTTCTCAGATCCTAGCACCTCTTATACCTCAGTAACCTCGGTTGATAATGGAACGGGTATTCTTTCTACCGTAATTGTTCTAAACCCAGCTAAGTTTAGTGGCGTAACAATGTTGTCTACTGACAATATCCAGGTATATGTCGATGAATACGCTCAGACTACCATTCCGGATGAGACTCTAACTGATGGTGCTCAGAAGCAGCGTGTTTCTACACCGCAGTCCTTGATCGATACCGACTTTGAATATTCAGTTCAGCCTTCTAAATGGGAATCAATCTTTCTTACATCTAACTACCCTAGCTATTTTGCTAAGCCTAACGGCGGTAACTCTATTGCAGCAACATCCATTTATGGTGATGGAACTTCTCCCCGCTCAATTATCACAGTAACAACCTCGGTTCCTCACGGCCTTTCAGTAGGTCAGGTAATAAACGTTCAAGAAACTCAAAACTATCGTGTAGAAGGAACCTTCCAAGTTCTTTCAGCACCTACTATCTACACCTTTACATATCGTGGTCGTGGAGTTGTATCTGGTGAAACTATCTTCCAGAATGACTCTGTAGTCTACGGTGGAGACGTATTTGATGGTGCACACATCCCAGGCGGTAACTTTGCTGGACTAGGAACCCTTCCCCTTGGTCAGGCATTAGTAGCACCAAATACAATGAATCCATGGTCTGCTTCAACAGACAACGGAACACCTTCTACTATTACAGTAACATTCCAGTACCCTCATGGAATCTATCCTGGTGCAACCATCTCTATTTCTGGAACTAACTCCTTTGATGGTGACTATGTAATCAAGCAGGTACCAACGGTAAACACCTTGGTATTCACTGCATACCAGCAGTATGGCTCAGTATCTGTTCCATCTACTGGACGTATCATTACTAAGTCAGACGGTTACGTTATTCACCGCCCATACGATGCCGGTGTTGCTATTACAACTTACAATAACGTACCAGGTCTTCAGGCTATTCGTCAGACACGTCGTTATTTCCGTTACCAAGCGGGTAAAGCAGTCCAGTTCTCTACTGGTGCAAAGTTAACCCCCACCTTTAATATTGATGCAATCTCAATGGGTGCGGGCTCTGTAGGACTCCAGACAGTCACCGTAACAACTATGGAAGATCATGGGTTGCAAGCAGGTGCTGTTGTATACATTGAAAATATTCAGACTTTAAACTCAAATGGTTACAATCCTTATAACGGAACGTTTACAGTTACTGCTGTAACAAACTCGAACGTGTTCCAATATAAAGTTACCCTTACACAGGCCGTATCATTTAGTGATTTGACACCTAATGGACAGTCCTCATACGCACATGCGATTAACTGGTGGGGTGCAGAGACTCGTTCTGGAATGTTTGATGAGCAAAACGGTTTCTACTTTGCCTATGATGGACAAGAGATTTATGTTAACCGTCGCCACTCAGAGAAGGTACTAAGCGGCCGTCTTAACTTGACACAGTACAGCCCACTAATCACTGGTGTAGGAACTCAGTTCCGTAAGCAGATCGTGGCCGGTCAAAAGATTGTAATCAAGGGTTCTTCTTACCTTGTTACTGCTATCTCTTCAGATACCCAGCTTTACATTGCCCCAGCTTATAAGGGTGTTTCACAGACCGGTGCTCGTGCAACAATCACACAGAATATCCGTATTCCTCAAGCTAACTGGAACATGGACAAGTGCGATGGTACTGGTCCTTCTGGCTATAACCTCGATCCAAAGCGCATGCAGATGATCTACATCGATTACTCTTGGTATGGTGCTGGAACTATTCGTTTCGGTGTTCGTGGTCCACGTGGAAATATCATTTACGTACACCGTATTGTTAACTCTAACGTTAACCAGCTTGCTTACCAGAAGTCAGGTAACCTGCCAGCTCGTTACGAAGTAGATAACTCACCGATTACATACGGCAAGATGGTTGCTGGAGGTTCTGGTGTAATCGGGTCTCAATTAGCACCTAACGATACGACTATGTACGTTCAAGCTGATGCTATTTGGGAATGGGCAAATCCAGGTTATATCGTAGTTAAGGATGATACTAACCTTGAAATCATGCAGATCTCATCTATTGGTGCGTTGAATACAACTCTTAATGCTTATCCAATTACGATCTCACAACGTCGTGCCTCAGTAACCATGACATACCCCGACCAGCCATTTACATACTCAGGTACATTGAACCCAGTAACATTTGCTGCTGACTCTTCATTTACAGGAACTGGTGGAAACGCACAGGTTTCAGTCCTACCTATTACTCAGAACTGCGCACCTATCATCCAGCACTGGGGTTCTTCAGTAGTTATGGATGGCGGATACCAGGCTGACTTGCTCCCAATCTTTACAGCTGGTATGACTAAGTATCAGCAGATTGCGGCCGGTGTTACCCGTCCATTGATCGCAATCCGTGTAGCCCCTACAGTGGATAACGCTCAAGCACGTAACTTCGGTATTCGTGAGTTGATCAACCGCATGGCCCTCCAGCTTCAATCTGTGGGTGTCCAGACTAACGGCTCATACCGTATCGACGTTATCTTGAACCCATCGTCTATTAGCTATAACACCCTTACCACTGCTCAGCTTGCTGCTACCCGTTCTACAGTTGCAGGAACCTCAGGTCAGAGCACGATCACTATCTCTGACGCAGCTCTGAATACCGGTGGTACTACAGGCCTTCAGGTTGGTATGACTGTGTCTGGTACAGGTATTGGATCTGGTGCGTATATCACAGCTATCAGTGGTTCAGTGGTATACCTAAGCGTAGCTAATACAACCACAGTGTCTGGAACTATTACCTTCACACCTCAGGTTGGTTATACAGGTCTACCTAACGACTGGACCCGTGACTCTGTTGGTCAGTCCTCTTTGGCTCAAGCTATCTTCTTCGATAATGGCTATGGTCAAGGAGCTATCCAGACCGCATCAGCAGTAGCCCAGGGCGGTGACTCTATCTTCTCGTTCTTCTCTGAAAACGGTGGTGGAGCTTCAAACTACAACTCTTCTGTGTACTCTCTTATTGGTGCAAAAGACATCGGAAACTCATACATGTCTGGTAACGGAAACGTCTCTACCCCAGGATTCCCTAACGGTCCTGACGTATTGGTGATTTTGGCTACCAACATCGGTGCATCGTCATCACAAATCTCAGCTCGTTTGTCCTGGACGGAAGCCCAGGCATAATCTCCTTACTTAAAGTATCCAGGTTTGTCAAATCTGATATACTTCTAGAAACCTTGGAAAGCAGGTAATCCCCACAATGACAAGCTACGCAACACTGCAAACGCAGATCAATGCGCTAACTGCGGACATGACAACCACCCTTGCTGGTGGAGTCAGCTCAGCATCGGACTACGCATACTACGCAAACGCTTTAGTAACCCTCGGTTCTGTTTTGGGTGTCAATGACATTGTGGCAGCCACATCAAACCAGGTATCTACTATTACAACAACAGGAACAACTCAGGTTGGTCTCGTTAACACCGCTGGAACTACTCAAGTATCAGCAGTAAACTCTGCAGGAGCCACTCAGGTTGCTGCGGTATCTTCAACAGCAAGTAATATCCAAACCTACGCATACATGGGAGTTCTAGCATAATGGCTACACCTACAGTAACACTTATTCGTCGTGGTACCGCAGGTACTACCGACTCTGGCGTAAGCATCACAGCATCTACAGCCGCAATCATCACTAACGTTGTCTTGTCAAACAAGACAGCCAATACCCGCTACGTAACACTTACAGTTGGCGGATATTCTTTCTGCACAAATCTTCAAGTTCCAGCAAACGGAACAGTTAACTTTGATGCACGTCTTGTTGCTAACCCAAGCGACTTGGTAGTAGTAACAGCAGATGCTGCATCAGCAGTAGATTTCTTCATCTCTGGCGTATACCAGTAATAACTCAGGACCTAAGGACAGGTAGCTAACTAATGGCAATTTCTTCATATAAAGATCTCGTTGTCTTTCCTAACGACAACTCTGGTCGCGTCAATATCAAGGAGCAGGTTTTTACCACTAGTGGCACCTGGACAGCTCCAGCAGGTGTAAGCTCCGCACAGGTCATCCTTGTTGGTGCCGGTGGCGGTGGCGGTGGTGGATCACAGTACTCAGCAGGTGGTGGTGGCGCCGGTGGTGCCGTCGTAGTTCAGAATCTTTCTGTAACACCAGGTACTGCTTACCCAATTCTAATCGGTGCAGGTGGACAAGGTGGCCTCGGCGCACTTACCGCCGCATCTGATACAACCTCTACTCTTCCAGGAACTAACGGTGGTACAACCACATTTGGTTCTGTAACAGTATGGAACTACCTCACTAACCCAGACTTTGACCTTAACGTTCTTGGTTGGGATCCAGAAGTTCTCTACCGTGGTGCTACAGGTATCTCGGGACAATCTTCTATCGAAGTATTCCCTAACGCTAACGGTATCGTTGTTGGACAGTACGTCTACGGTGGATCAGCAGTTACAACTGCTTCTCCTGAAGTTGCAACAACAACCTCAGGTCTTGGATCTAACACCCAGGTTTCTTCTGTAGTCGGTAACATTGTTAACTTGACAGTGGCTAACTCAGGTGCTGTTTCAGGCATCGTTCGTTTCGACAACGGTGATTCAACCATCCAGCAGGGCCAGATCTTGTTCTATCAGACAAACCAGGTTGGTATTGACGCACTTTCTGGTACGAATACATTTACTAACAACAGCTACTCTTCTAATCAGAGTGCAAACCTTTCTAACAACCTTCTCCCACCTCGTCTTGCTCAGCTTGAAGATACAACACTTATCTCAAACAGCTTGATTCAGCAAAACGGTACAGCATTTGCTACCTTCGCTTTAACTAACTCAGGTCTTCCTGCTAAGTTAGCGGAACAGGTTGGTTCGGTTCTTACAACAACAGGTACAGGTAACTCTGGTTCTTACCAGCTAACCTTGGCTAGCACAGCTAACCTCTTGCCTGACATGTTCCTTGTTGCTGCAGGTTACCTCTCAACTGGTACCTTCATCGTCAACATTTCAGGTAACGTTGTAACCCTTAACCAGACAATTGCTACAACGATGTCTTCTACCCCAGTTGTTGCTTCTTATGCGGGAACTGTAGGGCAGAACTCACTTAACGTCGTTACCGGTTCTGGTGTTTCTACAGCCTCACCTTCATGGGTTAACTTCACCTCCTTTACAGGTACAACTGTTTCAACTGGTGGTGTCACAACTACCGGTTCTACAGGTATCCCTTATATCCCAGGTCAGACCTACACCTTGTCTGCGTACATCTACTCAAACGCCACTGTTACAACAACTACACCGGTTTTGTTCCAGCTTCGTTCTGTTGGTAACTCTTACAACGCAGCAGTTAACGCTAACTACCTTGGTGGTACAACCTCAGGAACTACCTCTTCTATCGATGCTGGTCAGGCAAACGGCTTCTTCGTACGTCAAGGTCAGCCTGCTCCTCTTACAGGATATGGTGCTTCAGTAACCACATCTTCTTCAGGAACAAACGCTCAGGGTGCAACAACAATCACCTTGACAAGCACAGCTAACCTTATTGCTGGTATGACTGTATCCTCTTCAGTAACTGGTCTTGCATCTGGTGTAGCGATTTCTTCTATCGTTAACTCAACTCAGATCGTAATCGGAACTGCTCTTACAGCAGCCCTTCCAGCCTCTACATCGATCACCTTTGGTACACCAACCGGATCGCAGTTTATTCCTGCAGGATGGCGTCGTGTATCAACAACCTTTACAACCCCAGCAATTGCTGCAACACTCTCAAACGGAACATACGCCTACGGTTCAACACCTCAGTTCGTATATCCAGTTATCTTGTTCCAGCAGCCAAGCACAACCTTCTGGGTCGACAACGTTCAGCTTGAACTTGGTGGAACCCCAACAACATGGCAGCCTCCTGTTTATGGCTTTGAAACCTCTATGGTTCTTAACTCATACACAGCCACGACTGGCAACATTGAAACCGCTCACCGTCCAGTACGTGTTACCGCAGGTACCACTTACTCAGCTTCTATGTGGGTTTATGGCTCTGGTCTTGCTAACCAGTATCGTCCAATCAACGCATTTATTGAATGGCTTGATGCTGATTACAACGTTCTTTCACGTTCTGTTGGTCCAAACATGTTCCTTGGTTACACAGGATATGCTGCTAACGCAACTGAAATGCCAGCCGCTAACTACGGTGCTCGTGTTGGTGTAAACGGTGCAGTGGCTCCAGTAGCAACTACATCCGGTTACCAGCCAGTGGCCGCAGCTGCTTACGCTCGTGTAGGTTTCTCCGTACTTAACGGTGCTCAGTCAGCTACTGTGAACAACATTCAGTACAACATGCTCTACCCTGTACTTGAAGCTTCAGCAACCGCAACGCTTCCAAAGCGCCCTGACGGTGCAACGATCTACTACGAAGGTCAGACTGGTGCTTCCCGTTTGATCTCCGGATGGACTCTTGCAGCAGAAGGCGGCGGAGGTGGAGGTACCTACAACTCTAACAACATCTACTGGATGTTTGGTATTCAGGGTGCTAACAACGGCGGTCACGCAGCTTACAACTCAACTTCAGCAGCTCTTGCTCTTGCTGGCGGTGGTGGAGGATCTCTCACACCTGGTCAGAATGGTCAGAGCTTCTTGCAGTCAACATCAGCTTCAACCACAATGAACTGGACAGGTGGATGGCAGACAACCGCTGCTTACACTCAACCTTCATTCCCTCAGCGTGGTAACAACGGCGGATTCGCCATTATGAATACCGGTAACAACAACACCGTAATCCCTGGCTACGCTGGTGATGGTGGACAAGGTACCGTTATCTCAGGTCTTAACTCTGGTTCACTTGTCGGCGTCGCCCTTGGTGGCGGAGGCGGTGGAGCTGGTTGGTCTACTTGGTCTGTATCAGGTACTAACGCCAACATCCAAGGTGGTGCTACCAACCTTACAACACCTACTGGTGCGCAGTTCAATGGACAGATGGTTCCAGGTCGTGGAGTAGCTGGCGGCGGTAAGGGTGGCGGTAACTTCATCGTCGACCTAACCCAGTCAACTATTACCTCTTGGGGTTCAGCTATGGGTAACTACTTTGCCCGTGGTATCGACGCTATTGCTAACACCGGTGCCGGTGGCGGTGGAGGTTCGACCAACTTTGGTCAGGCTCCAGATCAGCCAATCTTGCACTTCCCTGCAAACCTCGCTGTTTCATACGAAGCCGCTTCACCTGAGTACTACAAGTGGATCCCACTTTATAACGCCACAGATATTGAGCCAAGCTCATCTGCAGCGATTGTTTCAGGTTCTAACGGTCTTCGTATCACAGTACAGGATGACGGTAACTTCAAGGTCACAACAATGTCTCAGACATTCCAGATCTTGCCTCGTACAGTTATCACCATCCCAACGCTTGCAGCTCGTTTGACCTCGTCTCCAACTTCAACGATCAACAGCCCAGTGTTCTCAGGAACAACAAAGCGTGTACGTCCAACAATCCGTTGGAAGGATCAGACCAACACGATTATTCGTGAAGATCGTCCTCTCGTTGATATCGTCTTCACCGCAGTTAACACAACTAACTACCTCGGCGTTAACGGTACCTACACACAGGTTGGTGGCTGGACAACTCTAGCTGCACCATCTAACGCTTACTTGTTTGACGTAACATGGGAAGGTGACTACTTCGATGCCGGCGATATCGTCGATCTCGATATGTCAGGCCTTGCATACCTCGGTTACAACTCTAACGGTGGTAATGGATCAGACGGTCTAGCGATCATTCGTTGGTTCGATAAGCAAACATTCTAAGGTAAACTCTTAGGATGGCATATATAGCTCTAATGGACGGCAACCAGGTTAAACACCTGGTTGTCGCCACACTCGGTCAAGATCTCGGTCCAGATGTAGCCCACCTAACTCAGGTGGATGTAACAGATGCAGAACCACGCCCAACGGTAGGGTGGACATTTGAAAACGGTGTTTGGTATCCAGATACCCTTACGGGTGTCTCTCGTACACTATGGAACGGTACCGGCTTTGATGAAGCCGAAGAAGTTATTGAAGTAGAAGAAGTACCTCAGCGTAAGTCTTTGTTTAGAAAGAGGAAGTAATGTCAGTCACCTCAGTGCCACAGGTACTTGGACAGTCCCAGGATATTGTCCAGAATAGTGCTCACCTTTCTCGTGTTCAAGTATTTAACCTGACCAGTCCAGCCGCTGGAAGTTGGGGAAATTACAATGTAGCTACAACTCTTGGTGGTAAGCAAAAGGCTGCAATTGCTACAACTTCTACCCTTACAATAAATCCTACTGATGGTGCTTTTATTAGTTTGCTTAATTTAACATCAAACTTAACGGTTAACTTTGTGGGAATGCCTGGTACGTATGTAGACGCCTACGGTGTGACCATGTACCAGCCAACAGTATGGAGAGTCACTGTAGCTCCAACATCGTACACCCTTACATTTAATAACGTTGTGTGGGATGGTGGATCAGCACCGGCGAGCATTGGAAGCGGTGCTCCTACTCTTCTATTTACCAGTTTTGATGGGGTTACTATCAATGGCAAGCTACTTTACTCATTCTAAGGAATAGACTATGACACTTACCTCAACCCCAGCGGTACTTGTTGGCGCTAATACAGCGTACAACACTGCAACCGCATCTATTGTTAAGACAACTTTTACTAATCCCGCCTCTGGTGTTTACTTTAGCGCTTGGACAACTCCTTATATTAGAATTTTTAAACCGTCAACGTCTACTTTTTATGCGAGCATAGATGTAACGGCATACCCACTCCATCCTGTCGGTAACGATCTTTTTCCTTACGCAGGTACCACTCCAGCCAACATCTATGGACAAGTGCAGGCAAATAATCTAGGACAGACAGATGCTGCCAGTGCGGGAGTTGGACTTGGAGGGGTAATTGCTGCTCAAGTAGGCTCTAGTTTTTACGTTGAGTTTATACCAAACGCTGCTGGAAACTCTATCGTCTTTCAAGCTCAGTATAATGGATATGTACCCTTTACTCCCCAAATTAGATGGGAAAATGGTGGAAATCCACCCTCTGCAGTTCAAAGCTATCTCCTTGTTGAGATATTTACTACTGACGGCGTTTTATTTCTAGGAAGGGTAGTGGCACAGAACTAATGCCTATTACAGAATATCCACAGCCTATGCAAAAGAATACTCTTGCATACATTAACGCTGGAACAACTTACACAGGTTCATATACAACTGGAGTCTCTGGCACTGTCTCTTTAGGAGCACCTAATCAGAATATCGCTGGAAGCACAAATGCTGGTAGCGGGTACTCAAAGGTTGTTCTTTCTGGTAATGCAACCCTATCTTGGAATGTTGCAACTATGCCATCAACATACGCCCATAAGTGGTACTTAGAGATTTCTAACCCATCTACCTATACAGTTACTTGGACGGGAATTACTTGGCACGCTGGAACTGCTCCGGGACAGGCTACTACTGCTCGTAGCATCTATGAGTTCCTTAGCCCTGACGGTGGAACCACAATCTATGGCCGTCAAGTTATGTCTAACTTAGCTGGTACTAACTAACGCTATACTTAAGCTATGAAAATAGCTGTATACACTATTGCCCTTAATGAAGAGCAGCATGTAGCTCGTTGGGCTCAGCACAATAAGGACGCTGACTATCTTATGATAGTTGATACTGGATCTACAGATAAAACCGTAGAGCTAGCTAAGTCCCTTGGTATTGTGTGCCACACAATCAGCGTTAAGCCTTGGCGGTTTGATGACGCCCGTAATGCGGCCCTAGCCCTACTTCCAGACAACATTGACTATTGTGTATCCGTCGATATGGATGAGATGCTTATGCCTGGATGGCGTAAGGCTCTTGAAAAGACCAAGGTCACACGACCTCGTTACCAGTACACTTGGAACTTTAATCCAGATGGTACCCCGGGATTAACCTTTGGTGGGGATCACATCCACACACGTCATGGGTATCGTTGGAAGAATGCCGTACACGAGATCCTAGTCCCAGACCGCATTGAAGAGACGGCAGAGTATATTGATCTTGAGATACACCACCGTGCTGATGCATCTAAATCACGTGGACAGTACCTGCCTCTTTTAGCTCTTACAGTTCAAGAAGCTCCCAATGATGAGCGGAGTTCTTTCTACTATGCCCGTGAGCTTTTCTTTCACACCCAATATCCTCAAGCAATTGAGGAGTTTAAACGATACCTATCTATGCCCCATGCTCAATGGAAGCCAGAGCGTGCTGCAGCTATGCGTTACATAGCTAATATGGTTTCCCCAGATTTAGAGGAAATGATCAAGTGGTTTAAGGCAGCTGTAGAAGAAGACCCTGCACGTCGTGAAGCTTATGTGGAATTGGCTAAGCTTTACTATGAAGAAAAGCGTTGGGAAGAATGCCTAGAAGCATCTACTTTAGCTTTATCTATTGAAGAAAAGCCTTTGGATTTCCTATGTGAGTCATGGGCGTGGGGACCACAGCCTTGGGATTATGCTGCCATATCCTGCTATTACCTATCTACCACTGAATCTGATCTTGAAGAGGCTAAAGTTCTCTTAGAAAGAGCCATTAAATATGGCACTAAGGCTGTAGAATTGCAACCAAATGAAGTACGTCTTCAACAAAATCTTGCTTTCTATTTAAAGGAGCCTTCAGTTGGCAACAGCTTATAAAATCCTGGGGCAGGTTAATCCCACATCAGGCGTAGGTACAAATGAGTCGGTAATCTACTCAGTTAACAGCAACGTCCTCGGCTCAGTAATCTCAACAATAACTGTATGCAATACCAGCAGTAACACTGCCACGTATAACATTGCCGTACGTCAGGGTGGGGCTACCCTCTCAACAAAGCAATACATCGCTTACGGTGCTTCCGTAGCAGCCGGTGAAACTATCACCTATACCCTTGGAATTACCTTAGCTCCTAACGATCTAATCGGTGCGTATAGCACCAGCACCGGCTTGGCATTCCAGGCTTTTGGCTCAGAGCTCTCCTAAGGAGTAAGTAAATGGCAGTAGCAAAAAACGGGGTACCCTCAAGTCCCCTTAGATTTACAGACACTAATGCAAGCAGCAGACTGTTTGTAGGAACCAATACCCCTTCAAACCCATCTGATGGCGATGTGTGGATGAATGCCAGCCCGTTAAACAATGCTGGAAAGAACCTAATGTCTCAGGTCACCCTAAGCGGAGGAACTGTTAACCTTGCAGTAAACCCATCATATAAAGATGTATGTATCGTAATTCAAGGACTAACCGCTAGTGCTGCCGCTAACCTTACTATCACTTTAAATAGTGATGGCGGCACCGGCTCCTCTGATTATGCTGGAGCCATTATTGGTGGATCAACTATCACATCTGCTCTGTTTCAAGTACCACTATCTTCTGGAGTGACTACTAACGGATTGATCATAACTCTTCAAGATACTCAGGATACTACATCTTGGCAGATGGGACGTTTAGAGGGAAATAACGGAACAGCTATTATGGCAGCCGGTCTCTATAAATCTTCTGTAGCAATTTCTTCTGTAAACCTTGTATTGTCTACCGGCTCCATGTCAGGAACCGCATTAGTCTACGGAGTTAACTAATGACTATCGCTAAATGGAATGCATCTACAAATCAATGGGTATCGTTTGGATCTGCACAGATTAGTGCAGCTTCTCTAGGAATTACCGCCACATCACTCGGTGCTGTGGCCGTTTCTAACGGACAAGTAACAACCTCAAACAGCTCCCTCAATGTTGTAAGAAACACTACATCCTCTATTGCAACCCCTACAAATAGCCAGGGTCAAGATGGCGACGTCTGGTTGGTATACGTGTAATGACTGGTAAGGTAAACATAAATGGTACCTGGCGCACAATTTCAGGCGTCAATGTAAAAGTCGGTAATTCTTGGAGAACTGTAAGCCAGGGCTTTGTAAAGGTAGGAACCACTTGGAGACTTTGGTTTGCTGCCTTAATCTCTGATACGTTTACTCGTGCAGATACCACTACCGGTTTAGGCACCGCTGATAGCGGACAACCCTGGACCGCTCTTAGAGGCAACTGGTTTGTTAAAACCGGCGCTGCTACTACTACTGACAACCCTTCAACATACCCTATCGCCACTCAAAGCATTGGTCAGGGAGCAGCCTCAGTAACCCAAACTATTGATAGTGCCGGAGATGGAACAGGACTAGTTTTGTGGGCTACAGATAGCGGAAACTGGTTTGCTGTAACATCAAGTCAAAGCTCTACTAGCTGTAACTGTCAGACCTGTAATAACGGATACACTGCTTGTAATAGTAACCCTTGTGGATCTAATTCATATTGCAATAGCTCCGTATGTGGAACTAACGCTGGAAACCAATACTGCACATACGCTGGTAACCAGTACTGTACCCACAGCCCCTGTGGTACTAACCAGTACTGTGTACCTGGAAATGCGGCTCAAATATGCTGTTATGGATGTGGTTCTGGTGGTGGATACGGTTGTTATAACTACGTTAACGCTGCCGGACCTTGCTATCAAAACACCTACTATGCGGGATGCAACAGTTGTAACTCAGATCAGACCTGTAATACAAACGCAGGAACTCCCTACTATTCAGGTTGCAATAGCTGCGTTAGCGGAAACACCTATTATTCTGGTTGCAATAGCTGTTCCTATGTTGCTGGAACTAACTATTCCTGTAATTGCCAGACCTGTTACCCAGTTACTGTCCAGGTACTGCAGTCTATAGCTAATGCGGTAAGCCAGCTGTATCAGTGGACCGTAGCCTCAGTTATCAAGGCCTTTTCAGTTACAGCCAACCAAAATAATAAGAATATAGACATAAAGGTTTACTCTGATAATCTGGTAACACAGGTAGGATCTGACCTTGTCTACACGGCTACAGGAGCCACCGTATCAACCACCTATGGTATAGTTCTTTCACCTTCTTCATACAACCAGGGTAATTCCCTGGATGACTACAGCGCTACTCCAAATTACTAAGAAAGGTCAGCAATGACAACGCTCCCCCCACTACCACCAGTACCTCAACCTGTGGCGATTCCTACACAACCTTACTTTATAGCCCTCATTATTGATGGCGTTGTAAATCAGGTTATGAATCTTCAGGGTGTAGATGCTGCACGTTTCATGGCGCAGCCTACCTTCGTACAGATCGAGAATGGGCAAGCTCAAATGGGCTGGACCTACGATGCTGCTACGGGGGTCTTTACAAACCCTAATGCAAACTTAGCTTCTCCTCAAACTTTAGATCCAGTTACAGGTCTTCCTAAGGCGTAATATATAATCTTTTAATAATTCGGAGTATAAGAAGGAACATATGAAGCTTATTAGATTTGTGCCATCCACCGGCATTAACTCGTCCGTAGGTGTACCCCAACCAGCAAAGAACTTTGTTCCTGGTTGGTGGAAGAAGGGCGAGCTAGAGCTTTCTACCGGTGATCCCGGTATGAAGGCCTGCATACCCTTTTTAGATGTTTTGATCAGTGGATACATGTTAGTAACCCCATTTGATATCTTTGTTACTAAAAATGAAGACGGCACTCAAAATATTCGTTGGAACGCTCCCGATGGTTGGGAGGGATTTATTGGAGAACGCCCAGTTGAACTAGGTTCAACAATCCCACGTCCTGCTGGACACTCTCCTAATGGAATGGTCTGGAGCTCTAAGTGGGGTTGGAAAACTCCACGAGGTTGGAGCACTATTGTTACCCATCCCTACAACCATCATGATCTACCGTTTACTACACTTAGCGCATATATGGATAGTGACAAGTACTATAACTACGGTAATATCCCCTTCTTTATTAAAGAAGATTTTGAAGGAAGAATAGTCGCTGGCACTCCATTTGCTCAGGTTATTCCTGTAAAGAGAGCTTCATGGAAGAGTATGATCGACTTTGGTCTTTCTAATACAGCAATTAGACAGGGTTCAATAACCAGAGATAACGAGCACTTTTATAAGAAGTTTTTGTGGGTAAAGAAGGTATACAGATAATGTTTAAAAAGAATAAGCCATTTGTTGCAACCTGTATGAGCCTACCTAAATGGACAGCTCATAAGCTAGGTGAGTACTTAGTTAAAAAGACTTCTGATAGACGCCCTGTTGAAGCGGGGAAGATCACTGACCTACCTCCAGTAGTAGTACACAATATCGCTGTACTCATAGACAATGAGGTTGTTGAAGTTATAGGAGTAAACGATAGGTTAGCAGCAATACTACTAAGCGAGCCAGTGTTTATTAGCTTAGACCCTACTATTTACCCAGTACGCCCAACAATAGGTTGGACGTACGATAATGTGTCTAAAACATTTACTCCAGCTGAAGGAGAGACACTTGTCAAAAAAGATTGAGTTTCTAAGGGAAAATCCTGACCTGGATATTCTTGCTCCCGGTCCTGCATCTAAGTTTATCCCTGAATGGTATAAAGCCATACCTATGGTGGGCGAAGATAAGATCATCACTGTTAAAACTTGCATCCCATTTTTAGATGGAATGACTGCCGGGTACATGGTTCCAGTTCCCTGTGATATTGAATTCACAGGTGAAGAGTGGAGGCATAACTCCATCCTATCAAAACCGGTATCTAGTCACACAAAGTATCAGGTGACTAACGCTGAGATCGATGAAGACTTAGATGGAGAACATCCTTGGAAGTTCAATAGCAGTTTTAGAATTAAGACACCCAAGGGCTATAGCACCCTATTTACCCACCCAATTAATAGAACCGATCTTCCTTTTAAGTCATTAACTGCTGTGGTCGATACGGACGTACACCCTGTAGTAGTCAACTATCCCTTTCTTTTAAAGAAGGGTTGGACTGGAATTATTGAAGCAGGCACACCAATGATCCAATGCATTCCCTTTAAAAGAGAAGATTGGGAAATGGAAGTACGAGATAGCAAGAAGGGTGAGATGCAACATAACGAAGCATATAGAATCCTTAATCCCCCATTTGGTGTTTATAAGAAGAACTGGTGGCAGAGAAAGAGTTACAAATGAGTGAAGCAGATCGTCCAGCTAGACCTTGGGACCTCTTTAATAAAAAGATAGGCAGAGTTACAGAGACTGTAGCTGCTGCCCGCTATGAGATATGCCAGGGATGTGAGCACTTCATTGCCCTTACACATCAGTGTAAAGAGTGTGGTTGCTTTATGAACCTCAAGACTAAGCTCCCTAATGCTGAGTGTCCTGTAGGTAAATGGGGTCAGATGAACCTGAGCGCTGTACAATTGACAGACGAGGATCTTGAAGCAGGAGAGTAAACATGCGTGGTGAAAGAGTCCAGGGTCGTTTTACCATAGACTCTGAAAGAGCTAGCATAATCTCCGGCACTACCAAAGAGCTCGTCTACACAGTAGGTCAGTCTATTGACTGGTACTACTACGATCCTGCCCTTTCTTCTATTGACCCCATCTACGATGTGGGCGCTAATACTGGTGGTCGTATCTTTGATGGTCCCCACACCATTCCTGTTGTGCAGGCTGCTCTATTCCAAGGCGTGACCATGCAGGGAGATCGTGGTTTCTACAATACCGATATCTTGCGTGTGACCGTCAATATGGACGTCATTGAACAACACACCCCTATTTCTGGCTCAAGTTTCCCCAAAGCCAGCAAGATCCAGAACCTCACTGATAACCCAGATGAGTTTCTACGTGATCGTATTGTTTTTAGAAATGAAGTATTTACCCCAGATCAGATCCAGCCAAAGGGTATTATTAAGGGTAAGTACACACTGGTGACTATTGACTGTGTCCAGGTTAACGCCGAAGAGCTCGTCAACGATCCTCAGTTTACAACATTTGCAGGATACTCAGCATTTACGGATGATGGCGATGCCTTTTAAATCAAAGGCACAACGTATAGCACTCTACGCCAAAAACCCTAAACTTGCTGCGGAGTTTGAAGCTAAGACTCCTAAAGGAAAGAAACTACCAGAGAGAGTGAAGAAGAGTGGCAAAAAAAAGTAAAGAGCATCCAGGATTTAAAGCTGTTCAAAAGAAAGTAGAAGCCGAAGGCTATACCAAGGAACAAGCTGGAGCCATTGTTGCTTCTAAGACCCGCAAAGCTTCTGCTTCTGCAAAGAAGAAGAACCCAAATCTAAAGAAGGTAAAAGGATAAATGGCAATCTCTCATGGAATCGTGGCTTTAAATAGCTCAACAGCTGTAGCTTTAAATACCGATACTGTAACCCAGAACTCCGTAACAGGAGAGAACTACGCCGCTTGGGCTAGATGCACACTCTCTGTTCAGAATGTTGATCTTTCAGCTACCGTATATCTTGGTGGTTCAGGAGTAACTTCTTCAAGCTATGGAGTTCAACTTGCTCCGGGAGCAACCGCAAGTCTTGATGATCTAGGTCAGTCAGACACTATCTATGCTATCTCTACTGGTTCATCCAGCGTAGCAGTATTGCAGTACACCCGATGAGCATTAAAATAATCACTCCACCAACACCTCTTTATTACGGCAACTTTTCTAGAAGTACCAGCATGTCTAGCGCCGGCACAACCTCAGATAACGTCATTAGCTGGGATACAACAAACCTAAGTAAGGGTATGTCTATAAACTCAGACACTACTAAGATCGTGTTTGCAAATCCGGGTACTTATAACCTTAACTTTTTAGGTCAGTTTAACTTCACTGGCGGTACAAGCGACTACCACATTACAACATGGTTTTCTAAAAACGGTGTAATTGTGCCATCATCTGGATTTACGTTTACCACGGCCTCAGCGCAAGGCTCACAAGTTTTAGCAAACATTGAGTCCCCAATTACTGTTGTACCAAATGATTACATTCAATTTCATTGGTGGTCAGGTGCTTCTGGAATGTCACTTCTTGCTACAGCGGCTGGTACTAACCCGACTCGCCCAGCATCTCCATCAGCCAACTTAACTATTTATAACGTAGGATAATTATGCCAAAGAGTAAAGTTCGTAAAAAGACCGCTACCATTCAGGGTCAAAAGCACGTCGTTACACAAAAGCCTGGCGGGGACGTTATGCTTAACCATCCGGATGAAAAGTCTGGAACTTCACACAAGAAGATGAATCTAACCGAGGTAAGTAACGGTCGGGTAAAGAACCCCCAGCAGGGTATAGCGGGTGCTAAGAAATGGCACTCCACTCACAGAAAGACAGGATGATGCCAGATATTGACGCAGCTACAACAGACGACGGGCTTCACCCAGAGTTTGTATTAGACTTAGATACACCATCAGAAGAGGCTCCAGCAGAGGAAGCCCCAACAACCGAACAGGGAGAATAACTATGTGCAAAGCATGTGGATGTGGATGCTCAAAGCCTAATTGCAAGGGTGCTTGCAAGAAGACTTCTAAGCCAACCACTAAGAAAGGCAAGTAAATGCCAGAGTGCAAGTGTCAGAACTGCACCTGCGGTAAGGGCGGATCTAATGGCTCACAAGGATAGTAAGTTTGAAAAGGGCATGACTCCAGCTCAAAGAAAAGCCTTTGAAGAGCAGGATGAAAAGAACGATGCCAAACTAGCCAAGAAGGTCAAGAAGACCGTAAAGAAGAAGAAAAAGAAGTAAGGATTAGCCCCACTATGTGGGGCTTTTTCATTTATCCTTGTACTTGACGCCGGAGTAATCCGGAACCCTGCTGCTGTACCTGCGCCTTCATCTGGAGGATTTATGATCTTATTAGTGCAACGACTCTTACGTAATGAGTCCGATGCTGACACACGTGAATTTGTCCGTGGAGTTACGGGATCTGCTGACCCTAAAAAGACAGACGTTAAAATCGCTGGCGGGTTAATTGCAGGATACCTAGCTTCAAGGCGTGGCAAGTGACATCACCAAGATCCGATTTTATAGCAGCGTTACAGCAGTCAATCTCAAACTTTGAAGCAGAGCAACAGGCCAAGCTACAGAGCCTGAATATTCCGCATGCAAAGAACCTGGGATTTAGCCTTGAGGACATGGTCCCTACCGTAACAGGTATTACAGACGACGCCTACCACGTGGAACTTGGTGGTGAGGATACTTCTGCTAATCCCATGATCAGGAATACCCTGAGCAGCATTTCTTATGACGACATTGCTAATCACTTTACTAAAGCTGCTAAAGGTAAGGGGCTTGCATAATGCCATTTGTATTAAACGAAGAGGCTGCCCTTAAAGCCCTACTAACAGGGATTACGGTCTCTGATACCGGAAACTCGGCTCGTCCTGTTTCGGTGTTCTATGGTCAGCCAGATAAAGAAATCCATCAGCAGTCATATCCATATATAACCATTGAATTGATTGGAATTGCTGAAGCTTTTGACCGTGCCATGCGTGGGTATATAACCACGCCATATACCCCAGAAGGTCAAGCTGGTCCTATAGCTACTTGGGAACCAATTCCAGTAAACCTTGACTATCAGGTCACCACCTACTGCCGTCAACCACGACATGATCGGGCGATGATTAATGCGCTCTTCAGTCCTGGAAGACTGCCATTTAGATTTGGTCAGCTATATATCCCTGAGGATGGGACCGCCCGTCGTCTGGATGTTTTGAGCTTCACCAAAAGAGATAGAACAGAACAGGATAAAAGACTGTTCAGTAACGTCTATACTATTCGTATTAGTTCTGAGCTCTTCCCAGAAGTCTTCTCAGAAATCTACGAAGTTACACAAACGCCCAAGATCACGTTTAACTATCAAGACCATACATACGGTTCATAAAACGCTCACCACTAGGTACCTACAGAAACCAACTATAACTAAGGAGTAAACCGGAATGGCTACATTTAGTAGACCCGGCGTCTTTGTACAAGAAGTGCCAGTAAGCCAGACAGTTGAACTAACTGACAATGGCTCTGCTGTTGGCGCTTTCCTTGGAGCATTGCCTTCAGGAAAGTCCTCAGCACCAGTACTCGTACGTTCATGGAAGAAGTTTGTTGATAGCTTCGGAGATGTACAAGATGCTTATCCAACCACTTGGGCTGTCTATAACTTTTTTGCTAATGGCGGTAACCAAGCTTACGTTCAGCGTGTCCTAGGTTCAGGATCCGCAGCCTCATCAGTTGTCTTGACAGACAGCTCATCTTTGTCAACCCTTCTAGTAACTGCATCTAATGCTGGTTCATGGGGCAACTCACTCTCAGTTCAGGTAATCAATACCGGTGCTGCTGGTCGTTTTGCTCTCTACGTATATGAATTGATCGGTGGAACTTCAACTCTTATTGAGCAGTTTACTGATCTTTCAATGTCAAGCACTGATCCACGCTACGCAATCTCATACATCAATGCATCTTCAGCGTATGTAGTTGTAACTGACGAGCACTCTGCAACAGTTGCTCCAGGAAACAACCCTACAGCTGACGGAGTACAGCATGCACTTACAGGTGGTCTTGATGGATCAGCACCTTCACGTGCTAACTATCAGGCTGTTTATACTAACTTTGATCCTATTCAGAATCCATTAGTATTTAACATTCCTCAGGCTGCTTACCAGTACACCTCAGGTGGAAGCTCAGGAGATCGCACATTGTCTCTACAGCTTCAGGCAGATGCTGTTGCATATGCAGCCGGTCGTGAAAACTGTTTTGTAGTCTGTGACGTTCCATCAGGACTTGCAGTATCAGATGCTAAGCAGTATGCTTCTGACCTTAAAGCTACATCACCATTTGCAGGTTCTTCTGCTGGTGAAGTTGCAGCCCTCTACTATCCTTGGATCAGTATTCCAGATACAACAAAGGCTGCTCGTGGCGCACTTCGTAATCAAGCTCCTGGAGCTGCAGCAATCGGCCAGTACATTGCTACCGATTCAGCACGTGGTGTCTTTAAAGCACCAGCAGGATTCAGCAACCGAATTGCACTGGCTGTTGCAACACAGACCCAGCTTTCTAACTCTGACCTTGATACATTGAATACTGGTACAGAACCAATCAATGCTATCCGTCAGATCCCAGGTAGTGGAATCGTAATCATGGGCGCTCGTACCATGAACAACACCACATCTAACCGCTACATCAACGTTCGTCGTTCTATCATGTACTTGAAGACAGAGCTTGAACAGCGCAGCGCATTTGCTCTGTTTGAGAATAATGACTCAATTCTATGGGGACGCATCACAACCTCACTCTCTACCTTCCTTCGTGGATATTGGCAGCAGGGTGGACTTCGTGGAACAGATCCAAGCCAGGCCTTTTATGTAACTTGTAACGCTACTAATAACAGCGATGCAGATATCCAGAACGGCATTGTAAATGTCGAAATAGGCGTAGCTATTGAATACCCAGCAGAGTTTGTTGTCATCAAGTTGGGACAACTTACCGGAAACGCTACGGCGTAAGGAGATAACTAAAAATGACTAACGGTCCAATCACTAATCCGTTTAGCACACTTGCTACGGATCCAGTTCGTAACTTTAAGTTCTTGGTTACGTTTAGCCCCCATGCACAAGACTCTACATGGGCATCTGCAAATAAGGCCTGGGCAACTATGGGATTCGTATCAGCTTCTGGTTTGAGTATTGCTACTGAAGCAATCGCTTACCGTGAAGGTGGATATAACACGAACTTCCACCAGATTCCTGGTCAGACTTCTTTTACACCTATTAGCTTTTCTAAGGGTGTAATGCTTGCACAGGATGCAAACCCAATGTGGATGAAGCGTTTGTTTACAGTACTCAGTGGAGATGCTACAACAGGAATTGGCGCAGATTTCCGTTGCACAATTGACATCGCAGTACTCAGCCACCCTAACCCACAGGGCACAACTAACCTTAATGGAGGAGTTGCTGGAAATCCAACAGATCAGCATGTATCACTGCGCTTCAAAGTCTATAACGCATGGATCACAAACCTCAGCTACAGCAACCTTGATGCCGGTGCTAACACCCTCATGGTTGAAGAAATTCAGGTTGTTCATGAAGGCTTTGACGTTTCATACGCTCAGGACTATACAACTGCAGGTGGAGCACAGACCCTTCCTTCAGCTTAAACATTAAAACGATAAGGTAAACAATATGACTAACGAAGTAAGTGCAATTAATAATCCACAACTTGCGAATAAGATGGTCGCAGAAGCATTAGAGGCTCAGGAGGCGGTAGCTAAACCCGCTAAGAAGCGTGTTGAGACGCCTCCTGATACTCACGTAGAGTTGGCTGCAGGATTAATGGATCCATTTGATGGATTTATTGGAACTGCAGAAGTTCGTGAACTAAACGGAGCAGATGAAGAAGCTATTGCAAAAGCTGGAGATACAGGCAAAGCCCTCCTTGCCATCCTAGAACGAGCAGTAGTAAAGCTTGGTGAAAAAGCAGTAGATCGGGATACACTCGATATGTTACTAGCTGGAGACCGTGAGCTTATCCTCCTTACGATTCGTCGTGTCACCTTTGGTGATGAGATTAATTTTGAAGGAAATATCTGCCCATGTTCTTCAGACGTTCAAGAAGTATCTATTGATCTTAACAAAGACGTTAAGGTTAAAAAGCTAGACGGTGATCGCCTTTTCACTCTTAAGTGCAAGATTGGTGAGGTAGAAGTATCTCTTCCAAACGGTATTACACAGAAAGCTATAGTAAACTCATCCAATAAGACCGCAGCTGAATTAGACACCCTCGTACTCAAGAGCTGCGTTAAGACCATTAATGGTCTCCCTGTCATGGATACGGAGCAGGTTCGTCAGCTCAGTATCAAAGACCGCCGGGATATCCTTAAGGCTATATCAGATCGCAACCCAGGTCCACAACTCAGCGAAGTAACAGTGCCATGTAAGTTCTGCGGGTCGGAGGTCCCGATGCCACTTACGTTGGCAGAGTTGTTTCAAGAGTGAGATTGATTACGATCTAGTAATCCAGACCTACGATATTCTGGCTCAGAATTATCCTGGTTGGACTTTAACTGAGATCCGCAATCTCTCTGTCAGAGAAAGAATGCTTTGGATTAACAAAGCCATAGAGAGACCTAGGGTGAAGTAATGGCCGCATACGGCAATATGCAGATGCCTTCCGACTCGGGGGGTGCACTTGCCCTGGGCTCAAACGCTGGTCTTGACTCTTTCTTTAATAAAGTAAACAAGGGCTTTAATGTCAGCTTAAAGCTGATGTTGCAGATGGAAAAGTCTGCAAACAATATTGCTAAGTCCCTAGGCAGTGTTGGTAAAAATGGTAACAACACTGGTAGTGGAAACATCGGCATGGGAACTATGCCGAATGTCCCATATACAACTGCTGAAAAGGTTGCAGGTGGAATTGCCGCTGTAGCAACAGTAGGTAGCATCGGTATGGGCATGATGCCTTCAACGATGAACGCTGTAACCCAGCGTATGACTGCAGATACATTTGCAGGCCTTAGTGGCATGTCTGCTATGCAGGCAATGCAAGCGGCTAATAAAGCCGTAGGTAACGGAGCCACTAGTGCTACCGGCCCTATTCAAGCGATGGCCACTGCTGCATATAGTGGTGGTTATTTAGCCAACACCATGAGCTCCAAAAATATTATGGGGGCTGTAGGTGGACTTAGCGCACTTACTGGAGGAAGCAATCAGCAAGTAGCTGCTGGACTCTCCGGAATTAACGGCATGAACTTCTTACGAGTTGGTGTGACCGCTCGTAATCCTGATGGCTCTCTTAAGCCAATCAACGACATCATCAATGGTGTATATAACTTTTTATATAGTGGTAAGACTGTAACCCTTGATCAAGCTCAGATGGTTTACAACCCTAACAGCAAGGGCTATAACACTATTGCACAGATTGCTGGCGGCAACCCAGACCTCATGGCGAGCATTCAAGCAGGTATTGTTGCTCGTGCATCAAAGGGTTCTGGTTTAAGTAAATCAGATCTAAGCGGATCTACATCTGCTCTTGGACTAATGAAGGTTGGGGCAGGAAGTCCTTTAGCCGCTCAGTTTAATTACAATACAAGTACATCTAATGTAACCACCGCAATGAGCGGCGGACTTGTATCTGGATACAACACCTCCCTTAACACAGCTGCCTCGATTAATAACGGCATGGCTGGATTAGCCAATACCCTTCCTGGAGTTGTCGATCTATTTGGAAAGCTTAAAGGCGTTCTTGAAACCTTCCCAGGACTTGGTGGTCCTGGAGCAACCATCTCCACATTAGCTGGGGCAGGTATGAGCTTTGGTTATGGAGCTCTTCAAAACCGTGCTCTATCACAGATGCTTAGTTCTCAGAACAATCCGATTGCTGCTGCAGAAAACTTTCCAGGTCAGGGATACACAGTCGGTACAGCCAAGGGCGGGGCTGGAATTGCGGGACGTTTAGGTAAAGCCGGAGGACTAGCCGGCTTGGCTGCCTTGGCAAGTCTTCTTAAGGGCGGTCTGGATAACACTGGATTAGCCAAGAATAAGACAGTCAAAAAGGTCGGTAACACGGCCGCTGACATGGGCATAGACGCTCTTATAGGCGCTTCCATAGGAAGCATCCTTCCGGGCCCTGGAACGGCCATAGGAGCCGTTTTAGGAGCAGGTGCGGGTCTAATCCAGGGATTATTCCAGGGCGGTAATGCAGCCCCAGGAATGGGTACAGCCGCATCTAGTGGCAGCCCAGAGATGAACTACCCCACAGATAAGCACGCCGTAAGCTCAGGCTTCGGTAAGCGCCGTGATCCCCACAACCCATCTAAGTGGACTTCACATACAGGTATTGATTACGCCGTTCAACCCCGCACACCAGTACATGCTGCGGCTGATGGCGTTGTTTCCTATACAGGCCTAGATAAGGATTACGGAAATTACGTAATCATTACCCACGGTAAGAAATCAACTCTCTATGCCCACCTTTCTCAGGTCAAGGTTCACTCTGGACAGAAGATTCGTAAGGGTGAAGAGATCGGACTCTCTGGTGGTAAGCCAGGAACCCCTGGAGCTGGTAATTCAACTGGTCCGCATCTTCACTTTGAACTTCGTGATAACGGTGGCGTCGGTGCACAGGGCCGTGTTGATCCATCTAAATATATTGGAGCAGGAAGCTCTAAGTTTTCACCACCGCTTCCTACAGCCATGGGTGCCCCAGCTAAGGGTGCTAATAATAAATCAGTCAGTATTGACACTATCTCTGATCCAGGAATCTTAAACTCTGTAGGACTACCATCGCAGCTAGCTAGTGCGATGATGGCAGGTAACCCACTCAACTACAGCGACATGTTAAATACCTTGGGTAACAGCTCAAAGCTTTCTGCAACAGATGGAACCCCATTGATTGATAGCACCATCAATCTTGTACCTGGAGATGTAAAGGGCATGCCTGGAGGCAGCCGAGGGGCATACATGAGGATGCTGTATGCACAGGGATTTCGTGGAAAAGCCCTTTCTACTGCATTTGCTGTTTCACTTGCAGAGTCTCAAGGTCGACCAAATGCTATTGGTGATGTAAAGCTTGAAGATAGCAAGTGGGGTCCAAGCGTTGGCTTATTCCAGATTCGTTCTTTAAAGGATTGGAAGAAATGGAACGATCCAGATAGAGACGCAAGTAGACTTCAAAACCCAGCGTATAATATTAAAGCTGCTTGGGATAAGAGTAACCACGGAACTAATTGGAATGCCTGGTCTACCTATACCGGCGGAGAGTTCTCTAAATACCTTTATGACGCTCAGCTAACAGCTAAGTCAGATGGATACGGTGTGGGCGGCAGTTCTGCTCCAAGCATGTCTCTTGCTGAAGTGGGTGCATCTAAGGGTGCGTATGGAATGCCTACAAGCACATCCTTTAATGCTAATCAGCAGGTAAACATTAAAGTTCAGATGAATGTAAATATTGCAACGGCGAGCGTTCAGGGTGCTAACGATATGGTGAATGAATTTAACAGGCAGCTGCATCAGCAGCTACGACGTAAGGGAATTGCGAGCGTCTAATGTCATACGATACAAAAGCCTTTTATACTATTGAAGCGTTTGTTAGTGACCCGGCTATTACGGTTACCCCCATTACTTCCTCCAACCCTGCGTTTAAGTACTTTGGATCTAATGGCGGATGGTTGCCATTAACTAATGGAACTGTAAACAACGGGCAGTATGTAATGTATGTCATCCGTGTTTGGAGCGGCATTACATACCCAAATCAAACGACTGCTTTAACAACCTCACAGATGAACGATCTGGCAACTAACGGAACCTCTCTTACTAATGATGTTATTTCCATACCAAATACGTCTGGGGAAAGCCTTGACACCTGGATTGCCGGATTAAAAAAAGTAGCAAAGATCTACGCTGTTAATACAGTGCATGGAAACGATGATCTTTCCTCTACCGCTATCCCGGTAGACCCTACAGCAACTCTTCAACGTGGTGCATACCGCAGCACATTTCATGGTGATGCGTTTTATATAGAGGTAGTTCCCCTTCCTAATGCAACCGGTTACATTGGAATTCCTGATGTGGGTGTTGTATTAAAAGCTAATACTTATGTTGATGAAAATAGCACTAATAGCAATATTGATGTTCCAACGTCTCAGCTTTTCTACACCCCAAAGCCAGTAACCTTTTCTGCAGGTGGAAAGAATACCGGACAAGCTCCTCAAGAAGTCCTCGATGCTTTAGCTATGTATGGAGGTATTGGTGGGTACGATCCTTGCAATAAGCGTTGGCTTACTATGCGGTATGAGTACTCTACTACCCCACCTATAAATAGTTTCTATAACTTTTACGTAGATGCTTGGGATGGATATGGAAACAAGCTCTCAAGCCCAACTACCCTTAACCCTAACTCTGAGTTAGTAAGCCTTAATCATGCTGGTTCCTCATTTAAAGCAGCTAAAGCCTATATTACATCTCAGCTTAACTGTAGCCCTAGCCCCGCTACAAATCCCACCGGACCTAGTTCTGCTGGAACCACTACAACAAACCCCAATATAAATAACTATGCCAATAATACAATGGATGATAAGTTCATTACTAATCCTCCTAATCATTTTTTAACTAGAGATGTGCCGCTTACAAAGCGTTTAACTGGATTTGCTGGCTATGCTGATCTAAACAATAATTTAGGATACTTCTTCTCTGATCCAAACAATATCAACTGGAAGTCTCAAAGCCCCAATGCCTATAAGTTTAGGTTTGCTTATAACCCTACAACTATTTCTTACAACACTACTGTTACTAGTCCAATTGACTGGACCCAAGCATCTGCAGATCCAGCCAATACTATTGGTGGTAATACCACAGTCAGCTTTACTCTTTACTTAAACCGAATTGCAGATATGACAGAGCTTTCAGGAATAACCGGTTCTTATTCAAAGAACTATCCTAGAACTCTTACACCTACAGAGGTTGCCGGTTTAATCAATCGTGGAACAGAATACGACCTAGAGTTCTTATACAGACTGCTTAACGGTGATCCGCAAGCTGCTTCAGGCGAGTTATTGACCATGAATGATAAAAGCTCAGACTTTGGATATATCACGGGTATCCCATGTTGGATTAGATTCCATGACAACCTTCGTTACAAGATCTCTCTTAGCTCTATAAATGTTAACCACGTTATGTTTACAGCAAACATGGTCCCTATGTTAACTACGGTAGATATTCAAGCTATGCGTATTCCTGTATTTGGATCAACCGATGCAACTACTGCAGCTGCTACAGCCAATGCAGTTGTTCCAAAGGTTGCTACAACTAAGGCTTCAGTGAAGGGTAAGAAGTAATGAGCATAAGCAGACTCTCTAGATATTACGACGGACCGATCCTTCAAGTAGTAAATGCAGTAACTATTTCTCCAGACATATCTGTATACAGAAACTGGCCTACCAAGTTCAGCGCATCATATGTTGAGTATCCTTGGGAAGACGGAGATACATTAGGTAACCTTGCTCAAAACTCTGGAGCAATACGCAGCTCATCATACTGGTGGGAGATCATGGATTTAAATCCAGAGATTACAGACCCATGGGACATTATTCCTGGAACAGTTATTAGGATTCCTAATGGCTGATACAACTATCTCCCCTCAAAGTAACTTCCTATGGGAGTCTACGGCTAGACACTCTAGCTTCTCTGTAAGCTTTCCCAAAACACCTTCTACAGAGCTGCTCTTGATCGGTGCTGAACTTTTTCAAGAGATAGATTCTCATGACATCTTAGTTCTTGAGTTTAAAGGAAAACCCTTTCTAGATAGCACGATCGTAGTCTCTGGGGACCCTGTTGAGTTTGTTTATACAAGCGGACCCAATTCTTCTAAGTTTAATGGTTACGTGTATACCCTAGAACCCAGCTCAGGTACAGAGGTTCACTCTACAACTGTTACTTGTGTCTCCGCTTCGTACCTCCTAAAAAATACTGATCAAAAGGTTTACAAGAACACCACGGCTGATGGGGTTGTTTCTAAGATTGCAGCTAAGCACGGCATGCAGTCTGTAACCCAGCGCCATCCCCGTATTCGTGAGTCGATAGTTCAAGCAGGACAAAGCGATTGGCAGCTTCTTCGTAGGTTAGCTAAACAAGCCGGCTTTGCTTTACGTGCTGAAAACACAACCCTTACATTTGTATCTAAGGATAAAATCTACAATGAAAAAAAGCCATCTGCCCCATACTTTAAGTATGAGGATGGATTAAGTATCCACAACCGCATGTATGGTACTTGCTTTTACTTTGAACCAGAGATCTCTGATGATAATCCAGATCTAGGTGCAAAGGTAAACCGAGTAATCACTGGTACCTCAACAATTACCTCGACACCAATAGCTACGACCCACGCTGCAAAGGACTACAGCGTTCCTAATCTTGGATCCCTAAGCCCTAGTGAGGACTTCTTTACTTATGGCGAGTAGATTTTCAAGTGCTTCATCTAGCTCTCCAGCTAAGTTTAAGAAGCACCACGTATATGAAGTAGCAACCTCTCTTAGCGAGTCTAAGTACATCGCTAGCGACCTAGCTGATACACATCGTTATGCCTACAGAGCTAAGGCGACTGTTGTAGGTACGTGTACCCTGCGTCCTTATGATCCAATCTATTTAGATGGATTGCCTAATGACATGTCGGGTTACTGGACAGTATTGTCAGTCCACCATGTTTTTGGTGGAACAGTAGCTCCGTACATGATCGAGCTAGAATTGGGTACAGATAAACTTGGTGACACCAATCCGAATGCTAAGAACACATCTGAAAATAGAAACGTTAACTCAGAGATAGCTGGACAAAGCTTAACTGTTGCTAACTCAACTCTGAGTTCTTATGACGCAAATGTAAACGCTAACTCAGTACCAGTACCAAGATACGTAGCCTCTCCACAAGTCACCTTTCCGGTAACTGCAGCTGCGGAAGATCCTGCTTCTGGATATAACTATACGGCCACAGTTCCTAATTACGGAGTTTCTTCGTTAACCACTACTTGGACAGCAACTAAGGGGAGCGCAGTTCTATGACGACTCAACATTATCCCGATCAAGAATATGGTATGGATCCTACCGGTCGACTTAGATTCTATGGAATTTATGAGGGCAAAGTAACCTCTATCAACGACCCATTAAAGAAAAATAGGATTCAAGTTACGGTTAGCCAACCTACAGGGCAAGAGGTTCATGGGTGGGCTAGAGCAGTTCTTCCAGTGACTGTAAATGAAACTCATGCTGACCATGTAGCCCATACTGCGGCGTCAGTTGCTGCCCTACTTACAACTACACCGGTAAGCGCAGGAGACCCTCAAGGTGGTTCTGTAAGCATTCCCGCTTTGACTGTGGTCGCCAAGTCTGGTGCGGGAACTTTGACCCATGCACATAAAACCGTTACAGGTAAAAATTCCCTTGCAGTAGCAGCAGACAACGCCGCTACCACAGAACACACCCCCCATAGAACGGTGCCTGATGTAGGGCAGCTTGTGTGGATTATGTTTATAGCCGGAGACCCTGAGTACCCAGTTTGGATTGGAGTCCAGTGAGAGCCCTTAAGTACCCCTTTACTTTAGATAAATTTGGAGTTGTATATACAACTGTAGATCCAGGACAAATTTACTTGGATCGTTTGTTGACTCTTTTATCAACCCACGTAGGTCAACGCCCAATGCTTCAAGCCTACGGCACTGATTTTACTAACGCCCTGTTTCAGAATGAGAACAAGTTTGGTCCAGCAGTCCAAACAGCTGTAAGTACAGCCATTTCTAAATGGATGACGGATGTAAAATTAATCTCTGTAGATGTAGAGAACTTTGATGAGTTTGGAACAGCAACTCTTCTTGTTGTCATACAGATACCAGACGGCAGTCTGCTACAAAGCACTGTCAAAACCTCGATCTTTAATTCTGATGGAACGATTACAGGACAGGCATAATGACTCAAATAGACTATACCTCTAGAGACTTTGAATCTATCAAAGCCGACCTCATCAATCTAATTAACGTTAGAACAGGCTATAACTGGAATCCTACGGATCCAAATGATCTAGGAAACATCATGGTAGAAGCCTTTGCTTATATGGGCGACATCATGTCCTATTACACCGACCGTGTTGCAAATGAAATCGCCATAACAACCTCAGCTAAAACATCTACCGTTTTACAGCTTGCAGAGCTTTTTGGCTATACCCCCTCTGGCCCAACTCCAGCTAACGTAGAAGTAAGTATTACAAATAATGGAATTACTGCTTTAGATGTACCAATAGGTACCCAGTTTATGGCACCCCTAATTTATGGCTTATATCGTGAAGTCTTCTTTGAGGCCGCTGAGCTAACAACCCAGCTTCAACCAGGTGAGACAGTAACTATTGCCGCCACTGAAGGTAAGACAGTAAATACAGATCGCCCGGATTTAATTGATCCCACCTACCATAAGCCTATCCCCATTAGCTTGGGAACAACAGATGGGTCACTTAGCCAAACGTTTACAATCTATGATACAAACGTTGTTCAAGGATCTTTAAACATATACGTTGGTCAGGGTGCAGCTTTTTCACCGTGGACATACGTTGCAAACCTTATTGAAGCAGGCCCTACAGACCACGTATTTACTACCTTCTTAAATGAAGATGGGACAACAAATGTTGTATTTGGTGATGGCGTTAATGGAATGATTCCTTCCACTAACCAGTTAGTTGGAGCCATCTATAAGACCAGTGCAGGGTTATCCGGAAACATTGTTGCAGGAGCATTGACTGAAGTTACCTTTATTCCAGGTAACCCAGATCTTTCTGCTCTTTCTTCATTGCAAGTATCCAACACCTATGCTGCATCAGGTGGTGCGGACGCTGATGATCTAACTCAGCTTAAGTCCAAGCTTAAGGCGGCAATCAATACTCAGTTTAGAGGAGTAACCCTCAATGATTTCAGCAACCTTGCGTTAACAGTACCTCTTGTTGGTAAAGCTAATGCCGTAGCTGGAACATGGAGCTCAGTCAGTCTTTACGTTCAAACCCAGGATGATGGAACCTATACCCCTGGAATTGTAACCACTAATGGAACTCCAACTCCTACAGGTAATTGGAACGATCTAGCGCTCGCAGTACAGGCATCTCTTGAGCCTAACTTAATTATTGGAAGCTCTGTAACCGTGCTACCTCCAACGTATGTACCGATCTATGTAACTGCTAACGTAACAATTGATGGTGCTTACAAACAATCTAGCGTTGTAATTGCAATTAAGAAAGCACTTTTAAATGCAGGCGGATTCTTTGCATACGATCAGAATGTATTTGGAAGAGTAGTTGCACAGTCTCAGCTTGTATCGGCAATCAATAACGTACCGGGTGTACTGTTCGTAACCCTTTCCGCTTTAAACACCGCTAACGACAACAGTGTGGGTACAATCTCATTGAACCCCAACCAGTTGCCATACATTACAGCAAGTAATCTTGTTATTAATCCTACCGGTGGACATAGCTAAAGAAGAGGAAAAGAATGACATCCCAATACTTCCCGTTAAACGTACGCACCTTTACTCCTAAAGTAAACCTTCAGGATACGGTAAATGCTGATGACGTAAACTCCTTGCAGACTGAGGTTTACAACATTGAGTACTACCTCAATGGAACAAGCATCGCTCAAGAAGGCATGCTCACATCCACATGGACTGGAACCTTTTCACAACCTTCTACTCCATGGAATTCTCTGTCTGATCGCTTGGCTAACATTGAAGCTGGACTTGTTAATGGTGTGACAACCTCTAACAGTCCGTACTTCTCCAAGAGTGGAGATGCCGTCACTGCGATATCAAGTGTTGGTATTACGGTAAAAAATGGAATCTCTTCAAATACCAGGAACCTTGTAGAAACTTATACCTACGGAAATGTTCTTGGATTTAATGTCGACAATAGCGGTATACCCCATGTTGGTGCAGCAAATGTAGTTTATGTAAACAGTTCAGACTGGAACACTATTCAATCAGAGATTACTGCAACAGCTGCAGTTGCCTCGTCAAACCCATTTAACCCATTCTTACTAGCTGGGATGTAATCTAACTAATGGCAAAATATGGTCTAATTCTATACGGTACTGAAACGTATGGAGAAGTTATTAACGTCGGAGCGTTTTACGCATCCGATCTAAAAGCATGGTGCTATGACTATGGCCAAATCCAGTTAACTTGGAATGCCATCTCTGGTGATCCTGCGGATAGAGTTATAACTCATTGGAAGGTAATTAAGACCTACGTCGGCACACCAGACACTCCCTATGACGGAACACTGGTTGATGGGGGTACCATCAACAACTTTCGTACAAGCTTTAATGATGTAGATGCAAACTTTGGAAAGCAAGTCTTCTACTCTATTTGGGTATTCAATGGAACTACTTGGATTCCTTGTGGCAGCACCTATACCACCATTGTTGGAGATACCGGATCTAAGCAAAAAATTGAACGATGGTTTCCTGGAGCTTGGTTAAACAGTTACCAGGGGTACGGTGATGTTACCGGACAAGCCGACCGCCTTGACTTAGACCTAGTACTAGATGCGTTTGCTTTTGAGTATGATCGATTTAGAGCAGACCTAAACCTGCTTGAATTATCAAACTCAAGTAGCTCTATTCCTTCTCAGATTTTGCCTGCAAAGATGGCAGATCTTGGATTTAATTATGAACCTTCACTTGGCGACTTCTACCACCGTGCTCTTTATAGAACTGGTCTTGGAAACTTTTCAAGTAAAGGAACTAGCTCTGCTATTCAAGAATACATTGGTGCTTTAACGCACTGGTCTGTTGATATAGATCCATACATAAATATGATGCTTGATTACAACGATTCCTCATTTGAGGAAAGCACAGGACATTGGTACGTTACAGGTGGTAGTTTTGTAAATAAGAAGTACTCTACCTCTTCTACTGACATTGGTAAAGCAATCGTAGCACCGGTACCTAACATGTATAACTATCAGTATCCACCACGTCAAGCAGGTTACGGCCTTATTACCTCTACCGGTACCGCAGTAACAATCTCTCTTCCTCAAACCCCAGCTGTAGGTGGACCGACTGCCTTATATGCGAGCCAGTATGGCATCCCTGTTCAAAACGGTATGAACTACATTTTCAGTGGTTGGATTTGCCATATTGATACTCCTGCATCCTACACAGTTGTCGTAGGTTGGTATGACAACAATAATCTGCACATTGGATCAGACGTAGTAACTAGCTCTTTTACTACAACTAGTGCTTGGTCAGAGTTTATTACCGGAGGAAGCATTGACCGCCAAGGATTGACTGCACCACTTAATGCTTCTTTTGCTGTAATGAGAATTCAGATCACAGGTACAACTGTTGGAAAACGCTTTGCTATTGATATGTTGCAATTTGCAGAAGCTCAAATTAAAACCCTTGAGTACCAGGATCCTAGAGCTACTCAGCTTACAGCTGACGGAGATCAAGTAAACAACATTGTTAACCCACGAATGGTTGACAGTACTACTGGTTGGTTTGGGTATAACGCTTCCTTAACAGTGGACTCTAATCCACCAGCTGCAGCTTTAAGACCAGGAGCCGTTATTACAACAAACGGTTCTGCAGCTAATAACTCGACAACCCTTCTATTAAATAACGCCGTTAGTGGAGTACCTGCGGTTAACTACGTGGACATTGTTCAAGGCATGTCTGTTTCTGGAACAGGTATTGCTTCAGGTACAACAATCTCCAGCATTGTATTGTCTGACTTTAATCAACAGGCTTCTATTACCCTTTCCTCTCCAACAACTGCAGCGATTACAGGTAAAACAGCAAACGTCACATTCTCTATGCCATATAACAGCACCATGCTTAAGGTCACGGCTACTGCTGCAGGAACAATTGCAGTTGTTTCAGAGTGGATGGCAGTTTACCCAAGTAGGTACTATCAGTTTAATGTTGATGTGGCTACTACAGCTGCTCTCGAAGCTGCCGGTATGACTAACGCTGTTGCTAGAGTAGAGTACTCAGCTCCTCAAAGTGCGAATGAGCAGACTCAAATCCTTAAAGACAGCCAGGGTTACCCATACTATTCAAATGTAAATGATGTAACAGACTCAATGCCGATGATGCTTACTCAAGCATATCAAGAGCTCGTTTCAGGCGGCGTAGCACCTGATTCAACGCAAGACTCTCCTCAACCTTTAGCAAAGGTCACCGTGTATGTTGAGAATGCAAATATCGGAGACGTCTTCTATATAAGTAACGCTTCTTTTACCCATACTATGAATCAACTTGGTATGGCTATGGAGATGACTGACAGTAACTCCCTATTCTTTACAGGAGATGGATCTTGGCAAACAAACGATCCACTAGCTGAGAATCATTACGACCCCAATGATTGCTTGTGGGAAGTAAGAGATCGCTTTAACTTTGTTAATAACCCAAGTTTTGTAACCAATACTTCTGGATGGACAGCAACTGGCGGAAGCATTGCCATGTCTTCTGATCAAAGCCCAACAGCAAAGTTTGGCACCACTTTAGCTAAGGTAACTAAGAGTGGCGGCACAGTGACTGCTTCTACCACGATCTATCCACCTTACACTTTAAGCGGTGGCTCTAATGGTGAGGACATTATTTCTTCAGCGTACATCTACGGTCCTGCAGGAACCTATACGATCAGCACGACTGCTAATGGCTCTACCACTTCTAATGTGGTAGTTCTTGACTCATACAATGCAAATAACTGGCGACGTATTTTTGTTGAAAGAATTCCAGTACAGGGAGAAACAAGCTTTACTCTTTCTATACAGGCTAACGTAACCTTTTATCTAGATGGTGTACAGGTAGAGAATGGAAAATATGCTAGTAAGTTTATTGATCCAGCAGACGCCTATACCTTTAAGCTTCCTAGCTTAGGAAACTCCGGATCAAATTATTGGGGTACAAGAGTTCCTAGTGCTCATGGTGGCATCAGTAACTACTGGCCTAATTATCAGCTAAAGAACTATCGTCTTGATGCTAACCTTTCAAACTTCTTGCCTTTGGGTTCTAGCTATATTCATCAAACCGGAGACACAGCATCTGAAGATGTATATACAGAGTACGGTGCGGGTAACTTAATTGAGTCTCCTTCTTTTGAAGCAAGCCTTCTTGGTTGGACCCCCACTAACGCTGTTCTTGCGAGACTAGTTTCTAAAGGATCTTTATACAATGATCTTTGTAGTCACGGACAGGGTTACTGCCATGTCACCTCAGTTAGCACTGGGGCGTTTGGTTTAACCGCTAGTACAGCTCAGATCTACAGCAACCGTGGAGCTACTGGCTCTGTAGTTCTTAAGGCTCCGGATTCAAATGGCTTTGGTGTTTATACTCTTACGGCAAAGTTCTACACCACCGGAGATACCTCAGGAACCCCGGTATTCAGCAAGAGTAACTCAACTCACATCACTACTGCAGGGATCTGGTACTATCTACCTGTAGTAGTACGCCAACCTGAAGTATATGGAGCGGGTACAAGTTTTGCAACTATCTCTGTCAGCTTTGTGCCGGACAATGATATAGCTGGAACTTCCCACTTCTACATTGACAGGACAATCTTTACACAGTAGGTGGTAAATGTCCAACGTATTGATCGTAGCTTTTGCAACAGCATGCGTTTTAACGGCAGTAGAAAGCCTCATCGCACCCCTTGGTAAATGGAGGGGTTTACTTGCGCTACTATTCTCGGTCCTGGGAACAACAATAATGATGCCCTTAAGTCGGGCGACAATTTTTGAAATCCTGGCATCTACATTTCTCGGTTTGACAAGTTCATTACTTGTGGAGCAAACTTTCGTCGGGGTCAACGCCCGGGATCTAAGTGGATTGCCGAGGAGAGTTCCCCGTCCTTAAGGAGGGGTAATGAAAAAGCCGGAAGACGTCTATGACGATCCGATGCTTTCTGTTGGTGCACGTTATCTTTTCTTAAAGATGATGCAAACAGGACGAGTAATAACAGCTGACGAGTTTCACCAGTTCCTACCAGATGGTCTTAAAAAGATCGAGGGTTGGATGAGGGAGCTTAAGAAGCATGGCTACATAGAATCACATAAGTACCGAGATGAAAATGGACAATGCGGCACGGAACTGATGTTCGCATGGGGATCCTTGAACAATACGCCTGAGGCCTTTGGATTGACTTCACCGACCGGCAGTACACCGACCGGCAGTTTACCGACCGGCAACCGTATGCCGGTCATATATATAGATAATAGTAGTAAGCAAAACCTCATTGAAGGACTACGTCCTTCAATTCAGGTTGCCCGCCCTGCGGGCGTGAAACCCAAGGAGGGAAATGAGATGGGTTGGAATCTTGACGGCGAGGAGAAGCCAGAGCTCTCTAAGAGCCAGATACGTCGCTTGGCTGCTATGGCTGACGAAGATGTCGTTGGTGCTGTTGGACGTTTCGAAGAAACTCCAGAGCAGAAGCGTGCACGGCTTAACGCTAAGTACAAGAAGACTGTCCCAGAAAGAAAAGCGGCCAGCCGCTTTGATAAGCCAGAAGAGTTCTGGAACACTCACGACCTAGTCGGAGAGTTCTATGCTCTATTGCAGCAGAAGCTTCCCGGCGTTCCTGATCAGGCAAACGCCAAGACCTTGTCAGTCATGATCAACAAGCACATTCGTGAAGGTGCTACTAGAGTTCAGCTACTCGCTGCTATTCGAGCTTTCTTTAATGACCCACGTAGTTTGCGTGAGCCAGGCAAAGGGGATAGCATCATGCATCGGTTCTTCAAGTACTGGTACAAGTTCCGGTACAAGTTTGTGGAACGAGAAGTTGTTGAAGCTGCTACAGCTGATTCAAAAGCTCAGAAGCGAATGAAGGAAGTCTTCGGAAGATTGGATAGCAAGAATGTATAGCGTCTCAGAACTTCACCCATATAGCTTGCGTAGTCAGATTAAGAATGCTGACTTCCCCATGAAGCATATTGGTAAAGAGCTTTCAGATCTAGACCCGTATGAAGGCGAGGTCATCGAAGACGTTATTGGTTGGATGAACGCTCTGCTAAATGGAGAAGTAATTAAATCCGAAGGCAAAGACACCTGTGGTGTTGGACTGCTTATGATCGGTAAGCCAGGACATGGTAAGACCACACTGGCTGCAACAATTGCACAAGAGATTATTCGTCATGCTCCACAGGGTCTGTGGGGAAATAAGATTGCATCACGTCCAGTTTACTTTGGTGACTTTCCAAAGCTTCTTAGAATTGAGAAGAATGGTTGGGAAGATGACACCGATGTAACAGCGGCTTTGTATGGTGAATTAGACGACCAAAGTATAAAGCTTCTCATTGTAGATGATCTTGGAAAAGAATACAGGACTAGCAGTGGTTGGGCTGAGTCAACACTTGATGCCATGCTGCGTTCACGTTTTAATAAGGGCCTGCCAACAATAGTAACGACAAACGTTCCTATTGAAAGCTGGAGTGACATATACGGTGAACCTATGTATAGTTTTGCTCATGAAGCATTCATGCACTTGAATGTAAATTCTCTGGAGGGAGATAGAAGGAAATGAGTAAAGTGATCGAGTGGAAAACAATTAAGTTTTTCTTATCTCTTGATGGCGTAGATGAGGTACAGGCCTCAACTGAAAAGGATCTGCGCTGCTCTTGCAATGGGTTTAATACCCGTAAGAATTGCAAGCATACTCGCTATGTATTAGACAGCCTGGAAGATGACATCTTTCCTGTAGAGATCTCTAAGTACACACCTAAGCATCTTATTGAAGAGGCTAAGGCCTCACATGAAGCCTTTCGTGACCTACTCCTTTACTGGGGAACAGTAACGGTTATTTAAAGTGCAAGGGGGGGACATATCAAATGAAGTACCGCAGAGGATTGTGGTTACTTTGGACTGCATCCTTAGTAGGCGTCCTGCTATTACTCGGGTTCTTGGAATCGTCAGGAACACTGAAGAAGTAGAGTACGACAGGGTCAAGCTCGCCAGGTTCTGGCGATTTGCAGAGAAGCATGAGTATCGCTTAGAGTTAGCAGGGTTCGGGTATACCAAAAAAGAGATGAAAGAGATTGAAGAAGATCTTGACAATCTAGGTACCAATCCGTTTAACTACGTAACTGCATATAGAACTTATTCCGATCTTGTGGGAGAGCTCCCGTATAGACCAGAAGTAAAAAATGTAATTGATATACCAGATAGATCATTAGCATACGGGCATTGGTACATGGAGATCGAGAGGGTGTAAATGGCAGCGGACAACGAAGTACGGTTAATCTCTAAGGTCATCCGTGATCGTGATCTCGGCTACCTATTAGAACGTGGTGTAAAAGATGATTGGTTCTTTGTCGAAGAGAACCAGCAAATATGGAAGTTTATTCGTAATCACTTTTCAAAATATGGAGAAGTGCCTACAGCAGTAACTCTGCTAGATAACTATCCTACCTACCGCCTTCTAAAAGTAGACGACTCAGTTAGTTACTTACTGGATCAGTTGATTGCTTATCGCAATCGACAGACCCTGATTGATACTGTCCAAGCAGCTGGTTCCTCCATTAAAGAGGTAGCAGACAATGACGTAATCACAGAGATCCTTACCTCGGGTATACATAAGGTTGCCCTTACCGGTGGTTCTGAAAGCCATGACGTTAACCTGTCAAGCAACACAGAGCAACGCCTTGAGGATTATAGAAACATTAAGCTACGTCCTAACGGCTTGATCGGTATGGCCAGTGGGTTCAACACCATTGACCTAGCAACTGGTGGGCTGCAGGGTGGACAGCTAGTCACTATCATTGCTCCACCAAAGACAGGTAAATCTGTTCTTGCTTTGCAGGTAGCAGCTAACCTCCATGAAGATGGCTTTGTACCTATGTTCCAATCTTTTGAAATGACTAACATAGAGCAACAGCATCGTTATGACTCTATGCGTGCTCACATCGCTCAAAGCAGACTTATTCGTGGTGCTCTTAATCCTGATGAAGAAGAGCGCTATGAAGCTTGGCTTAAGAGAAACTCAGAGATGCATCCGTTTCTATTAACTGACTCCGTCCAGGCAATGAACCTAACATCTCTTATTGCTAAGGTAGAGAAGCATCGTCCTGATGCACTGTTCGTTGATGGTGTTTATCTTATGGAGGATGAGGAAGCCAGCCGTGGTGAAACACGTCGTGGTAGTCCAAGCAACCTCCAGCACATTACTCAGGGCATGAAGCGCATTGCTCAGAAGTACAACATACCGGTAATCCAGACTACCCAGGTCCTCACAAGCAAGATGACCAAGGGTCGAGTTACGTCAAGTGCCATCGGTTACTCTTCTTCGTTTGAGCAAGACTCAGACGTAGTCCTAGCACTACAGCGCCAGGATGAAGAAGACGACAGTTCTAGAATCCTTCGGATTGATAGAAGTCGTAACAGTGGACCAGCAGAAGCAGAGCTACTATGGGATTGGGAGAATGGACGCTTTGAAGAATATGGAAACCCCTTCGCTGTTTGATGGAAACACTGCTTGTTCGGATAAAGATCCGGACATCTTCTTTCCTGAAGACGAAGAGGATCGTATACAGAGTCTCCTTGCTAAAAGTATCTGCTCAACATGTGCTGTACAGTCACAGTGTTTAACCCTGGCTCTAGACGAACGTTTAGAGGGTATCTGGGGCGGAACAACCACGGAAGAACGTCGAAAGCTACGTAGAAAGATGAGGTCCAGTGAAATCAATACGAGAGCTACGGCCTGATTACACCGGGACCATGGACTATGAGAACACTATATGTCATGAGTGTCCCAAGTGTGAATCAAATCTTTGGAACCTAAAGGTTTCATTTGAAGACTATGAGATATCACAGTATCTTTTACCGATGGAGTGTGCCATCTGTGGAACATTTGCTACAGCTCCAACCCCGGTTGATAAGCCGGGATATATTAAGGGGGAATGATGGATAAGACATTAGAAGAACGAGTTGAAGATCTAGAGAAATCCTTTGCAGGACTTGTTGAGATCATGCAAGCTCAAGGAGTCATGTATGCAGCAAGCAGAGAGCTAGTCGATACTCTTGCTAAAAAGATCGGATTGGAACTAGAGTAATGTTTACTGCTGGTGACGTAGAGCGGGTACTACTGCGCCTTGGTATTGAGGGAACAGAACGTAATAGCAACATTACGGCTCTATGCCCAATGCATAAAGCAATCAAGGGTGTAGAAGACAGCAACCCTTCTTGGGGTATTCATATAATTACTGGAGCCCATAACTGTTTCTCCTGTGGCTACAAGGGCAACTTATTAAGCCTAATCTCTGATGTCCTAGAACTAGACAGCATCTCTAAGGCCAGGGAATGGCTAGACGAGAACGTAGAGGTTGACTGGGATAGGTTGTCAGCTTCCTTGGAAGAAGCTCGTAACAGCTACCAACCTATCCCCAGACTGGTTGACATGAGCGATGCTCGCCTTTCGGTATTCCAGGACGTTCCAGAGTGGGCAGCCAGTAACCGTAAGCTAACCCTAGAAGCCTGTAAGAAGCACGAGATCCTTTGGAGACACTCAGACTCTACCTGGATCCTTCCAGTCCGTACAGAGGCAGGAAAGCTTCTTGGCTGGCAAGAAAAGGGCGAGCTAACCCGCCGGTTCTTTAACCGTCCTCCAGGGATCACAAAGTCGAGCACCCTCTTTAGCATCGATAAATTTGAAGGTGGAACCATGGTGGTGGTAGAGTCACCACTAGACGTTGTTCGACTATCAAGCCTTGGCATTGACGGTGGGGTAGCTGTCATGGGGGCCATAGTAAGTAAGGAACAGCTGACCCTTATGCGTAAAGCAGATGTCTTGATACTGGCTTTAGATAACGATGCCACAGGCAAAGAATCTACCCGGCTGCTATTCAAGGCTTTACGTGAACAGGGTATGGAGTTCTCTATATTCAACTACGGAAACCTAGAAGTAAAAGATATTGGCGATATGGATCTAATTGATATACAGTGGGGCATTGATAACGCCAAACACTGTGTGATGGGGGAGGAAGCTCTTGACTAAGCTAATTACTGCTTATCGTTTGTACAAGGCTAGACGCCATTGCAAGGTTAATGGTCATACCTATGATGACTCCACGAGCGTAACTTGCCCCTGGAGTGGAAATATTTATACCTACTGTAACAACTGTGGAAATCGAAGGACTGAAAATGTATGAGGATAATCCTAAAAACCATTTGTGGAAGATCTGTACGATCTGTAACGTACCCGTCAGTAATGAATATCTAGACGTTCATAAGGAGATGTTCCATGCCTCGTTATGATTATAGCTGTATTGAATGTGATATCACCAAAGAGGTCTCTCATGGTATGACCGAAGAGGCTTCAGTCCCATGCCCTAACTGTGGCTACAAGATGACTAAAGTAATCGGTTTACCCGGTGTTCAATTTAAGGGTGGAGGTTGGGGAGGACAATGAGTAAGAAAAAGAAGAAGCCACGTGCTGGCAAGAGCATTACTGCTCGTGTTAAAACAGCCGCTAGTAAAAGCCCGAGTTCTTTTCCAACAAGATCTAAGATGTTAACAGCAGACGAGCGTAGAATGCTTATTAGGGGTGAGCTATGATAGATGTAAACGTTCTTGGTATTACCTTTATAAAAGACCATGACTTTGTAAAAGGCTATGTACTACGCATTAGACCTAAATTTAAAGAGGCCGTGCTTCAGGTACGCCATCTTGTTCTCATTGTAGGAATAGAGAAAAGATATCGTATTCGTAAGTTCTTTAAGTGCTATGAGTGCGACGGCCGTGGTTGGATGTACCTAGATGAGTTCTTAGAGAGGGACCAAGTATCTAGCGGTATCTTGGGGGATGAAGTTGCCGCTGTTCTCTGTTCTTTAGAAGAAGGTATACTGGCATTTGAACCTGCCATATGCCCATTCTGTGAGGGAACAGGTCGTGGCTGGTAACTACACAAAGTGCAATCATTGCTGGTGTTGGGGCAAGAGTAAACTCATTCAAGGATACAGAGACAATGTAGATATGACTGGGTACTACCTGGTCAAGATCTGCGGTCATTGTCACTTTGTAGCGAGCGCCTATATGCCTTGGGATGAAGAACTTCATGCCGGCATACCTAGTGGTTCGTTCTCAGGCTTTCAGGATTATCACAACCGAAATGGTTGCCCACCTAGATCATCAAAAATAGTAGACAAAGAAGAAGAATATTCTTATGATTAATCTGTAGAAAGGATAGCTAATGACTTTTACAGGCACTCTTCTGCCTTATCAACCAGAGGCGGTAGACCGCATGGTTGAAAGAAAGAAGATGCTCGTAGCCTATGACCTTGGTCTAGGTAAGACAGTCCTAACTATCGCTGCCATAGAACGCCTCAGAGATGAGGGTAAAATTGAGGGTCCAGGACTTATAATTTGTCTATCCTCATTGAAGTACCAATGGGCAGCACAGATTGAGAAATTTACAAGTGGCACTGCAAACACTCTGGTCATTGATGGATCCAAAAACAAACGATCAGGCCAATACGTCGAAGCAATTGACTGGCAAACATCTGGGGTTGACTACGTTATCCTCAATTACGAACAGGTCGTTAATGACTGGGCTTACCTTGAACTTGTTAACAGATCCTTTGTTGTTATTGACGAAGCAACCGCAATCAAATCCTTTAAGTCAAAGCGATCAAAGCATGTCAAGAAGCTAACTAGTAAGTACAAGTACGCTCTGACCGGCACCCCAGTAGAGAATGGTAAACCTGAAGAGCTCTTCAGCATTATGCAGTTCGTAGATGCCAGCGTCCTGGGTCGGTTTGATATCTTTGATAAAACCTTTATCGTACGTAACCAGTTTGGTGGGGTAGATAGGTATAGAAACCTACCCTTATTAAACAAGACCTTAGCTACTGCCTGTGTTCGTAAGCGTCAAGAAGATCCAGACGTTGCTCCATTCTTGCCCGATGCTATTAAGGCCGAACCTATTCTTGTTCCATTTAATGCTGCCTCACGTAAACTGTACCGACACATTGCAGATCAACTGAGCGCTGATTTAGATGATGCTATGGATTCCTTTGGTGGAAGCTTTGACCTGTTCTCTCACTATCACAGCGATCAGGGTGGAATAATGGATGAGTTGCGTGGTCGCATCATGTCTAAGCTAACCGCACTGCGCATGTTGTGTGACGACCCAAAGCTATTAAAGCATTCAGCGGATATCTATAATCCTATGACTGGTGTTGGTTCCGGCTATGCTGCGGATTTAAAAGACCTGGGGTTACTTGATAAAGATATTAAGTCTGAGAAGTTGGATGTATTGATTGAGTACCTAGAGAACTTCTTGTCAGACAATCCAGATAATAAGGCTGTTGTCTTTACATCATACGTGGGTATGGTTGATCTATTAGCAGAGAGCATTAAGTACACCTCTACTAAGTACACTGGACAAATGAACGCAGGAGCAAAAGAGAAATCAAAGCTGTTCTTTCAGAATTATCCGGACTGCCGTGTATTTATCTCAAGCGATGCAGGTGGTTATGGTGTGGATCTACCTCAAGCAAATCTTTTAATTAATTACGATTTACCTTGGAATGCAGGGTTAGCTGTTCAACGCAATGGTAGAATAAAGCGTGCCTCAAGCACATGGAAGAACATCGTAATACAAGATCTTCTAATGAAAGACTCTATTGAAGAGCGTCAACACGCTCTCTTAGAACAGAAGACAGCTGTAGCAAATGCCGTCGTAGACGGTGAGGGCATAAACGACCGTGGGGGCGTAAACCTTACGGCCGGTAGCTTGAGAGCATTTTTGCAGTCCTCAATCGTTTAGGAGATATACCGTGCCAAATGCACCCAAGACACCTACGCGTACAATTCGGGTATCCACAGAGCTTTGGGAAGCAGTAAAGGCTAAAGCCGCATCAGAGAAGCGCACAGTAACAGACGTTATCATCAAGGCGCTTAAATACTATTTGGAGCAGTAGACTAGTACCAAGAGTCACCTGCCACTCAGCCCCTCGGTTTTGACACCGGGGGGTTTTGTGTTACTGTAGGAGTACCTGTAAGGAGGGTAACTATGGTAAAAGTTATGGACCCAGGCCGTAAGCCTGGAGAATCAAATGAGTCAGAAGTCATTACTAAGATCCGTGAATTCCTTAGCTATAAGGTCCAGATCGATAAGCTCACAAAATCCCAAGCCCCAATAAAGGCTGAAGTCATGGAAGCCATTGAAGCTCATGGTGAAGAAGATGACAAGGGTAATTATGTATTTGAATTGCCAGTAACAATCGATGGCTATTCTAAGATGGTACGTCAACGCCGTGTAACACGTAAGCTCGACATGGATGAAGCACTATCTATCCTCAAGCAGCATGGTCTGTATGACTCTTGCGTAACCATGGTACCCATGGTAGACGAAGATGCTGTCATGTCTGCTTTGTATGAGGGCAAGATCTCTGAAGAGGAGATCGATGCAATGTGGCCTCAGAATGTTATCTGGGCATTACTGCCCACAAAAGAGTGAATCCATTAAAGTCACTACGTAAAATACTGCGTGGTGAGCCACTTGATTGGCACCTACCCCACACTCTAGGACCTGATGAAAGGTTAGCTAGGTGTGCTAGATGCTCTGTAATCTTTATCATCCATAAAGATAACCTTCGTGTTCCTCAATACTGTATGGGGTGTAAGTAATGGACTCTTTAAGTTCTGCGCTAGAGGCAAGCTTGCAAACAACCCTAAAAGATTTAGATGACAATATGCCAAGGGCTCGTGTTAGATATATGACAGCTAAAGAGTACATTGACTTACTTGCACCTCTTGTAGAGAACTACCTACAAGATGTAATCCAAGAAGAGCATGACTCTCGTGTTGTATCTAGAGATATTTCTAAGATCTTCCTAGATAAACTGGGAGAGCTAAGACCTAACCCAGCTCTTGGAGTTACAGGGCCTTCAGGTGTTACCGGAACTTCTGGGGCATCGATGCCGACAATGTCTTTTGACGACACAATGGAGAGCGTTGCTGAGTTGATATCTGGACAGCACAGTGGTCATAGAGAAGCACTTTTGAAACTTAGAAAAGAACATAATCGTAGATGGAAGATTCAGCATGGCCAACAACGACCCGATTGATGAGATGTTTGGTAAGCTGGATCAGTACTATCCTGGATCTAAACGCAAGGTCAAGAATCTAGACAAGCCCAAGAAAGCAGTCAAAGAGACAGAGACCTGGGAGTCAAAGGTTCAGGTAAAGAAACTTCCTAATGGTAATACCGTAGAGTTATTCCCAGCAGGCAGTCTGTCTATAGCACTAGGTCGTCCACTTGTCACCTTGAGATTATGGGAGCGTAAGGGGTATATCCCACGTGCTCCATACCGCTTAAAGGCCATGACAATTAACGGCAAGAAAGTGCCCGGGTGGCGTATGTACAGTCGTGATATGATAGAGTCAGCAATACAAAGCTTTCGGTCTAGGGATCTTTTACAAGCTCCACGGATCGATTGGAATCGGCATACAGATCTATCAATTGAATTGATAGATTCCTGGACTAAGATTCATCAAAAAGAAACACAGGCCAATAGACCAATGGAAATGGAAGAATAAATCATGACAGCAGATATCCGAGTCCGTAAGGACGCACCAAACGTAGATTCATATGCGCCAGAAGATAATGATCTTTTGGACGAGAGTCTGTTTGAAGAAGAGGACGAGACTGAAGCACCTGCACGGTCTTCAGTAATTCAACAGGGATGGGCAGCAGCTAAAAGCTCTGCTAAAGAAGGTACTGGTTACACTCAGGACTTCCGCTTCTCTGACGATGTACAGCTCGTTAAGTTTCTCTCTAATGAACCTATCGTGTTCTTGCAACACTGGGTTAACCGTCCAGGAAAGAAGTCTTTCGTTGGATGGAATGGCGATCCTCTAGATTTAGCTGGCAACAAGCCTGAGCGTAAGTTCGCATTCAGCGTTGTCAACATGACCGCAGAAGAAGGCCCAACAGTTCAGTTGATGACAGTAGGTATTCGTCTACTCAATCAGTTGGAAAAGTTGAACTCAGATAAGAAGACCGGACCTATCGATCGTCCAGATATTTACTGGGCAGTTAGTAAGTCTGGCGTAGGCACAAAGACCACACACTCCGTCGCAGCTGTGAAGGAACGTGATCTTGCAGAGGATTGGGAGATTGATCCTGTTAGCGCCGCTGAGTTTATAAAGACAGTCAAGCCTCTTGGACCCGAAGCATTGCGTGTGTCGACAACCGCAGAGCTAGAGGACTTAGCTGCAGAACTACTCGCCGCACAGTAATCCCCAATAGTTAACGGGACCTAGGTTTTCCCTCCTCCTTTTTCCTAGGTCCCCTTAACACTTTGCTAAGGGGGAGCACTAACAGATAGGGAAGCAAAAAATGAGGGTAATAAAAACTCAAGCACAGCTTGATGAAGTAGTAAAAGCTTATTCAAAAGTAGACGCATTTGTATATGACGTTGAAACCATGGGCGACTACCGAGGAGATCCACGACGTAATCAAGTCGTATGGATTGCTCTAGCAACAGAAGATCGCACCGATGTAATTCCTATGGGACACCCTAATGGTGAGTACATTAGGACTGACTACCCACTTCTTATTGCAGGCCAGCGTCGTTTGGCTAAGGGTCAAGAGCTACGTCCTGATGATTACAGTAAGGATGAAAAGAAAGGTGTTAAAGTCTTTGGTGAAGCACCAGAACAGCTAACCCCTGGAGAAGTATTCAAGGCGCTTAAGCCTTTACTTAAGGACCCTAAGGTAAAGAAAGTTGGGCATAACCTTAAGTTCGATTTACAAAGTGTTGCTAAGTACATTGGTGGACTACCTGAGCCTACCTACTTCTGTACTTTAAATGCTGCTTTCATTTTAGATAACCAACAACGTCACTCTCTTGGTCTTGATGACTGCCTTAAGCGTGAACTTGGCTACGAGATGGTTAAGGGTGTTGGTAAAGAGATTGAGAAGTATTCCTTTGATGAGGTGGCAACATACGCTGGCCTCGATGCTGAGTGGACCTGGAAGCTATACAAGGTTTATGAACAAAAGATCAAAGATGAAAAGGTCCAAGGAGTATTTAACTTAGAGATGGATGTACTCCAGGTTATCTCTGAGATGGAGCTACGTGGTGCAGACATTGATCTAGCACAGCTAGCTCAACTTAAGATCGATATTGAACATCAACTTGAAGAGACAAAGGCAAATATCTTTAAGCTTGCCGGTCGCCCATTCAACCTTAACTCAGTACCTGAAAAGCAGGCCATCCTATTTACCCCTAAGAAAGAGGGCGGTAGAGGTATCAAGCCTAAGAAGATGACTCCTGCAGGACAGAAGCGCCATCAAGAGGGTAAACCAACCACGGTGAAGGATTACTCTGTGGCACAAGATGCTATGGAATATCTACGTGGTCGTGATGAGCTTGTTGATGAGCTGCTTAACTACCAGGATTTAAATAAGCTGATGACCACTTACGTTATGCCTTATCAGGGTGGGTCTGTAACCAGAACCTTACTTGGTAAGAGCAAGACCGTAGCAAGGGAGAGCATCCTTTATAAGGGTAAGGTGCATACCGACTTCATTCAGTACGGCACAGAGACCGGACGTTTCTCTAGTCGTAACCCCAACCTACAGAACGTGCCTAATCCACGTACCAAAAACGGTAAGGCTGTTCGTAATTTATTCGTGGCACCCCCAGGTCACAAGCTAGTAGTAGCCGACTACTCACAGATTGAACCCCGTGTTATCGCATCCTTTAGTAAGGATCGAATCATGTGCCAGGCATACGTAGACAAGGAAGACTTGTACACAGCCATTGGTGACACAATGGGCATTGATCGTGCCGGTGGTAAGGAACTGCTTCTATCCGTAGCCTATGGTGTTGGACCTGAAAAGATCTCCGCATCCATTGGATGTACTCTAGAGCGTGCTAGAGAGCTCCTTGATGAGTTTGCTGCCAAATTCCCATCAGTCACACGCTACAAGCGTAAGATCATCCAGGAAGCCAAGGTACGCACCCCGGTGCCGTACGTGGTGACCATGCTGGGACGCAAGCGTTACCTTCCTAACCTACGTTCTAGGGAGATGGGCTTAAAGGCTAAGGCCGAGCGTCAGGCATTCAACACAGTCATCCAAGGATCTTCAGCTGACCTTATAAAGGTAGCCATGGTTCGTGCTAGAAACTTAATCCCAGATGGGGCTAGTCTGATTTTGACTGTGCACGATGAACTGGTTACAGTTACCCCAGATAATTTAGCGGAGGAGACAGCTGAGGCTATTCGTGAGGCAATGGAAGGCATTAATGCTCTGTCCATTCCTATGATTGCCGATGTTAAGATTGTGTCCCGATGGGGAGAGGCCAAGGATGTTTAAGCGTAAAAAACCAAGGAAGATGAACATAGTTAACGTATCTTTACCTGTATTGATGCGCCAAGCTATCTACGATTCTGTCTTTGACGATCAAGCTGAAGAGATCGCAGAGATGATGGGTCTATCTCCAATCTCAAAAGAAGTATCAGAGATGGAAGAACGAGATAGTTCTGAACGTATTCGTAAGTTCTCTGCCTTGATACCTCTCATTAACTCTCATGCAGATATGTCTGCACGCATTTCAGCCTCTGCTTATATTATTCAAGCTAAAGAAGAGGGAATGAACAGTCTTATTGATGCAGATAACTTTGAAGATCTTGCTGATCTATTTAAAACCATTTCCTTATCAGCTTCGGTGTCTTGCATCGCAACACTTATTAATCTAGACTTACTAGACTGCAACGTTAAAGAAGAGGAACACAATCATGAGTAACGCAGATTGGTATTCACGTAAATTAGGGCAACCACAGGCTGCTCCTTCTACGGCTCCCGTAGCTCCACCAGTACCCAATACATATGTGTACGGTGGTCAAGCAATTACTCCGGTTAACTATGATCCTAATCAAGATCAAACTGTGGTGAACGCTCAAGCAAAGGCTCAAAGCACACGTGGTGCCAGTCGTTGCCCTGAATGCAACAGCGGTAACTACATGAAGGTGGGAACTCAATCTAACCAAGGTGGAATGTTTGAAGTCTACCGTTGCTACGATTGTGGCTACCCCAAGATGCAAACAGGCAGCGGCGCTATAAGCACCGGAGGATCTAGTGCTGGCACTGCAACACCTGCTAAACAAGTAGGACAATCTGGTGGATTTCAACCTAACGTAATCGTAGATCGGATCGGATAATGGCTGTAATTAACTCAGACGCCCTTAAGGTAGTCGCACAGATCAATAAAAAGCTTGGAGCTAATACAGTAGTAACTGCTGATCAGATCCATACGCCTAAGAGAATTCCTACCGGATCACTCACCCTGGATGTTGTCCTAGGTGGTGGCTGGCCAATGAATCATTGGGTAGAAATTATCGGGGAAGCCTCCCATGGTAAGACAGCCATAGCGCTAAAGACTATTGCAACAAACCAGGCAATCAATCCAGACTTTACAGCTGTATGGATTGCTGCTGAAAACTTTGATAGAGACTATGCAGAAATATGCGGAGTAGACACAAAGCGTGTCATTGTCGTAGAGACAACAAGTATGGAGGATGCCTTTGATGCGGTTATTCAATTCATGGAATCGAAAGCTGTCGACATTGTGGTCATTGATAGCTTACCTGGCTTGGTGCCTAGTGCCGAGGACGAAAAGAGTATGGAAGAGTTCACAGTCGGACGTGGCGCCCTCATCACCAACAAGTTCTTCAGAAAAGTTGCGTCAGCAACAAAGAGAGACTTGGTTGAAGAAGAACGCCCCGTACTAGGGATCATGATTAACCAGTACCGTATGAAGATCGGCGTCATGCATGGCGATCCTCGTACGACCCCTGGTGGCTTGGGCAAGGACTATGCCTACAGCATTCGTTGTGAGGTAAAGCGAGATGTGTGGTTAGAGACCGGAACAGGTCAAGATAAGCGCCGTGTAGGCCAGACCATCCGTGTCCGTACTATTAAAAATAAGACTTTCCCACCTCAACAGACCGCTTACCTGGACTTCTACTTTGCCAATGGCGGAGTACTCTCAGAAGGAGAGTATGATAGGGGTAAGGAAATCGTTGCTTTGTCTATCCTCAATGGGATCGTCGAGCGTCGTGGTGGTTGGTTATACTATGGCGATCGTAAATGGCAAGGCGCTCAAGCTCTAATCGATTCTATTCGTGAAGAGATTGATCTCAGTGAAGAGCTAAGTAAGGCTGTTCTAGATACCCTTAAAGATCAACCAAAGATCTTAGTACCAGCGGTCGAAGATGAAGACTGAGGGTCAGAAGGAGTCTCTTAAGCATGAAAAGAGACTGGCTAAGATTGTAGGCGGTAGTCGTACTGCTGCTTCCGGAGCATTCTGGAACAGAAAAGGCGATGTAAGAAACGATGAGCTCTTAATCGAGCATAAGTGGACTGGTAAAAAGCAGGTCACTATTAAATCTGAAGTTCTTCAAAAGATCACTAAGGAAGCAATCTTAGACAGTCGTACTCCCGTGCTAGGGTTACACCTAGATGGGGAGAACTATGTAGTTCTTCTAGAGGAAGATTTCTTTGAACTAAGAAACTCAATCATAGGAGAATAGTTGAACGCCAGGGATACCCAACCCTGGACTTGGAGATATGAGGCTAAGTGTCAAGGAGAAGACACTGAAATCTTCTTTCCACCAAGAGACAAAGAGCTCTACAAGATTATTGCTGACAAAGCTAAGGCAATATGTAACGGTAAAGACGGTCGCCCAACCTGTCCCGTTAAGCGAGAATGCTTAAAAGAAGCTATAGTAAACGAAGAACTCCACGGAATCTTTGGGGGCATGTCCCACAGAGAACGTAATGCGTTAAAGCGCAAGTATGAAAAACAAGGCCTAACTCTGGATGAATGGTTGGATAGAAACGATGTCAAAGCCCCAAATAGTAAAGAACAAAGATCTTAAAGCGTTCTTAGAAGCTAACAAGCGGGAAACCCGTTTGACCGGTGCTGTTGAGCGTCACATTCTGATGCGTCCATTTGAGGAGCGTAGACAGGATGTACTACATCCATCAGACATTATTAAAAAAGAATGGTGTGCACTAGCTGCCTACCATGCATTAAAGGGCAACTACGTAGAGACACGTGATAAGACCACTCTACGGTTGCAGTCAATCTTCGATGAAGGACATTCAGCCCACGCTAAGTGGCAAGGTTACTTAGCTGAGATGGGTGTCCTTTACGGAACTTGGGGCGTTAAAGATAACTGGGGCATGTCTAATAGCCTCCAGGCAGATGGACTTGAATACAATGAAGTTCCCCTAATAAGTGATAAGCATCGCATTTCAGGGCATGCTGATGGCTGGGTCAAGGGACTTGGCGATGACTTCTTAATCGAGATTAAAACAATCGGTGCCGGCACCCTACGCATGGAAGACCCGGCTTTATTTGCTGAGACTCAGGATATCTTTACAGCCTGGAAGAACGTACGTAGACCCCTAGCGTCACACTACAAGCAGGGTCAGGTCTACCTACACTTGTGCCATCTCATGGCTGAAGAAGGTCTGATAGAGTCTGCTCCAAAAGAGATTGTGTTTATCTATGAACTCAAGGCAGACCAAGACTATAAAGAATTCGTAGTACAGTACAACTATGAGCACATCAAACCGGTCTTTGATGCTGCACTTGACGTAGTCAAAGCAGTAGGCAATAATAAACCTCCGGCATGTACTATCTACGGATCAGTAAAGTCGTGTAAACGGTGCGAACCGTTTAAATAAAAAAATCCCCGACCCCAATGTGGTAGGGTGTAGTGGCTAAGTCAGTACGGAGGGAAACATGGAAAAGACATTACTAGCACACCTAACAGATATTGAGAAGGACATTCAAACGGTCCTGTCATCAGTTATTGACGACAACGTCGATCACGGGCAGGATGTAGATGATCCAGCTAAGATCGATAAGCTAGCTTCTTATATAGAGGGTCTTAAAGAAGCACAAAACATTATCTTCCTTGCCTTTGAAGACATCAAGGTTAAGATTGCAATGGAACAGGCTCTGGAAGACCCATATACCCAGGATGTTCTTAGAGCCATTGGCTCAGATTATGATGAGAACGGCACTCCATATTGGGAGAAGTGGCATGCTAAAGAAGAAGAGTAAATCAAAAGAAGTTGCTCATCACAGTGTTAGCATACCTGTAACCGCTAATATGCATTCTGCAATTATGAATGCGTATACGGCCTTTACACCTCCTGATTATCCATCTTCTGTAAAGACACCTGAGACTCTTCGCACTCAAGAAGACATCTCAGATTACAAAGAGACTGTTGCATCAAGTATTGAAAACTTGATTCAAGATCTTTTGCCTGACTGTGAAGATAAGAATCTTTCAGTAACTATTGCTAAGGCTGTTGTAGACCAGCTTTGGAGCGGCGGCCATAAGGCTGTACTTCCTCCAATTGCTGTAGACCCCAGCCTCTTTAGTAAAGCTGAGGAGACTGTAGCTGACAGAATTAGAAATATGACAATAGAAGAGTATGCTAAGGAACGCAATAAGTTCCTTGGGCTATCAGCTAATCCAAGTACCACCACCACAGTTATTGCCGGCTCTACTAACGGAGTCTTTAGTTTTCCTACACAAGGGGGTACAAGTGTCACTGTCTAAATCAGTTGTGGAATCATTAAAGCAACTAGGCATTGTTATGGCTTCCAAGCCAGAATTTCCAATCCCAGGTTTACCAAGAGACATAAGTGAGATGGACGATGAAGGTCTTATGGACCTCTTCGTCCAATTCACCCAATGGAATGACTACCTGTCTGGTGCCAGGGCTATCTCTGTTATTAATGAGCGTGAAGCAGAGCGTGCACTAGAAATGCAGGAAGCATCTGTAAAGATGTCAAACTGGACAGGTGCTAAGACTGATCGTGTAGCGATCACAAAAGCAATAGCAGCCTCAGACCCACAGTCCATCGAGTTGCGTAATGATGTGGACACTAAGTATGCTTTTCGTAAACTACTAGAGACAAGGGCGGAAGATGTCGAACGAAATTCCCAAGTGGTATCAAGAGAGCTTACGAGACGGACAAGCGGGACCAGTGGTATCCGGTCACGTAGCAGAGCCTTCTCAGCATGATGAAACGGTCTTGGAAGAAGCTCAACGCCTCATCACGGGAGATCGGAACCGGGCGTATGACCATCCTCTCGATAACTTTAGGCGTATTGCTGATATATGGAGTGTTATTTTCAATATCGAAATCACAGAAGAACAAGTGGGACTAGCAATGGTTGGTCTCAAAATCGCACGTGAGTCATTTATGCCAAAGCGTGACAATCTTGTCGATGGTGCTGGTTACTTTGGCACCATTCAAATGGTTATTGAAGAACGTGAACGACGTCAGAAGGAACCCTATGACGGCAATGCTTTCTGTGTTAGCTGTAACGGAAAGAAAGAGATGGTAGACGGATACGTCAAAATCTCTGAATCTGGACGTAAGGTTGCACGAGGTAGCTGCCCTGATTGTGGCAAGCCTTTGAATAGACTTCTAGGAAGATAAGATGACACACGATGAAGTTATAGCGTGGATTGATGAGCGAGTCGCCAAATTAAATGAATTGATTAACAACCCTTGCGCTTGGGGCATTGAAACTGAAATCGAATACCGCGCCTCTCTCCTAGCCAACCGAGATGTGTTGGGGTTGCACTGCGCTTCAAGTGAGCCAGATAATTATGAAACCATCGGGTGTGTGGCTTGCGGTTACGACTCTGAATACGGTCAATACCTTCAAAAGTTTCCTTGCCCTACCTACCTAGACATAGCCCAACGATTAGACGAGGTGATGTAAATGACTGAAAAAACTTATGCTCAATTTACTGCTGACAATGGCGAGACGGTTATGGTATCACCCGTTTATCAAGTTGCGGTAGAGCAAATAGTTGTGTACCGAAAGCAAGAATGGGAAAAGGAATTGCGCGAGCAGATAGCACAGGAGATTGAGGAAATGCCGTTGGGTGATGTTCAAGCATGGCAAATTGTGAGAAGTAGAGCCGCCGCTATCGCTAGGGGTGAGAAGTGAGTTACTTGAAAGATTTACCATGTGAAACTTGTGGGACTGAAACCACTTATTACTTCCCTAAAAAGCCAACAGAAAAATACTGCTACTGCTCTTTCCGTGACGAGATTGGCGAGCAGATAGCGCGGGAGATTGGAGAATTACCTGAATACACAGAAACCGAAGCGTATAAAAGAGCGGCCTTCTACTTAGACCG